AATGGTCAGTAGGTCAATGGTCAGTAGGTCAATGGTCAGTAGGTCAATGGTCAGTAGGTCAATGGTCAGTAGGTCAGTAGGTCAGTGGCTCATAGTCGGAGTGAGTACAAAAGGTCGTATGAGCATAGGTTAATGAGTGAAGGTTAATAAGGGTTATTACTATATAGCCCCAAAGTGGGCTAATGTAATGATGAGCGCCCGTGGGAAGCTCTATGAGGTGCCTGCCGCAGCATCGTAGTACAATGTAACTAAAATACTGAACGGGCACCGCACAGGGGCGCTCAGGAAGCCTGACGGCTAGTCCTCAAACTGCTCTAAGTCGTCGTAGTGGTTTTCAAGCAGATTCTCTAATTGAGTCGTTACGAATTGAAAACCTGTAAAGGCAACAGCAGATACAATTAACACAACGGTAGCCATCGACTGCGTAAAATAAAAAGTAGAGAAGCCTTTATAGGCCGCTGCGACATCATACCCAGCTGCTAGGAAAGCACAGATAAGCATAAACTTAACTAAACTATAAGCTACAAGCTTAAACTCAGTTACCTTGATAGCATATCGTACCGATGCTTCGGTTAATGGTTGTACAAAGGCTACCGCTCGACGAGGCGTAGCTTGTGGGGAGCTGATCGGAATCGTACCAGCATTCATAGTCATATCAGTCATAGCTATGTCCTATATTCTATTTGTAATAGTATCGGTTAGTTAGTGCTCCCTCGGTGCGCCGCAGGGGTTTACGTTGGGAACAAGGTCATAGTATAACTAATAAATTCATTGTACAACCCTTTTATTCGAAATATTCACAAATAATTGTACAACTAACTATAGGGCAGGGAACTCCAATATCTTCAAGTTTCGTGGACTAAGCAGAATAGACTCAGGCGTTAGGTATAGGTCGTGCGAGGGGTCAACCAGCTCGGCACGCTCTTCTTTTGGGTCAAGGCGATACAATCCGCTGTGATGCTTTGCCAAGTTATGAGCACGTCTCGCCGTCATTTCATCTAGGTATCTATAGGGAGTGCCCCTTGAATCTGTGACGACCTCCACACTACGCGGAAGTTGATCCTTAAATTGACGTGAATATGCACTGGTTCCCTCTACATTTGGGAAAGCGGCTGCAAAAAAGTAAATAGGTTCGGCCGTCATCCGTTGGCACCCTCAGTGTACAGGTCAAACGCTTGCTTTGGCGCTTGTACAAGGGGATGACCACCCTCGGAGATACGTTCTACCTTAAAAATAGCGGCCTCTTGCGCCTCAAGCAAAGCAACGAAATCAGCCAAAGACTGGCATGTTAGGCGATCTTCTAGTTCACGTGTAGGCCAGATAAAGGCAAATGGACGCTCACTCGTCTCAAGGTCTTTGAGACGTCGGTAATCCTTGAGTTCTTGGCTTTCTATAAGATTTGCGACAGTTGTCTCTGAAACCTGACAAAGGCGTGCTATTTCAGCTTGTTGCATTGCTGTGTGGAAGTACTTCTCGCTTATAAATTCGATAAGCTCTTGGCGGCTATCGAAACGGCCTGACTTTAGCTTTCGAGGCTTCTTAATAGTTTTTAAAATTGGGAGCATAGTCTCGTGTTCTATTCGGTTATATCGTTGTACAATACGGTAAGTATTACCTGAAAAGCGTTGCTATGCAAGTGGTTTGATTAGCTGTTTTGTTGACGGTGAGGCTAGTGTGGGATGAGAAACAGACCCGAAAGCTGTCTGCCCTCGGGTCACAATGGTGCATGCTTAAAGACGCGCTTCGTTTAAGTCTTCCATAGTTTTACCATCCATCACCTTGCCCCAAAGGGCGATGTGGACGAAAATGGTCTTAATCTTTTCGAAAACCTTGTCGTCAACGTCACTAAGTTCGTCGGCCTTATAACCAAGTGTCTCACGCTCAGGACTTTCTACAAACCTTTGGTGTGCTCGTACTCGACTAATAAGGTCTTGCAGGGCGTCCACACCTTGTTCAGTGAAACGGATTGGCAGTGACACACTCTCACCACTAAAGAGCTTGGTATCAGACACCAAAATGGCTAGGCCATTGTTAACACTGATAACGGCCTTTCGCTCATCGGCCGTCATATCAGGCTTACCCTCTGTGTCCAAGATAGGCAACTCTAGCCTAGAGAGTACGTGGCGCTCTCTCAGCCTTATGATAGAGTCAGAAACCCATTTGTTACGGCTTATCTTAGGATTTGATGATTCAACGGCCTCCGTCATGAGCTTGTGCAATTTCTTAGGTATACGCACGGTTAGCCTTTGGCTAATAGCCTCGGCTTTTGGGCTTTGCTGCGCTAGCATGTGTTTGCGGCTACGCTTTGTTGGTGTTGCCATTAATTCGCGCCCCCATCAGTGTTATGTTCTTTCTGAAACTCTTTTAATACGCTAAGAGGATCAGCCGATGATGACATGCGGTTTATCAACTGACTTGTCTCATGAGATCGGCTTGTCATCGTGTTAAGCGCGTCCTCAATGGCCTTGTAGCCCTCTAGTAATAGCTGACGATATTCAATCAGTTTATCGTCACTGATGGCCTCGCCCCTGAGTGCATTCAAGCGGTGCATACGCTCAGTATCAGCTTGGTCAAGTCCACCTTTAACTAGTACTGTCATTGAGAATATCTGAGCAAAGGCATACTGGCGTGACTCAGCCGCATTTTTGCCTTTCATAACTGTTGTGCCGTAGACGCCAAGTGCCGTGCGCGAATCGCGAGCCATACGCGCAGCTCTTCGCTTGGCGTTGCCTGCTCGCTCTCCTAGCAGTGTATCGGGCAAGTCGTCTTCCTCTTCTCCGTGAGAAGCCGAACTACTAAGAGTTCGCAGAGATTCACGCATTGCCAGAACTTTCTCACGTAGAACCTCTGGTACATAGTCTGGGCTAAAATCTAGGTCATCATCCTCAAGGGCAATTGCATAGACAAGCTCAGGTGATAGCTTAACATCTAATTCTGAGGCATACTTGTTAGCGGCCGTACGAAGCGGCTCCATACGCTTGATGCTTGCTGGGGTCATGCGCATGATGCGCTGGAAAGCTGCCGCCTGACTATGTCTTGCTATTGATACCCATCGACGTAGCTGGCGCGGTACGTCTTTGCCGTCTTCAAGGGCAGCTAAGTTTGCCTCAGTACAAGGTAATGCCGATGTGTACTTACGTACTAACTCAGCGTCACTCATTTCCTCAACTTTAGCTGCGCCCTCAACATTTTTGTGTGCTTCATGTAAGTCACGGATCCCCTCTAAAACCTCAGAATCATCAGGCTTTTTAGACTTGGTATTTTCTGCAAGGCGAAGTTCTTTACGGCTGTACTCTTCAAGGGCTGACGGTTTAATCGCTGTACTGTTCTCGGTGAACTGCATGACGACCGTCTTACGGCCAAACATGTAGTGAGAGCGCATACGCTTTTCGCCTGACACTAGCTCAACGCGAAGCGGGCGGCCAGTGTTGTCATCATATACTAGGTAGCCTAGTGGTGAGTGTATCTGTCCCTTGTTTTGAATGCTGTAGCCAAGGTCGAATATGTCAATGAGTGTTTCACGCATTTTACGCGCTTGAGCATCATCAATATCACCATTGTCTGATAGCTCAATGATGATGTCAGACCAAACTTGATCAACGTAAGTAATACCTGTTAGCTGTTCCCAGTTATCAGGTAAGGGTGGTAAAAGCTCAAGGTACTTTTCAAAAGAGATACCAAACTTACGGTGGTTCCCCTTGCTACCATAGACGTCTTTTACGTTAACCACGAGGTACATAGCTCCCTCAGCCGAGGCTAACTCTTGATGTATTTCCTCAACGTTGGCAGCGTACTTCATACCTTCTTTAGAAAGCGGTGTAGGTAATCCATGGTCATTTGACTGTAGTGCTCGGGCAGCATTGTCCTCAACTTTTGAAGGCTCTACCGCTACCGTCTCAGCTTGGTCGGCACTCGGCACTTCCACGTTTGAAGGGCTTGACGGTTCTTTGCTTTCAACGGCTTCCGCCACAACAGACTCTTTTTGTGAGACGCTGTCATCAAGGGTAACACTCGTTTCAGCGGATGCCTCAACGTCTTTAAGCTGCTCGTCTTTAGGCTCTGGTGGTACTTCGGTAGTCACAGTTGTTGCTCTAGATTCTTCCTGAGCAACAGGGGTAGCATCACTTGAAGTAGCACCTGCCGTAGTAGGCGCTGTATCAGAGTTTTGCTGCGCGAAGAGTGCGTTTAGGTTGCCCATAGCACCCGCAACACTTTCAACAGCTTTTTGTTGGGCACCCGTACCCAACTGTGCTTTTTGTTGGCCAGCTAATGCCGCTTTCTTGCGGCTACGCTTAGTAGAATTTGTTTTATCGCTCATTGTTCGTCCTTACGCTTGTGCAGCTGCCTTTAAACGTTTTACCCGAGGCTCACCCTTAGCCGTTAAGAACGGGTCGTCTGGTAACGGCTGATGGAAGAATTTTTGATGCAGGTGGTCAAGTACTGCTATGTAACGTTCACGTATTTGACGGTGTCCTTTAGTTATGCGCGCTGATAGTAGTAGCTTGCGAATATCACGCACATAGGCAGTCTCAGCTTTTTGACGCTCGGCCTCATCCATTTCTGCATAATTTTCGTCGTTGTAAGGCTCTAGTGGTGTATTGCGTCGGGTATCGATCATTGGTGAGTAGGGGAACTCTTTAGACTCAGGAAGTGCCCCTAAAAACTGATTATTCCACACAACATTTTGCAACCACTCCTTTTGCTCATTAGTAAGACGGTTACCTTTTAATGGATTAATAACCGTAGTCATGGCACGTGGGCGCTCATCAGAGTTTGCCGCAGCAAAACAAGAGTACGCAACGGCTGACGCAGCTGAAAGCGTATCATTAGAAGGCTGTACAGGTACGATCATGTGGTCACAAAGCTGATATAGCGCCTCATGAAGCTCACTGTCTAGTGGGGGCGCGTCAAAGATAATCATGTCGTAGTCATACAGTGCATTAGACTCTTTTAACCAAGTAGCCCAGCTCTTGTATAGCTTCTTAGCGTCATAAGTTTCAGCGTGTGTTTGAATGTATTTTAAGCGCTCGCCGTCAGCAGGAAGTACATCGACTGAGCCACCTAGTGGGTTAATTTCGCGAAGGCATTCTGTGCTCTCGTCAATAAAGGTGCCATAAGGTAGTACGGCCTGTCCGTCGACTTCCATGACTTCTGCCGAAGAACTACGCGCAGCAAAGTTATCACCTTCTTCATATTCTGGGTGAACAGGCGGAATAAGCCATTCATCATGGCGTAAGCCTGATTCAGAGAATGCGTGAGCTGACTGCGCAGCTTTGCGCTCAGATAGGCCAAAAGCCGTTGAAAGGTTACCTTGACGGTCGACGTCAATAAGCAGTACACGCTTACCTGCTAAAATAGCAAACCCTTCACCGATGTTTAATGTTAGAGTAGTCTTACCTGTACCACCCTTACGGTTAGATAGCATGCAGATAGCAGCTCGGTTGTCGCGAGACACGAGAGCCTTGTAGACCTCGTCCGACAGAAACTTCTTTGCGAAATTCGACATATTTTAGCTTCCCATAGAGAATTGTTATTTTAACGGGAGCTTGCACCAATTAACTCAAAGTACCTGCACCCCAGTAGTTTTCATACTAGTGTATGCAGCGACGACGCGCAACCCCAATCCACAAAAAATAACAACACAAACAGACCACCCCATGTGCGCGCACAAAAGTGCGTGCATCCAAAACCCTTGATACACGCGGGATTGCGAGCTTTTTAATAGCCAAAAATTAATGTAAAATATTTTTAATCGAAACGGTGATTTGAGTAATAAATATGCGATTAAATGTGCTGGCAGACATGGATTTAGGTAAATCCGTGCCATTATCACATACCCCTGAGTATCGGGCTTGGTACCACTTAAAGCGTAAGGCAGAGAAAGAGGGGATCCCCTTTCAGCGTTCATGGCGTGACTCATTTGAACAGTTCAAAGCTGATGTTGGCGAGCCACCCATGCCTACTGGTTACCAGATCGTACTCAGGAAGCCCGAGTTGGGCTATGTCTGGTCTAACGTGTATTGGATTTCATCGCGGCGCGTTAACAGCCATAAGCCGCTTGTCTGGTTAAAGTACAAGCGGGGCTTACACGAGGCCAGCCAATTAGCCGAGGCATTCGGCATAACACTTGAGGTCTTTGAAAAGTGGCGAGAGCGTGGCTGGTCAGTTCGAAAAATTGAGGTGCAAGCAAAAAAATTATATGAACAAAAAGAGCGTCATTTATGGGCGTTACGCAAAGCGGGACAAATAAAGCCCAACCCTAACGCCTAAGACAGTTTCCAATGAGTTCGTATTCATTGTACAATTCAGTAATGAGACGAACTCATACTATTTAGTTCTGTGACCTGAGTAAGCTTAAAAGCTTTATGTTGACTGCGGTACCCGTAGCCTCGCGCTATGTAACGTTAACATTCAAGAGAGGTCACTATGACGCGATCTTACCCCAAGGTCTTTGATGATGTCTTCAAGGTATTGCTTGAATTTGAAGGCTATCTTAGCAACGACGCTCATGATTCGGGCGGTCTAACAAAATACGGAATTTCCCAACGAGCCTATCCTACGTTAGACATTAAGTCGCTAACCGTCGACGACGCAAAACACATCTACTACGAAGACTACTTCCTCAAAGCAAAATGTAACGAAATGCCTACTGAGCTGGCCTGTCACGTATTTGATTCAGCCGTGAATATGGGTGTCTCGCGTGCTACCCGATTCTTACAGCGCACAATTAAGACATCTGCCGACGGCATCTTTGGCCGAGGCTCACACGCTGCACTGAAAAAACACTTGGCCTACCATGGTGAGCAGCGACTAGTACTCGATTACTTATCTTATCGCGCCATGTTCTATAGCCGTCTGGCTCGGCTCAAACCTTCGCAACAAAAATATTTACGTGGCTGGCTTCGCCGCACGTACCGACTACAGCAATTTGTCTTGAACCTTGACAAGAAATAAATGGACGACTTTAACCATGAAAACAGCGTATAATATTAGCAGCATCACTGAGACAGACTTTGATAATTCCTCAGCGATTTACGAAGATTTAATATCACAGCATGCCCCAATGGCACATTACTTATTCGGTTGGGTCTCCGCGAGTTCGTGTAATAGCGAAACAACGGCGGCGCTCGTACACGACATTAAGCTAGCTGATGGTGGTGTGATCGACAGTGTATTCCCATCAGGAAACGTTTGGGTATCACTATCTGACAGCGAACAGCGTTACCCGTTCACTGACGTAGTGTTTGTACGTATAAGCAAGAAGCAGCCGCTTATGTCTAAGCCCTACTTAGCAGACGACGTAACCGACGTGTAACTAAACTATAAGGTTGAGAACTGAACTATGATTACAGCTCACACTCTGAACAGCTCAGGTAAATTTGACGAGACGACGACGACTGACCCTAAGCTTAGCATCCAAGCCGATACCCACGGTAAAGAACAGCTGATGGTCTACGTGGATTTTAAGAAGGTATCACCTAGCGCAAGCGTGAAACTGACCATGCTTATGTCTGACCCTTCCGTAAACGATGGTAAGCCCTTCGTAATGTCAACCATGAACGGCGCTACTGTTGTCCCTATGGTGATCGACGTTGCTCTTGCAGGGGCTTTTAGAATCCCTGTACCAGTTGCCTCTAACGAGCGAATGATCACAGTACAGGCTGAACTACTTGACGGTACTGATGATGGGGAAGGTAATGCTGACAGTCTATCATTTTGGGTGTCACTAAATGCTTATCAGCCTGTTAGTGGCTTAATCCAATAACTGGGGGTCGTATGCTTTCAAATAACATCGCACAACAGTTCTACGGTTCGGGTGGTGGTGATGGCCAGTCACTAAAGACCGTGCAGCTAAAACACACGGTCAGTGACGATGACTCTGCCGAAATACAAATACCGCTTGGTGGTCTTTTGCAAAAAGACGCGGGGGTCGTTGCAACTTTAAACGGGTTGCGTATGACACCTGTAAAAGACTATGCACTCCCTGTCCTACAGGGAAGTGTAACCTTTGTGACTAAGCTACCTCGAACAGATTTGACGGCTGGCGATGAAATCGTCATTGATGCAATTCTCACCGCATAGTATTATTACCTAATGGTTGTACAAGGCTCGCGCTTTGTACAGCCTCATTCCTTGAGACATTGAGACTGAGTGGATTCCTAAAATTTTTATGGAGACTCATATATGTCTAAAATTCGCGCGAATACGCAGGTTATCCCAGCTACGATTAACCGTTCTCTTGTTGACTCATCTTTTGAGGCCGATTTAGTAAAGTTTGCTACAGATATTACAGCACTAAATACTAATAAGGCCGACATCACTTATGTTGACCAACAAATTACTGACTTAGTCGGCGGTGCACCTGACGCGCTTAATACGCTAAACGAACTCGCAGCAGCCCTTGCTGACGATGCTAACTTCGCTTCTACAGTAACTAACCAGTTAACCAACCATGACACTCGTATTTCAGCAATTGAAAGCGACACGGGTTTTATCAAGGAAGTTGACCTAGTTCGAGGCGAGCTAGCAGGCGGTGCAACTGACGGAGCTAACACGGTGTTCACTATTGCGAATGAGCCGCGAGTAGGCTCTGTGATGGTTTACAAGAACGGTGTGGCCGACTTCAACCCAGACATCACTGTCAATGAAGCCTCACAGACGGTGACCTTCACTGATGCCCCACAGGCAGGTGATAAGATCCACCTTTGTTACGAGGCCGTTCGCGCAGCGTAATAGCTCGAACCTCTTGTGAATGAGACCTCATGCCTTTCAGGTATGAGGTCTTTTTTTAGGTGGAATAGTTAGCATGAGTTCGCGAAACACTTTAAAGACGCATGGCAGTGGTATAGCTTTAATGGCTAATACCCTACAGGGTAACTGGTTAGACATCTTTTATTGTACAACGTTTGACATCGTGTACCACGATACGTTAAAGTACAACTAACCGATAAATCACTATGTGAGAACAAAATGACCGATACTAGAATACAACACCGAGGAACCTGCGCTATTTGCGGAAGAGACCAAGCTGTTCGTGGTAACCTAATGGCCAAGCATGGGTACACCGTCGATTGGCAACAATTCAACGGCGCTTGTGCAGGGTCAGATAATGTGCACTACGGTCATGAAGACGCTCCTGCCTTAATCCAACAGACCATTGGCCAACTTATCCAATACCTAGAAGTAACGATGCCCCGCATACTTGAGGAAGCCTTGTCGGAGGTTTCTCGCCTTGAAAATGATGATAGCGCTTCTGTGCGTGAGTTACGTAGTGCTCGTCGCCGTGTTAGTAGTATTGAAAGTCAGATCGAGCACGCTATTCCGACAGAAATTAATCGCCTAAAAGAACGAAAGGAAGGCTGGTCACTGGGCGAAACTTACGAGGTGGACTTGATTAAAGAGGCCGCCGAAGAAAAAGCACGGAAAAAAGCCGAGCGTGACGCCAAGCTAGCCGAAAAAGCGAAAGCCGATGAAGAGAAAGCAGCACGTAAAGCCGAGCGTGAAGAGAAAGCAGCCGCCAAGTACCGCACTCTAATCGCTGAACAGTGGCGTCAGGTTGTCATTAACGGTGAGGTCGCTGTAGAATGGCAAGCTGCCTACGATAGTGACGGTGAGTACTGGCGTGATATGGGCGACAAGCTTGTTAATTACATCGTTATGAAGACACTTTCAGGTGACATGTCTGTAGATGACTATTATGACAAGCCCTACAAAGTTGTTTTCAAGAGTCGTACAGGCCAAGGCAAGCAGGGCAAGCAGATCGACAGTTATAAGGGCTTGGGTCTTCCAGTACACAGGATCCTAGACGACCCAAGAATTAAACAAATAATCCAACAACGGAAAGAGAAGATTTAATGATGAAAAAAGCCGTATTACTTTGCCTGTCAGCCTTCGCGCTGACGGCCTGCGACTTCACTGATGACGACCGTAATGATGAACCAACCGTTCAATTCACTAAAGCCGTAGCAATGCCACCCGCTGGCATGCCGACAGAGTCATCCTACACAAAAGGATTAGACTCTGATGATAAAGCGATTGTGCTGAACTATATCAACAAATATGCGGTACCGTTACATGCACCGCACGTAGTGAAAGGCGCTTACCTAGAAGACCTAGAAATCACTTCATACTTGGACGCTGATGGAGCAGTGATAGATATATATGGCAATATAAAGACTCAACGATGTGGTACAGAAGAAACGTTTATGGTCTGTTGTATTCCGACGAAAGATAGCACTATTACAAGGCTAACAGGGCTTATAGACCCCAATGGCCGTACTAGCCACGGCTTGTATAAGGTCGAGGGGATTGACATAGAAAAGGGTGGTGCCTGTCCTTCGAGTAGCTTTTATTTTGTTAAGCGCGATGAAGATGTATTCTCTGCCGTTGAGCTTGACGTAATGGGGCACATCTATCGAAAAGGCATTAAAGCCGTTATTGAGGAAGAGAAAGCGAGGCAGACTTCCGCCAACTAGAAAACCATTGTACAATGCGCGTTAAATACCTAATTGAGACAACGCGCATGAAAGTCATACCGTTACACGACCAAATTTTAATAAAGCGACTAACTGTCGACCCTCAGAAATCAAATCTAATCCTACCGCAAGCTATGCAGACTGTATCAAACCGTGGTGTTGTTCTTGCCGTCGGCGCTGGCAAGTTACTTGATAATGGTAACGTTCGCCCTGTGTGCGTGCAGGAAGGCGATACTGTAGTCTTTCACGAGCCATACAGACCTCATAAAGAGACCATAGATGGCGAAGAGGCCATAATCATTGTCGAGTCTGACCTAATCGCTAAGCTCGTTAAAGACTAGCCTAATAGCTGCCCAGCACTAGACGACGAACTAAGTAGTCGTCTTTAGCTAGGCTAAAGCTAGCGGCCTCTCTATGGCCACCGCCGCCGTACTTCAATGCTATCTCACTAACATCAGTTTTACCTTTGGCTGACCTTAATGAGAACTTCACATGCTCTCGCTCGACCGTAAACAATACGACGAAATCGTAGTCATCCTTTAGAAACTCGGCACCGTCTGAAACCCACTGGTAAGGCATGTTTACACACGGCACCAATGAGCCTTCGAACTCAACAAGAAGCGTATTAGAATCAATGATGTCCTTCGCATTTTTAAGCTTCATTGCGTATAACCGTTCGCCGATCTCTATAAGGTTAGATAACGGTTCGTGCATTAGGTCTGTCCAAGTGTCGTAGTCATAATCGTATGACATTACGGCTTCTACAATTACCTTTGTGTTCGGGAGTTTGAAAGTCCACAAGTCACGATCCGACAGGTGCTGAATAAGCCGAGGCGCTGGGAAGCCCGCAAATAGATAATTCCAAGTTAGCAGGGCACCTGACTCTTCTTTAGCGAAACAGCCTGTTACGGTTCCATCAGCAATCAATGGTGCAATATCAGCTTCGGCCGTTGCATGGTGGTCTAATATAATTACTTCTTTGGCTTGCTCGGCAATCTTTTTCAGAACATCGCGTTTATACGAGAAGTCTACAAGGTAGACAGTGCGGTCTTTGTATAACTCTACAGGCGGTGCTGGGCGCATGTACGTTCCACCGTAAAGCTCCACATTCTCAACACCGAACTTGCGTTGTACAACCCATGCAGCGCCATACCCATCGGTACAGTGATCATGGTAGATACACAGTATTGGTTTCATATCTCAGTCTCGATTAAGTCTCTAATTCATCAAATTGCGTAAGCGCGAATTTGACTCCGATGAACTCTTTTAGCTCTACAGCTGCGGTGGCATCATCACCGTCTATCGTGTGTACTGTATACACACCATCACGCTTTAGGTACTCACGTCCGTTTTGTAAGTGCTGGTCAATAAAAGCGAACGTGGGGTGTGTGAATACAACACGAGTGCCCGACTTCGAATCAGGCATAAGCTCGATATTTCTCATACATCCTATAGTGGGTAGCTTACCTGCGACAGTGCTCCCATTAATTCACGTACTGCACCTCTCAGTAGTTCTCTTTCTGCTACTAACTCAAGAATGCGCTTATTTAGGTCATCAGACCCGATACGGCGTAACCCAGCAAGATTCTCTTCATTGGCCTCTAGTTGACGTGCCAAAGATGCAGTCGCGTCTGAGACCCATTTAGCGAACCCAGCTAGGTCAGCGTCGTGCGCATCATACCAGAATGGCTTCGTTAAGTCGTCGGGGATTTCAAGCTGATTAAGTACCGATGGGTGGAGTTCTTTGGAACTTCCAGAAAGATAGTGCCAGTTTAGCGTTAAAGTATCTTGCCTGATTAAAATTGTCTGAGTTTGGCCGTGGTTGGTTATGTCTATAAGGGCTTGCGCACCTAGAGGGTAATCCTGCGTCCTTACTAGCCTAAAGTTTGAGAAATTCTTTGCCATTACGAAAACCTCTCAGCCACTTGGCGCATAACCTTTAGCCTTTCTTCATGCGAAAGCATAGGAAATTTTGTTTTTATTTTTGTAATGATTTTTACGTCGTCGTCATCGCGATTATCGAGGAAGATACGAGCAACACCATCGACTATGTTATTATAGTTATTGTTATTGTTATTGTTGTTCCCATACGACAGCATCAGCTTCCCCTTTGAATACCTTAAATGCAATGCTAAGACGTTCCCTAAAACTGGTTAGTCCCTTTGGTCTTTTATGTACCCACTTAGTCGCGCCGTTGACCTCAATTGATACTGATGTCGACCATGACCGTAGGGTGTTAATATGAAGCAGGCTGGTGCCTTGCGTTTTCGCCATACTAAGTTCCTAATTTATCTACAGACGAATTAACACGTCTTGTCTCAAATCGACTGCTATTCTAGGGATTTAGGGCAACTATTGCAAGCGTATTGTAAGGTTTGAAGGTAGGTGAATACGCCGACCAGTGGGGGTCGACGTATTGTTATTAATAGCGGGGAAATACTAGCTGCTCGATACTTCTAAGTGGGTTCCAACACGCGCAATTACAAGCTTCTTGTCAATGATCTTGAAATGGACTTGAATCGACGTTTGGTTACCACGCTTTGTACCTAGCGTCAGGTGCTGAACGAACAGGTAATTTTCGCCTTCATACTTGAACTCACGCTGTGCACGTAGCTTAGGAACTGCGATAGTCGTGTCGGACTCACCCGCACGGTAAGCAAAACCGAGTACATTCTTCGCAACAGAATCGGGCTTACCTTCGACTACGATCTGGTTGTAATAGTCATCAGAAAGTATAGACAGCGCTTCCATTAGCTTTGCTGTGTTTTTGAACGTACTTTTACTAGCAGATTCCAAAGCTGAATCTAAAACGACTACGTGATTACCCGCGAGTGCCTTGAATGACGAGACAACCGCATGCGGTGTACTGCCTCGAAGTAGTGCTACGAAAGCATCGCTGCTATCTTCGCTGGCATCGGCCAACGCCTTTTCCATCGCTTTTATATTACGCTTTGCCTCGGCCAATTCTTTCCCTAAAGCACTACGGCTCTCTGTCTCATCAGCAAGCTTACCCTCAAGAGTGTCTATCGTATGCTCTAAGTCATCCAGTAGCTGGTCATGGCCATCATTGCCTTTTTTGGGACTGGCTTCTTTCTTTGGCGCGCCGTCTTTCATTGCCTCAGTAAGCCGTAAAGGATTGTACAACTCTATTAATATACTCTGCGCGGCCGTCTTAGCTTCGTTTAGTTGCTTAGTTACTGACATAAGAGTTTCAGTGTCCATTTCAACTATGGCCTCTTGTGCCTGACGCTGTAGCTTCTCAATGTTGAGGTTCCTAGAAGCAAGATGGTCGGCAAACGTTTCTGTATACGGGTTATCCGCAAGAATACCTCGGAATTTTCCGACCCAGTAATCGTAAGTCGCAGCCTCATCGACGCTTAGCTTGCTGATGTCATTACCTTCTTTAATGTCATCAGACCGTAAGTATTTAAGCCACGTAAATAAGTCTTCTCTGAGGTCATTTAAGAACGTTTTCCCTTCGTCGGAAAAGACATAATGGCAGTCGGGAGACTCTAGAATCTCTATGATGTCCTCGATCTCCATCACAAGTTTAACCACGCGATCCGTGAGTAATCTAGCGTAATAGGCACGCATCGACCCCTTCAAATCGTCAAGTTTGCTTATATCATAACCAACAGTTTCAATGATCGACTTGATACCTGCATAAATTATTTCACCCTTACTACTGCCGACGGACTCCCCCAAGTTCAAGGCTACGCCTTTCGCAATTTCATAAATCGGTGAAGCCTTTCCTTGTGCGTCGCATAACCCATGGTGACGCAAGCGGCCAAAATTAATGTAGCTATCTAGCTTAGGGATTGCAGCGTCGAACGGGGCAATAACAGTTCGTGTCGATAGAAGTGAACTAATCGCGTAAAGTGCGAGGATCAGACCTTTTTTCTGTGTTGCAGTAAGGTCGCTAAAAATGCGAGCCTTTACAAGCAAAGTATTTAGATACCCCTCACAAGCATTAGTTATACTTGCTGCGAAGCTGTCAGATCTACCGTATTCATCAACGGCCGCAATCTCCCAAAGCTCAAGCGGCCAGTAGCGTTCATCCGTTTTATAGCTTTCTATGAAGCCCTTAACAGTCTCGATATTGCTATCTAAACCTAACCAACTATGCCCAGCTCTAAGCATTTTTACGACAGGGTCTCTTCGCCAGTTCTTCTGATCTTGGATCCCGCCCACAATAGCTAGTCGCGCATTAGGGTGAAGTAGTACTTGCGTTAATACCAATTCAAGCTCGCGGGAGTGACCATCATATTTACCCGACCATTCCTTAGCAATACGCTTACGTGCTGCCGAGTTTAACCTACCGCCCTTATCAGTCAGAACCTCAAGCGCTAAAGCAACTTGGTCGTCAAAGCTGATGATCTTGTGTTTATCTAGGTACTGCAATAAGTTCAAGTTCCCTACGTCATCAAAGGTAGGGAATCCCATTGGGGCATCATCATTAGTGAAGTCACTGATCATGTGGCCACGAATTGCGATAGCTGAGTTTTGTTCTTTGATACACCCATCGTAATCGTCAACCATTGCTGATGTGATTAGCTTCTTAATGGCGTTACCCATTTCACCGTCTAACATGCCACTGTTTAGTTCAAGTTCGGCCATGTCGTAATACTCCTGTAATTAAGTTCCCTTGTACAATATGCCATAAATACCTGCACTGCAAGGGTTTTGAGCCACAAAGCACGAAAAAGTTCTTAGCAAGCAGTCACCACATTAATGATCGTTGTACAACAATAACCGAACTCTGCACCATTAAGATGCTCGGTCATCGAAAATCTCGCGCCACCGATAATAGATACATATAGGATCATTAAAAGTTTCTTTATTACTAATAAAGAAACTCAATGTGATCCAAAAATACCAAAACAAAAACTGCAAAGTGGCATGTAGACCCATAAATTAAAGGTCATTGCTACAATTTAATAATGGATTTTAGCGCTCTCAAATTCTTTTTTCCGAAAGCACAAGGCGATTGAGGGATGATTAACGTATAGCGCAGGTTTGCATTTAGTGCTTTATCAGGGGCTGAAATAACACGGTTGTACAACAGATTAAGAACCAGCATGACAAGCAGGGTGCTTATACTAGGTATGGCTCAGGTGACCATCAGAAGAGTTAGGGGGTTCTGCTGTTATAGCAACTTTAGTAACGCTGAACGGATGGGGGAGTTACCCGTTCAGCTTTATTGGGTATGTGTGCGTATGGTAACTGGTGGGGCTAGTACATTAAGCAAGTTTACCCTGAACCGCTGAAAGACCTCGGCGGTACTCTTTTTCATACTGCTCGACTGTTTCGATAAGGCTTGCTAGCCCCGCTCCCATGGTGTTAGTAGGACTTACAATTAAAGAGTTACCATCTGTTATATGACTGGCCACAGGCTTAACCGCAGCCTGCGCCTCAATTATAACGGTATTTGCTTCGACAAGAAGCTCATTGAGTAGTTCAATAACACTCCCCTGTCTTTGCGCTAAATCTTTATAGGCATCTACCGTTCTTTGTAGAGCCTGAATCTCACTCGCGCATTCACCCCTGCTAAAACCCACAACGTTCTCCGAGCAATCACAATGCTGTGAATCTGAGTCATGGGTCGTTTTATATTTTTCGATCGTGCTTTCCATCGGTCTTTCCATGTGACAAGGCCAGTTAACTACTGAGCCTTAAATAAACAATTGTTCTAACGTGCGCCGCCAGTAGCGTCGCTTAAAAAACAGGCGCAACAAGCCCAATTACTAATGTAAAAGGCTGATTTTTATAAATTCCTACGCTTTTCGTTTGACCACTCGAACTTCTTCATTAAAATGCGGTGATTCCTTTGATGCAAACGACTGTAGCACAGGGGATTTTAAAAAAATTTAAAAAATACCGATTAATAAAAAAGTTTTACCGCTGAGGAACCGCTTATGGTGGCCGCGAAGCGAGTGCCGACGACACGCACTCGACAAGTCTCAAGAAACGTTGCAGCTATGCGCAAAAACTTGGGAATGAATTTAACGAACTTTGGCGCACTCGTTGACGTAACTGCGCCGACTGTTAGGAACTGGGAAGACGAAGAGTCTACCAGTGAGCCAAATGTTTCGCAGTATGAAATGCTGCTAGAAGCGCAAAGGAAAAAGGGTGGCGGTGTTAGTTTCGCAAAACACACTGTACTCTTCTTTGTTAAGCTATTTAGTCAGCTCTCACTGGCAGACAAGGACGTAGTACTACAAGCACTAAAGGATGAGGGACACAAGAATAATGTATGACTTACTCGTTAACACTTTTAATAATCTGGACTACAGTAAGCCTTCGACCTACATCGTAACGGCTTACTTTTTGGCGATGGTTATTGTAGTGGGCTTAAACATCAGGGACGCATTGCGTATATGGATAGTGGGAATCCTGTTCACACTATCCATGGTTGACCTGTTTGTATTTCAACCATACTTGCCAAATTCACTAATAGTTCATCAAATTTGCTACTCTTTATCAGATTTGACTGCAATACTGCTTCTAAAATACCGCCTACGTGTTGGCCATAAGCTATCAAACTTTCTTTGTGTTCACGACACGACTAGCTATATATACCGTGCTTTTAATGACCTCGGTTATGCCCGCCAAGAGTATTTTATCCGTTTAATATTTGGGTTTTCTATAGCAGCGAATCTCACGCTAGTTGCCGAATACGTAGTACGCCACTCAGGCATACTTGCTGAGAAACCAATGTTTATATACAACACGTACCCATCTTTTAAGCTTGGCCTAATTATTGCTTTAACTTTTGCGCTACTGACAATGACACTAGATGGTCTTGTAGGTAGGCGTTTAAAAGTAGACCCGTTTAACAATGGGTGATTAGCCTAATTTTAGAGGATGACACACGATGAAAGAACTATCGAAGAGTGATTTAGCCAAAGTGACTGGTGGTGTAGCTGGCGGCGGTAACCAAGGTGGTGACCCGAAGATCGAGCGAGAGCCTGACATGTCACCTTTCCAGCGCCCAGTGAAATAGGTTCCCGAACCACGACCATAATAGGTCTGTTTTATTTGAGATTGTGTGTAACAAAAATGCCGCTTATAGCGGCATTTTTATGTTATTAAGAATGTTTATACGGTCGGGATGTGCAGTGCGTTCTTATTATTGACTCGGCGAGAGCTTACCCCTGACTTCGATATGTCTTAGATTGAATGTGTGGAAATAATCTTCAATCATCGTGATGATACGTGCAATGTCGTCACCCAGTTTAGTACCACTGCTAAGGATCACTGAATGGCCATCTTCAAGCATGTTCTTTAATGGTTCGACTATCTCATGGATTTCTACGAAGTCTCTATTACTGTCCTGAACCAGTCCGTTTATTACGTCGATAACCTCACGCTGGCGCTTAATTAAGTCTGGGTTGTGCGCTTGGGTACCATCTACCACTTTAGTCGTTGGGCTAATACCTAGTTGCTTTTTGGCCGCAGCCAGTTCTTGTTGTAATTCAGCAACTTCTAAATTGCGTTCGGTTAGCTCACGTTCAGTCGTAACGAGCTGGTCTGCTTGGATTGCATTTAATTGAAACGCTTTATTCAAGTCGTCGTGCAACTCAAGCACACGTTCATCTACGGGGGTACCTTCTACGACTTTAACTAGCTTCCCACTTTCTAACGATTGTTGAAAAATGTCGCAGGCAGCTATACCTTGGAAAAGTGGTGTGGTTGCTTGGGTTCGGACGCTGGGGGATGCGTTTTTATCAGTGGAGTTGTCTTTATTATTCAATTTTCGGCGCTCTTGCTTTATGTTTGGCCATAGACCAAACCGACCTCTGCTTATAGTAAGCATCTTGTTATCAACTGGTTAAGTAATCAATGCAATAAACCTTAACCAGATACTACGTTTAATTATGATTGCATAACATCTTAATTCGTTCTAAGCCTAAACCACTATGTTGTAGTGGTTTAGGCTTCAAAGTCGTAATGATTCTATCCGATGTGCTCAGACATTCCAAGCCAATTCGTTACGTTTTTCTGCATAATGTCTACACAGTCGGCTAGAATTTGAGCAGTCGCGCGGATCTCACCTGTTGGGTCTTGCAGGTCATCTTCCTGCAACCCATGAATCAGAACACTGTCTAACCCAAGCTTATCGAACTGCAACTTAGAGTTAAGTGTGAAGTCAATATCACTTGTCGAGTGGACAAGAAACAGTCCAATTTTCTCAATGCCCGTAGCACTTTCAATTAGCTGTAAAAGGCGCTCGTCGGTGACATCAATCGACGGGAACCCGCCATCGTTACCACTCGTATCGTCGAATGATGATAGCTTCACACCTGTGCCGAAGCTAAGGCCATCACAGCCCTCGAAAACCATATCATGTGCATCGGCAGCATGAGCCGTATGGTATGTTTGAAGCTTAGAAAGGAATTTTGCAGCTATATTGTTGATCTCAGCTTTGACTGCGAATGATGAGTAGTCAATCAATTCAAGGTCACCAGCAAACATATTATTAAGGCGTACCTTTACCGCTTCTAAAATATCAGACGTCGTGCTGAAAATGATAAGTCTTGAGTTCTTCTCGTCGATAATGAATGGGACGTAGCTAGAAACCTCAGTAGAATCTTTAAGCAGCTTTTGACGTACAGCGATTGTAATAGACTCGCGTTCTTCTTTGCTCAAGCGTGCGTCTTCTGGTAGTTCCTCAAGTCGCTGTTTGATTTGAACGGCTGCTGCTTGCTTAATTGCGGTAGAAGTTACGACAGACTTGTCCGTGCGGAGAGCACCGATCAGACCGCCTTCGTATTGTTCGAAAATTTCACCTTCTGGTGCAATTTCTAAGGTTTCTAGCGGGTGCACAAAACCGATGCGTTTATTATTCACATCGAGCGCCTGCTCAGGGTTATAAGCCATGGCGTTCAACTGCGACCAATCAATGTCCTTAGCTGTGCGGATATGAAACAACGTTGCTTTTTTAGCATTCGCATCCAAGATATTTTTCATGTTTTTCTAACTCATAAGTCTCGATTAAATGAAAACACTGCCTCGTGAGCAGTGTCAGTTTTTTCTTCGCCGTCTTCGTGGCGCTCGTTGGCTAATAGCTGCCAGACGCTTCTCTTGGCGACGACTTTGATAGCCTTCAACAAGAGCCATGTCATTTTCAGAGTCGGTAAGCTTCTCGGAAGCTGTCTTAGACTTGATTCTGGACGTCTGTGCCTCATCTGCGTCACGTACGAAGCAGTACCCCTCAGCATCATACCAACCGTCTAAGCCACGGTTAATGAGCGGGTCTAGTTTAAGCTCGTGCTCGTTGGCGCGCAGCCATTTTGACTCAAAAACTTCTATTGTCAAGTGTTCTTCTGCACCGTCTACATCACGGAAGATGTGTAAGCCCTCTTTTCTAAAGCGCTTTTTCATCTTGTCCCATGCGAAGCAATCTTCCCATGGAAAGAATAGTAGCTTGTTGTTGGGAAACAACATAGCGAACTCCGTTAGCTCCCCTTCTTGAGGGTCAGCTGACGTGCCAACGAAGAACAAATTATACGGTAGTGCTACAGCATTTTTAACCATAGGTAACCTCTTCCAAGTTTACGTTTATCTAAAAACATTCTTTTGTACAATACTCTATAAAGCACTGCGCCGCAACCGTTTTTGCTAATTATTTAACATCCATAGCTTGCTTAATGCTGGCACGTAAGACCGCCTGTGCAGCTGCCTACTCAACCCTCGCACCATTGTACAACCAAAGCGCCGTGGCTTTCTTATGTACAGCGTTGTACAATTGTTTTGAGTATATACTTCAACTTACTAGTAAAATGAGACGATTGAGGAACTTCTAATGACAAGAGCTTCTAGTATTGTCGAGCGCTACCAAGAACTGGTAGAGAAATCGACTAAACATATTAACCCAGTGCCATCTAATGGTGTTGGTAACCCTTATCACGGCAAAGGCGGTAAGTTTGTTTCGGCAGACAAGGCTGTTACTGCTTCAAAACGTACGAACGCTTTAAAAGCTGGCTCTCAACAACGTGTAAAAGTTGACGGCTGGAAGGATAACGAGCGCATGGGTGGTAAGACCGCGAAGATCAAACCAACTAAAAGCCCAGCTGGTCCGCAAATATGTGGCCGTGCCGCGCGCAAGAAAGGCTTAGATATTCGTTGCCATGATGGCAAGGTAATGGCTGGTCACGCTAAGCTTAAAGCAGCGGCTGACAGCAAGCGTAAGAAGAAATAAGGAACCTACACAAATGAACCGTTTATCACCTGTAGGCAATGCCTTATTTGAAAGCGAAAACGCGCTACACGAGCTTCTAAAAAATGCTAAGCCAGACTTTATGCTTTTCGAAGGTCTTAACATCAAGCAGCTTGTTGATTCAGCTAACGACTTCCGTTCGCCAAAAGATAACTTCATCGACATGCGTAACTCGGATGACCCTATTTGGGACATTGATGAAGCTGGCAAAGAGTTAACGATTACTTTCAACATGAAAGCGATTGACGACTCGGAAAACGACTTAGTCTCACATGACTTAAAAGCTCAGCATACGCCGCAAATTAAGTTTGTTAACATCGGCATCCAACGCGTTGACCCGAAGTCACAACGCAAGACGGTACGCTCAAAGTACGCGAATATGATCCCTATTCGCCTACCTAAAGATGCTAACCTTGACGTTGAAAAATGGTACATCGACAACGAAGATAAGTTCGAGACACCAGAAGAAATGGAAGCAGCTGCTGCTAACCTTTTTGACCTTTACTACGTTGACCCGTTAACAAGTAAGACTGAAATTGCAGTACGTTGTACGTGTCTTGACTACAATCATACGTTTGCGAAAGCTAACAAGAAGAAAGGCGCTCACTTCGGCCGTGTTAAGAACTTCCCTAAGTTCGATGGCGACGATGAGATTAACCCAGAAGACGATGCAGGTTTCTGTGCTCACATCCGCTTTGGCCTTGAAATGCTTCAACAGTACGAACTTTTCTGGCAGTCTAAAGTTAAGCTGAGTGGTACCAAAGACCATAAAGTGAATAGCCGTGACATCGGCGTTTGGGCTGACTTTGCAGGCTACTAAGCCTTAAAAAAAAGCTAGCGATAGAAAAGCCGAGTGTATACTCGGCTTTTTTGTGTTCAGCGATGCTAGCTCTCTTCGGCTTCACACGCGGCCTCTTCCAATTCACGCTCTTTGGCCTCGCCAATCGCATAGAGCTGGTCAACTGTCTTGATCGAAGCACGGCAGTCTTGGCTTAACTCGTACCAGCCTGAGCAGAGGTTATCTTGGTACATTTCGCCTCTAAGATTGGAGAGTGAACCTTCTTTATCTATACCGCGTATTTTGCCACAGTGCGGACAAGCTAATAGCCACTCAGCTCCGTCGTCGAAGACTGCATCAACTGGCCTGATCTCATTACTCATAGTGTTCCTAATTCTATTTTATGTCTGGGACGACTTCGTTCCAACGCTTTAGTGCTTCTTCTCGATTTGCGCCATACACAGAGAGCCTGTGCTCTATAAAGGGCAGCTTTGACTCGTCGTCTGTGTTGTCGCACTCTATGATATATGCAGGGAACGAACAGCCGTTCGCGCTAACACTTGTTTTAAAAGCTACGGGTTGGCTCGTGCAATAAGGGCAAGCCTTGATTGTATCACTCATCTTAATGTCTCAGTCTCATACTTGAGACTGAATATTAGCGAGCACTTATTAGCCTTGCAAGACTTACCTAGTATAGTAATGCCAAGGCGCGCCAAATATGCGGACACCAAGTTGCGCCGCCATTCCCGCACAAAAAGTTTCCCATTGCTCATCGTCCTCGAAATCTTCATCGATCTCGCCGTCGTTGTACAGGTCTTCACCCACGCGCTTTAGGCTAACTTCCATACAATCGCTCGTCGATAGCTCGACACCTGTACATTCGAAGCGTTCATAGTTAATCGTATTCTCACACAAGTACTCATTAACGTGACTTTTTAGTTTTTCATAGTCGTATATGCGCTCTACGCTACGCTTTTCTGTGTAAAATGGGTTACCTTGCGCACGCTTCTTCTTCATTTCAGCAAAGCTGGCCTTTTCATCATCGTAGGTACTACCCTTGATCAGCGCTTTTAGGTAGACAGCCTGCTGATCCATGAAGCCGACTGGCCACTGGTCTAGGTCACCGTTTTCCCCGCAAGTAATATCTTGCCCATGGAATGTGAACGTGAATGTCTCAAGTTCTTTTAGGCGGACGCCTAACTGTAGAGCACTGAGCATAGTTGGCGTCGCCACAAAGGCAGTGTCGCCATCGTTAAGTGATAAGTACCAATCCCTTACATTCCACTCAGATACTGCTTTTTCGTTATTATCAGAAATAACGACCGTTAAAGCTTTCATAAAACCCCTGTTAATTGTAGTTTCGGCTAAATTGTCTAGCTTCTTCTTCTGTAAGCCCTTCCCTGACTAAGGTTAGGTACGTTATTTCTCTGGGGTGCGGGTCACTTCCCTGCCTTTTTCTGGCGTTACCTTCATGTGTATCTAACTCAAACAAAGATGGTATTTTGGAGCTTGGGGGGCTTTCTAACTTACGTAAGAAAATATTTTCGCCTGCCGCGTAATGCTCTTTAACTTTGGCCATAACATCGGAAAAGGTACGGTGATATGTGACGAACTCGTCAACTTCCCCAGTATCTTCGATGTGCTTTCCAAGTCGTACGCGAATACGGCGGCCGTCGCCTAGGGTGGCGTTATGAATATCGGTCATAAGATTATCTCGGTTTTTAATAAAGCTCATAAAGCTTTGTACAATTACAATCGAGACTATAAACGCAAAAGGGCTGCAACGCAACCCTTTACAAACTTTTATTGTACAACGTTTAGAGCTTGGGTGGCTCTTTACCTAATGCCTTAAAGTCTTGGTCTATCTGTGCTTTCATTTCAGCCCAAAAAACCTTACGAGACCTCTTCTCGAAATTTTCATAAGTTTTCCCGCGTGGTAAATGTCTGCGACGGTTCTTACGCTTGGCGTTGTCCCACGCTTTACCACCCTGCTTGCGAGCATTATTGCTCATACAGATCAGCATCGTATTCATATTAGCAAAATAATCCATGGCATTCTCCCTAGGTATTAAAACTAATACGTTTCGCTTTCGCTTTTGAACGGTACAATCGTTCACCTGACGTAACCATACCTTTAACGGCGCGCTGAATCAGCTTGTCTTGGACGACTAATTGAATAACGGGCTGAGCCTTCAAAGATGTTGCTTTGTACTCTCCGTCAAACGGTGCATAGTAAATGTGCCCTACACGGATGTCTTGTGCTTTAGCGGGTCTTGTTCGCTTAGTCGTCATCGTCAGTCTCACTTCTTAGTAGTTTACAGCTCATTGGCTTTATTTGCGGCTCTTCAATGCCCGTAAGCATCTGCCTAACAAACAGCATACCATTAAGCATACCCGTATTGTAAGGGTTGCACTCTCCCTTATGGTACATGACGTCAATAGCTTCATCCAGTTGAGCGCCTATATCACGCAAGTGTGCCCCTTCATGCGTCATCTTGTTTGGGTCACCAAATGGACGGCTTGCTTTGTCGAAGGCTTGGCCTGCTCTCTTGAGGTTTCGGTGTGACAGGGCTGTGCCCCCTGACTGGCATACATACTGAGAGGCGCTTAAAAGCTGTTTAACAGCCTCAAGTGGAACCACAGTGTACTTTGATAGAACTTCGTTGCTATGTGGCTCAGGTGTCGTTCTAGGTGTGTTGGGGTCGGCAGTGTCATGCAAGCGTAACCCTTGTAGACCCAGAATACCAACACCCGTATTTAGTTGCTTCATATTGAAATTCCTTAACGAAAAAAGCCAGCAAGGCGCTGGCTTATATTTGGAGTTGCTGGCTTAGAACTTGTCAAAACCGCCTACAGCGTTTGACTGGTTATAGGCTGCGCTGTCAGTAAAGAATCCACCCTTTGCGTTGCCCTCGCCGTGCATGTCAGCACGTTCCTCTAGGTGGCGGTATGGGTTCTCATCCACGCCCTCATAGATTGGGTCAATCTTGATACCAATTAAACGACGGTTGGCCAAGTGTTTCGTATAGTGCTCACATGACTTTTTATCCATACCTAAGATACGGTCACCGATAATATGATGCGCCCATGTCACTTCTTGCTCAACGGCTTTCTTCGTCATTTCGACAACCCACTCGTGGTCATCTTCGGTAAAGATGTCCAGAATGATGTTACGGAACAACGTTACGTGCGTTAGCTCATCTTTGTTAATCAGCTTGATAATACGTGAAGCGCCAGTCATTGCGCCTTGTGCTGCTAGTAGGTAGAAGAACTGGAAGCCATTATAGAAGTAAAGCCCCTCAAGCAGGTAGTTTGCAATAAGTACTCGCTTAAAGCCTTGCTCCGTCGGGTTATCTAAGAATGACTGGAACTCACCTGCGATGAGCTTGTTACGCTCAAATAACACCTTGTCGTCGCGCCAGCGATCATAGATACCGTCGCGTAGGTCACGAGGGATAACCGACTCGATGATGTACTGGTACGAATCAGCATGAATGGCTTCTTGGAATGTCTGGATTGCAAGTAGCATCTTCACTTCTGGTGCTGTGATGTAGTCAGCAATGTTCGGTACGTTCGCCGTTTGTATTGAGTCTAAGAAGATCAGGAAGCTCAAGATCCCCGTAAACGTCTCTTTTTGGTCATCAGAAAGTTGATCGAAACGGTCATTTTGAAGGCTGTTCTTTTCTGGGATCCAGAAGTTAGCGTACATCGTCTTTTTAAGAGAAGTCGCCCACTTATAACGCGTGTTATTTAGCTGAATTAGGTTTGTTGAGTTACCGCCTATAAGCTTACGCTCGGTTAGTTCGTCAGTACCCTCTGGGTTGAACAGTCTTGCCTTTTTAAATTCTTCAACGGGTGTTTCACTTGGTGCGAGTCCGCGTGACGCCACTGCTGATGCTTCTGCTTCTTTTAAGGCTACTGTGTCAATAATACTTTCGCTCATGCTTTTTATTCTCAAAGTCTCGATTAATATAATTCTTAGGTTAAAAAGGGGGCTATGCCCCCTTTTTATATCGCTGGGTAGCGCTTAGTTCGCACAAGCTGTGCAAGAAGAGTCAAGGTCTACATTTCGTGTGTAATAGATACACTTAATGCCCTTCTCCCAAGCATCACGTAGCGCTTGATAACGGTAAAACGCATCTTCTGATTGGTTGTTTAAGTCGAACGTCATTTCGTACGAAATACCAGTATCAATCCAACGTTGTACCGTCGATACGATGTCATTCATCGTCATCTTAGAGTAGTGCTTATAAGGCTTGTAGCCCATTGGGTTCTCTTGCAGATATGGTGGCACAATTGGTACTGCACGGTTGTTACTCTCATCGTAGAACAACGCTGACCATACTGGTAAGATTGATGCAACACAGCCATGGATCACTGAGCTAGATGTATTCGGCGCAATTGCCATGATCTGGCTATTACGAATACCATGCTTGTTGATGTCTACTTGTAGAGCTTCCCAACGAGCAGGGTCTGATGAGTGCTTAGCAAATTCTTCAATACGCTCACCAGTGTCCCACATTGAACCTTTGAAGGCTGTGAATGGTGCAAGCTCACTTGATAACTTGATACTCTCAGAGATACACGCATAGGCGAACTCTTCGAACAGCTCATTAATCAGATCCATACCAGCTTCGTAGTTTGTATTACGTGCTGCTAAGAAATCGTTTAGACCCATAGCGCCTACGCCAATGGTGCGATACTTGTTATTATGTACGTTTGATTCACGGATAGGCGTAGTCGTTAAGTCAATCGCGTAGTCTAGTGCACGAACAGCTGTACGACACGATACTTCTAATGCGAAGAAGTCAGGCTGATTCGCTAAGTTAACAGAGATCAGGTTACACGTGTGTGCTTCTTCATCTGCCAGTACGTTTGAGTATGACTCAACGCAAAGGTTACCACATGGGATAATGCCTTCGTGTTTATTAGGATTAAGACGGTTAACAGTACACTTATTGAAAAGGTATGGTAGACCCGACTCAACGTGCAGCTTAATGATGTCTTTTAGGATCTCACGAGCCTTAACAACGTGAACAATTTCAAGCTGACCATTCTCGTAGGCTTTCACAGCTTCTTGATAACGCGATACGAACTCGTCGCCGTAGCAATCAACTAAGTTGATGCCAAGCTTTGTACGTAGCTCATACGGGTCGAATAAGTGCCAGTCGCCGTTCTCTTTATCAACGTTCCAGAAGTGGTCAGGCATAACAACCTGTGGGAACACATCGAACGCCTTAGCACGGTGGTCGCCAACTTCTGTTTGCATTTCTAAAAACGCGTGAATGTCTGCATGCCAAACGTCTAAAGCCAGTGTTACAGCACCTTGGCGCGTACCGCCTTGGTCAACGTAAGTGGCTGTGTCATTGAATAGCTTAGCTACTGGGATAACACCCTTAGACGTGTCTTTACGACCGCGTACCCACGAGCCTGATGCGCGGATATTAGATAGCAATACGCCACAGCCGCCACCTTCTTTAGAAATGCGCGCAAAGTTCTTCACATTATCAAAGATTGAGTCAAGGTCATCATTCATCGAGATAATAAAGCAGCTCGATAAGTTGCCCTCTGGACGGCGCAGGTTACGCAAGAATGGTGTAGCTAGTGATAAGCGGCGAAGGCTAAGACCGTCGTACAGGTCTTGTACAAAGTCAAAAGACTTCTCTTTAGCAGCTGAATTAATCAGTAGCGCACACATTAGGTATGCAATTTGAGGTGTTTCGTTCTTAACTAGGTAGCCTTTGATTAATTTATCGGCACCTGCAAAGTCGTAGTCAAGGTCACGCTCTGGGGCTAATAGACGGCCTGCTGTGTTAAGCTCGTCGTCGGTGTAGTTATCAAGGATGGCCGTAGAGTAAAGACCTTTTTCCACCTGAGTACGTACGAATTTCGCGAAACCTTGACCTTGTCGCGTCTCGTCAGTCTCTTTCCAGTGACGCATCATAAGTAAACGGCCTGCTACGTATGACCAATGAGGCTCTTCGGCCGTCGTCATAGATAGGGCTGCATAGGTTAGGTTTTCTTGGATAGCATCGGTTTCAACACCATCATTGAAAATAGCAGAGATTTTAGACTCAAGCTGTAATGGGTTTACTTCTAAACCTTGACTAGCCCAGCCGATAACCTGCTTAATTTTAGCAAGGTCAAACGGTTCTTTAGAACCATCGCGTTTAAGTACAAGCATTGAACGCTTCCTTTTTATCTTTAGTATCAATATAAGAATCTGACGAATTATTCAGCTCTCTATAGCTGATTCGATTCGTGGGGCGTAGTTTTACTTTTTCGAATGGTTTAGTCAAGACTTAAATGAAAGAAAAAGCCTACGCTGCAAGACCTTACCACTGGCAGGGTCTTTTCGCAATAGGCTCTTATCTAGGGGGTTTCAGCTACTCAGGTTGTGCCGCAAGAGTGGTATTAGGGAGTCCTACAAGCGTCGCTAAGACGTTTCGGTAAGAAGCTGCACCCTGTATAACACCTGCGTACATCATACGCTGAGAATGCAGATTAGCCGCCGTCTGATTTTCCTCATCTGTGCGGTCTTCAATTGTCTCATTTAACGCAGCTTCGGCAGCTATAACCTCATCCTGCTTCTTCTGCGTAGCCGATTGTATATGCTCAAGCCCTTGGGCTATTGCCTTATCCAACTGCGTACGCGTTATTTGCTGTGCTGGTAACTGCAACAATGACGCGTAGTCACTATGAGCGACAGCAAACCCATTATCACAATAAGTACATACGGCTACGGCTTTTCCTGCCACGGTACCTATAACTGTTAAGTTTTGGCAATGTGGGCAACGTGGTGTTTTATCTAGCATAATCAAATGGCCTCAATATCTCAGTGTCTCGACCTAAACATTGTACAACACTTTAATGAAGCTTTGGACTTTCTACTAGGCTATCGCAATATAGACAAAGGGTCAGATTGCCGTGGCGCTCCTTATATGCGGGTATGTCCTCTACAGTATAGGGTGAGAGTCCATGCTCGACTGCATGCTCTATCGGCAACATTTGTATACCGAATAAATATAGCGGTTCCCAGTTAGGGTTTAGATGCGATCTGACATGGCACTTAGGGATAGGATCATCGACCTTACCTGTAATCCAAGAGTACTCAATACTCTCAGCCACCGCGTCTAGTACGGCTTCGGTGTCATTCACCGTTGTACAATGCTCAGGTGCGTATTTTCGAACGTAATCACGTGTCGCCGTATCAACGGCTTGGCTATGATTGTCCACAATGGACTTAGCCAGTTGGTATAGATCCCTCGGTTGCTGAGCCATCATAAAGCGTTCAGCCTTACCACTAATATCTGCACCCCTTATGAGTTCTAAAGCTTCTTTCATCGTCGCACGTGTTTGACTTTCAGGCGCGCCCTCGACGGGCATCACGTTACCATTATCCATTTCATTGTCTCATCGTCTTGTTACGCAGCGATTATTGCATAAAGGGCTTATTGGTTTCCAGCACCAATGACTAGATTATTCAATGGGTCTCAGCTAATATGTGCAACAAATTGAGACTTGAGATAGCCGACGTGGAAGATAAAGCGAAGCGTGCGCGGTTTAGACGTTCTACACGTGATAAAGCACGCGCGTACGTACTACCGAAACCGCCACCTATTGTACAACGATATACATACACTGAACTCGAAGCCAAGACATCGCCAACTGGTCGTGTCTACAAAACACCTGCGGGGCGCTTTGCTTCGATCACTACCATGCTTAGTAAGACTCAAGATGAGAGTAAGGCAAAAATATTACAAGAATGGCGGGATGCCGTAGGCGAAGAACAGGCGCAAGCTACTCTTGAAGAATCTGGCATCTACGGAACCTTAGTGCATGACACTATGGAAGCCTATCTAAAACACGAGACTATCAATCCTGATAAGCTCCACCCGCTGGCAAAACGTGCAGTTAAAGAATTGTGCCACGAGCTTGAAGGTAACTTCGAAGAAACGTGGGCGCTTGAGGTGCCACTCTATAGCGAGTCATTGCGTATCGCAGGTAGAACAGACGTTGTAGGCGTGTGGAAAGGCAAACCCGTCATTCTGGATTACAAAACCTCACGGAACCCAAAAAAGCGTGAGGACATTGGCGACTACTTCGTGCAGCTTCTTTTTTATGCGCTTGCACATAACGAATTACACGGAACTAATATCCGTCATGGTGTTATCGCGATGGCAGTTATGACGGGCAAGCCTCAAGTATTTGAGGTCGACCTTTGGGACAAGAACCTTTGGGCAACCTTTGAAGAAAAATTAGTTAAATTCCATGGAGAGCACTTTTATGACTAAGGTCTCTCAGCAAGAGCTAGCTTTCGCTGCTAACAACCAACAATGTTTAGAAAGTGAAGTCACCTTACTTCGTAGCGCGGTAAAAGACCTACTAAGTATACTAGATAATATTGAAATGATACCCGAAGCTGCACCCCATAGTCTGGAATTACAGCGTACGCTAACCGAGCAGGAACTAGCGCGCCGTGATTCTTTAGACTTACGTATAGACGCTCAAGGCCAGCTGCTTCTTTATGGGGTAGCAACATGAGCAATCTAACAGAAAGACTCGAACAACGACTTGCCCGAGTTAAGCCTAATCTTTCGATATTTGGACAAGCTATCACCATGGAGCTTGAGAACTACGTACTTGAGGGTAAACCCCTCGAAGGCTTTGAGCGTGAAGTTGCCTTAGCGACCTCAAGCCAGACTGCGCTTGACCTTGCAGGTGACGATAAGGACATGCGCTTGAACTTTACGCAAGAGCTTAATGCGATTAGAGAAGCCTGCTTAGGCGCTCTGTACGAACGAAACCAACCCTAAACACAAGAGAGAATAAAATGTCTGACAATGAACAAATTGAATATAAGTTTGAGCTACAGAAGATCTACTTTAAAAGCACTAACTTCACGACTGAAAACACGCCAGCCGTGTTCTTAGATGAATGGAAACCTGCTATTGAGATCGACTTAAAAACGCGTGCTGATAAGCTCAGTGATACGACCTATGAGGTTGTCGTAGAAGTGCTCGCAAAAGTTACAGATATTGACGATAAAGAAAAGGTGTTGTTCACTGCTAGTGTTGAACAAGCAGGTATCTTTGACATTGCAGGCTATAATGAGCAAGAACTCGTGGGCTTACTTGGGTCACACTGCCCTTCACAGCTTTACCCTTACGCACGTCATCAGATTTCGCAGCTGGCACTTCATGGTGGCTTCCCGCAAATGCTATTAGCCCCTGTCAACTTTGATGAAATGCTTGAGCAGGCCGTTAAGGATGCCGAGGCTAATGCGGCTGACGAAAAAGCTTAATTAACCGCGACCATCGCTTATACGCAATGTGCGGTCTTGTTAGACCGCACTATCCTTACGTAGCGCTTCTTTAAACGCAATATCTTGCATCATACCTGCCGCTCGCGTCTCTAACTGTTTAGCTCTGTCAAGTATACTAGTCTTATACATTAATTCGGCTTTAGAGCGTGCTATGACACTCCCAGTGGATAGCAACTCAACCATTTTGGCCATGGGTGAGCTACGTAGCTGGTTATACTGCATCTGTACCATTTCAAGCTCTCGTCTTAGGGATGCAATACGAGCCAAGTGCTCAGATCGTAGGTCAGCTTCACTTATAATCGAAGAGTTGTCGATGGAGTCTTCACCCGTGATGGTAGCCAGTATGCTAATAAGCTCTGATAGCGACTTAGTCTTCCTTGCGTCCTTTGCTTTTAAGAACAGTGCATGAAGTTTCGTGTCTTTTGTCTTATCGGGGTGTGCTAATTGGGCTATTCGGCGGTAGAGCTTGTTAACTGAAATAGGTGCATCATCGCCCTTTCCTGAAAGGTCATGGCAAGTAGAACCCTCTACATCGTCGTTGCTCGCCTTTTCGTGGTCTTGACCACTGCCAGCTCTATCAAGAGTTCCCTCATCTGCTCGTGATAATTTCTCAAGGTCAGCCGCAACCCTATTAAAATTTGCAGCCGCAGCCGTGTACAAGTCATTGTACACTGGGTAGCGTTCGGCAAGATCATCACCAGCCTGAATGCTTTTCTTGTCTAAACGTTCGTACTCACGTTTGTACTCTGTGATCTGGTCTAGAAGCGACACAATGGTCGCCTCTAGGTCTTCATCACTAGTAACGAGTGCCGACGCCACTGAATGATTGTGATACATTCTTTATAGTGCTCCCTTCATACGTCTTCGTGATTTCGATAGCAGCATCAAACGGATGCTCCAACCCTCGGTGGTCAATTAACCAAATCTGACGCTTTAAGCGGCGAGCACGTCGCTGTAGAACGTCGAGAAGACCAGTGATACCACTATCTGACATCCATTGGCTCGGCTCATCCCATATCTCAAACGGTAACTCTAAACCCTTTGAAGCACGGATCATGTTAGCTAGTCCTAAACTGGCCGCAAGTCTTAAACGCTGAGACTCACCACCAGACCAAGCTTCCCACTTCACAGGCTCTAGGTTGTCGGCGCTATTAATAAAGGCGAAAAAGCCCTTTGAAAGGGTGCCCTTCTTCGTCTCTTTGTCTACGTCGAACTCGACTGACCATCCACCCAAGCCTAGGCCGTCTAGTGCACTGTTAACCTCGGCCTCAAGTTCGTTAAGCGCCGAGCTGACAGCAAACAGCTTCACACTCTTAAAGCCCTTTACCCAATAACGGCTGGCCATTTCGCTTTCAACTACTTTTTCTAGTTCAGAAAACGCCGTCTCGCGTTCTGTGTTCAACGAGGCCAAGCGCTTCTTATTCTTTTCCTGCTGGGCTTTATGTGGGTTTACGGCCTCTTCACAGTCTAAGACATCGTCACGCAAGTCATTTCGGATGCGTTTCCACGACTTCTCGGATGCGTTTGCCTCTGTTAAAGCCTTCTCAGCCTCTGTGACGCGACTGTTGAGACCTGATAAAACCTCTTGTGACGCCTTACGTGCTTCTTGCTCAGCTTTAGTTATACGCGTATCAAACTCGCGCTGTTTAGCTTTAATATCGTCATTAGCAGCCTTAACTTCTTCACGAGCCTTACGCATTTTAGCCTTATGAGCGTCAGCACTTTCTTTGATGCTGTCTTTAAGACCTTTCAGCTCTTTCTTGGCCACGCGTAGCTCACGGTTCGCCTTTCGAATTTTTTCGTTGATGGCTTCGTTAGCATCTTCTAAGTCTATAATTTGCTTTTCTAGATGCTCTAGCTCATGATCTACATGTTCTTCGGTAATCGCTTGGCCACAAGCTGAGCAGTCGCCTTCAAGCTTCTTAACCTTCGCTTCTTTTTTCTCTAGAGCCTGAATATCATCCTCATTACGGTCGTAGGTGCTCTCGTGCTTTATAACCTGCTTCTCAAGGGACGCGATATTATCCTCAAGCTCTGCCATGCCCTCTGGCTCATTGATAGCCGATTCATCGTCTTCTAGGTCAGTTAGCGCATTATTAGCATTATCGAGAACCAGCTCAAGTTTAGCCAATGCGTCTGCGCGCTCAGCCCGAATCGGCTGGGTTTCTTGAGCAACGCGGTCTTCGACTTCAAGCTGCTGCTTTTCAAGCTCTACACGAGCCTTTTCGACAGTCTTGGTAGCCTTTTCGATGGCGGCCTTAATCGCATCTTCCTGACCTTCATGGTCAGCGAGGTCAGCCTTTAAGCCTTCCAGCTCAGCTTTGTGCTCGGCTTCCCATTCCTGTATCTGTTCAGAGAAATCCTGACCTTCAAGTTCCTCTATTTGACCCTTAATGCGCTCAATACCACTACGGCCTTCGTCAACTTGCTTTTTGATGCCATCTGCATCCCTTTTCGCTTCTTCGGAGTACTTATCCCAAACATCTAGATTAAGAACTTTTGCGATTAGGGCTGAACGCTCAGTACTCGACATATCCAAGAAGAGATCTTGGAACTGAGAGAAGTAGGCTGCTTGAAGAAACTCATCGAAGTTGTAACCAATTAGTGCATCAAGCTCTTTTTGGTCGACGTTCTTTGGCTTCTTATCATTGATCTGCAAGGTCAGTACATTAGGATTCCAGCGACGATTTATTGTACAAAGGTCGCCGTTGTAGTTTTCGAAAACCACACGGTTTGTTACGCTTGGCGTTAATGCCTTCTGACTTGGGCGCTTCTTACCAGCTTTCTCAGCCTCGACTGCTTTGTCCTCAAGGTCATGTGCCACTTGCCAGCTAGCAACATCCCCTGCTTTTAGGCCGCGTGAGGTCTTACCGTAGAGCGCTACGCATAATCCATCAAATACACTAGATTTACCAACGCCGTTGGCACCTAGCTCTGGGTCTACTTCGTTCTTACCTGTAACGAAACAAAGACCGTCCTCTGGGTACTCTGTGAAGTCAAAGGTCTGTGGCTCTGCAAAGACTTTGAACCCTTCTAAGAATAAGGATTTTAGTTTCATATTAATTTTCTCTAGTATCAACTTATAGCGGTCATAATTTAAAAGACCGCAGGCTGGGACAGTGTACCAGACTTACGCTGCGTCGCAAACGTTTTGGCGCGCTACCCGCATTGTTTTCAGGGCTGAACAACAAAAAATGGGCAACCCCTTCGGGATGCCCATTACTGGCGTTGATACTAAATTTTAAGGCTTAATTTGTGTCTTCGATGTATTCACCTGAGAACCGCAAAGCCATGCCATCAAAGGCATCGGCGACTCTATCTAAATCGCCTGCGGTTGCTCCATATTTGAGACTAAGATGCGGGATGTATTCAGCATGACTATGCTCCACGCCAAGTATTGTACAAAGCTCGTGGTTACGCTGTACGGCTGAATGTGCATCTAGTTCAAGTACTAGGGCTTTATACGGGGGGTTACCCATAATACGGGCTTCTCCCTTTGCAAATGCTAGGTGGATGGCCTCTGGCGCGAGCGCAGGCTTTTCCTCAACATCGGCATGAGTGTATAAAAGCGTTAGGTGTAGCTTGTCAGCGGAGATCGCATCTTTGACGCCCAGTGCTTGAAGACGCTCAGTTACAACCTTCGCGTCCTCGGGCATCAGCTTTAATGCAGCATAACCGTTGACACCTTCGTTTAAGTGCGTGGTGCGGGTCATGCTAGTACCTAATTAAAGTTGGCAACGTCGTTGTTAGCGTTAATGTCTTCTTTCAAGACTTCCGCTGGTGTGAAGTTCACTGTTAAATGTGGTGCAATCGGAACGGCTTCGCCCGTTGAAGGGTTACGGCCAATTCGAGCGTTACGGCGAATAACTTTTAGAGTACCAAAGTTTTGCACACGTACGTCGTTACCATTTGCTAAAGCGCCACATACAGCACCAAGTACGGTATTAACCATGTCGGTGCATTTAGCCGCAGAGATATTTACACCATCTTCGGCGAAGTCTGCCTTAATGATCTCTGCTAAATCTTTTTTAGAAACTGCCATTTTTTTGTTCCTGTATCTCTCGTCTCAATTAAAAATCAGTAATCCGAGGGATAAGCGTTGGCAATTAGCTTGTAGAAGTCTCATTCTATGCCTACGCTCCATGGGAGCCGCAGGACGCACCAATTATGCAACGCCGCAGGGGTATACGCAAGTTTTTATTTAAGGTCTGCGTCGACTTTTGAGTTACTTAACGAAAAAACGGCCACTTATGTGACCGTTTTGTACAATTAAAGGGCAAGATGACTAATCTAGAAAAGGCCAGAAGCAATGCCAGTTGCCGCTATAAGTGTGCTATTACTGGCTAGTATTCGCTTATGCTTACCAAAGTAGACAGCTCCTAGCTGTGAACCATCGGTCGACTTCCCACTCCATTCGTAAAAACCCTCAGTATCTCGGCGTTTAAATACGCGAGCAAACAAATTCGGTTCATACGTGACACAGAAACGACGTGAAGTCGTTACGTGAGGGCAGCCTAGGTTGTCGATTGCACCACAATTTGGGCAGAGTGAATCCCAATGCGTATATAGTGCATTCTCCGAAAGATATACACCACACTCTGCACAGAGGTCAGCGCGCTCCCAATCAAGCCTTTTTATGACCTTACTCTGTTCCATGCTTTAGGCTACGGCCTGCATCAATTTCTGGCCTTTACCCAAGAGTGCGCCCTCTATCTGCTGAGTCTCAGCGAAGCGCATAAGAGTTTCTTCTGGGGAAGCAACGGCCTTCTTCTGCGCAACAGGCACGCTGTCATCACCTTCTTCATTCTTCTGGGAAACAGCTAGTTTTTCAACAGTCAGCTGACAGCCATGAAACTGCCACCCGTGCTTTGTACAATGTTCTCTAATGCGTTTCTTATAGGTAGCCCACATGTGTACGTCGCTTTGCATAAGCGTCAAATGAACCTTAACTTGGTCGCCTTCTTTTAAGGCATAGTCTTCTAGGTCTTCCACGCTATTGATTCTTAGGGTAACACGCTGTGGCGATGGGAAGTGTAACTCACCCGATGCGTTTGTAGCGTCACCATCTAGCATGACCACACGCGGTACAAATAAGTCCCCGAAGTGTACGTGGTATGGGCTAGCGATGTACTCTAACTTACCGTGCACTTGCGGACAATGTATGTCTCCCGCCCATGTCTTTTTTGAATCATCAAAAAAGTGGTGACTTAATCCATGAGAGATCTCATAAAACTCTGAGGCCACGGCTCCGATCACGCTCTGATGAACCATAACGGCTTCATACTCTGCAAAGTTGAAATGGCCGAAGTCGGCTTCTGGTGTTCTGCTATGCGGGAGAAGAAGCAACTTACCCAGCTCAGCATCGTAATGCTCCATAGCTTCTGAAACGTAGGTGATGTTCGCAATACCATCTAAGAAACCAAAGAACGGTGCTGTTGGGTCTAAGTAATCATGGTTACCCATCGTAATAATCAAGTTCTCGACCTCAAGCGATAGGTCAGTTAGCTCGTTAACCATACGATTTGTAAACTTAGAGTTATGGCGGTCTTTAACGTCGGTCACATCGCCTAAAAAGTAAATTGTAGTGATATTATGTGCTTTGACCTGCTCTTTCAGCCACGGAAAAATTGCCCAACGATATTCGTCTTTAGCTTTATCCGTAAGGTGCAGGTCGGCAAGTAGTAATGATGCCATTTATGTGCCCTTTACAATGGCTGTCATACAGCCTTAGTCTCAATTAATATAAACCCGCATAGCATACGCCGTATTGGGTTGAGCTGCAAGCTGTTTGGCTCTGTTGGAAACGTTGTACTACGTTAGTGCTTCCACCTCTCAGCATAGCCCTTGTATAGCTCGTCATCTTCCGTTACGCGCTCGTTTTCCGTCTTTTGCATGGCATCTGCCAAATTTTGTAACGAACATGCGATACTCACAGCTGTATAATTCGAAATAGGTTGTACAATGCCATGGGCATGATTGCCCGTCTCTATCTGCGACCCTAGTAACGTACTACGATTTGCCTCATCTTTGAGCGCATTTAGTACGTCATCGTCGAGTACCGAACCACCCTCACGGCTGTAGGGGTCTTTCTTATAGAAAGATAAGCTGATGCCCAGCTTAATTAAGAAGAAGCCAAATTGTCTTCTACGGTAGGCTAACCAACCGCTTACCTGCATCCTTAGTGTCGTTAAATCTATCATCACTGTTCCTCATTCATCAGTGCCAATAACGAAAAGGGAGCACTGCGCTCCCTTCTAGCTAACCAATATGGTTACTTGAACCCGACAGCCATAAGCTTAAAGCTATCTGTCTTAACCGAGGCTGCAATCACAGCAACAGCATCGGCTATATGCTCGTTCTTCGCAGTCAAAGGTGAGTCAGGTTTCTTAGTTTTCCGCAGCCAATTCGCATCGGGGTGGCGCGCATAAGCCCAATCAATCATTTCAGCTTTAGTCGCAGTCTTTGTTCCTACGGCCGCTAGTTTCACTTCTTCTGGCATAACCTGAATGAAAGGCTTATCTATTGTGCTTAGTAGACCCATACAAATCCCCACAGACTTCATAGCTGACGCATTCTGACTACCTAGTGGCATTTCAGAACACACAATATCGGCCTGATCAACCAGCGCACTCAATGGTGTGTAAAGCTCACGGCAACGGCGAAGGTCGTCACTAGACTTTCGGATAGTCTTTTTGTCTTTCGTTGGGGCTGTCTGAACAAGGCTCAAGTAAGGCGTACCCACGATCTCGCCCGTAACGGGGTCGACGTCCGCAAGTACGAATCCAAAGTTGCTCATTGATGGGTCAATACCCAGTACTTTTATTGTTCTACTCATGTCTCGATTACTCTTTTTCTTTAGCTTGTTGAGCTGCCATATTACGAGCTACAGCTGCGGGCACTTCACTGGCAGATAGTAAACCCAGTGCCTTTGCTTTAGTAAGTTCACAAGCCACGACAAGCTCTTCGGTTGTCATATCTGCGTTATAAAAGCGTAAGTTGCCATTTGCGTCGTAGCCAATCACAATACCCTTAACAAGGTCTACAGGGTCGCCCTCAGACAAGCTTTTCAGCACCTTATGGATGTGCTGCTCTTGTTGCATTTCATTAGTCACAATTAAGTTCTCCAAAAACGGAAAAGGCCGCCCTATGGCGACCCTTGTACAATACTTACTTTAGACGCTTGCGTCCATATTTACTGCGCTCAGGCAAAAATGAGTCGTCGATCTCACGCCAGCTCTTCTTAACTAGAGCCGTAACCTCATCCATAACTTTGAAATGTTCTTCATCATCCATGCGCTTAATCTTTTTAACCGCATTAGCTATCGCAGTCTTTTTTACTTCTATCGTTTTGAGTTCACCTAGTGCATCAATTGACTTTAGGAACTCTAAACAAGATGTTGTGTTGTCAATGCCGTAGCCAAACTCAATAGAGTACTCACACTCGCGGAAAGGTAACGCAACCTTGTTCTTCTTACACTTAGCTTTAACTTTAACACCAGCTACACGTTCTTGGCGACGCACTGTACGCTTGATTTTACCAATTTCTGCAAGCCAAACAATTTGAGAGCAGTAGAAGTCTAGTGCTTTACCACCTGAACGTGTGTACTTCTCACCAAATGTAACGCCAATCTTTTCACGGATCTGACTGATAACAAGAAGTGTAATACCCGCCTTTTCAAGCTCAGCTACAATACGGCGGAACATTTCAGACATCTTCTTCTGCTTGCCCATCCCGTAAGAGCCTTGGTTGTTATCGCGTTCCTTCTCAGCACGGTCAGATAAGGCATCAAGCGAGTCAACAACGTAAAGACACTTGTTAAACTTCGCAGCACCACTCGTACGTGCCTTAATAAGCTCTTGCAAGTGCTCAAAAAGGAACTCAACCGTGTTGTCGGCATTACCTTCGTCATCAAACATTTCAACGAAGGTCACAGCCTCCACAGGCATCCCCATTGCGGCTGCATATTCAGCATCGAACGCCGCCTCGGCCTCTAAATAATAAATAGGCTCATCTGGCCATAGCTCATGGAAGTTTGCAGCTGCTTCTGTAGCTACAAGTGTTTTACCAGCCGAACGGTCGCCTACAACGTTAGCGATACGGCCGACTGCCCAGCCACCGCCTAGTACTTCGTCAAGTGTTGTTGAACCCGAAGGGATAAAGTCGATATTACTTTTGTCCGAAGTAAAGTACGAGCTAGTTACCTCGGCGTCTTGCGCGGCATCGGCTACTTTTGCTTCTTCTGTCGCAGCATCAGCTGCTTTATCTGCTGCGGTTTTACGTTTAAGACGGCTGCCTGCACTCGGCGTGCTGGCTTTCTTTTCTGTTTGTGACATGGAACTACCCTGACTAAAAATAGGTATAGATAAAAAAGGCCGCACCGACGTACGGTAGCGGCCTTGCCTTTATGACTAATTCAGTGATTAGTCACGCATTTCGTTAAGCTTGTCGCGAACAGCGCTGTTACGCTTACGTGGCTTTTTAAGGCCAAGCTCTGCACAAACTTCGCCAGCTAGCTCGTCATCGTCCAAATCTTCGAAATCAGGGATGTCTAATTGGCCTTCATCAATTACTGACTCAAGCTCATCGCGATCCATCCCAAACACTTCGTCATAGGTTAGGTCGTTGATGTCTTTTTCTTCCGAAGAGTCATTCGAACCACCTTCGTCTTCGTCTTCGTCTTCGTCTTCATCACGACGTGAACGACGGCTACGTGATGGCTTTTCATCTTCGTCTTCGTCTTCATCACGACGTGAACGACGGCTACGTGATGGCTTTTCGTCTTCGTCTTCGTCTTCATCGCGACGTGAACGACGGCTACGTGATGGCTTTTCATCTTCGTCGTCATCGCGACGTGAGCGACGGCTACGTGATGGCTTTTCATCTTCGTCTTCGTCTTTACCAGCACCAGCCATGCCCATACCAGCGTTAAAAATACGCTCCATGTGCTCGGCTTCTGGCTTAATTAGAAGCTGATCTAGAGGTGAGTCCTCGATCTTTTCTAGCCACTCGTCCATCTGGTCTTCGTCTTCGCTCAATGGTGAGGCACGGCGTGAAAGCTGTACACCTTCATACTTAGTGTTTCGGCCTTTACCAGTACGGGCAAATTCGATGTCGTAACCTTCTTCTGGGTCATCAGGGTAGAAGATGTCACCCGAGCGCTTATCGAAAGAACGCATAGACAGATCTTTGTCGACAGTCCAAGGTGCTGACCACACCATAGGACCTGCGTCCTCAGCGTCACGGTCTACTACGTACATTAGTACGCGTTTACGAGCTTTAAGCTTATCAGCTAGGTCTTTGTCACCTTCTGATTCAGCCTCAATACGCGCCTGACAGATTGGGCAAGGTTCATTGTAGTTTTGCTCAAGGCATAAGAATGAGCTACCATCAGTACCCACATCGTAGTGAACAAATACGTCAAGGCCATAATGCTCGGCTTCTGTACCGTTAAGGTTATTAAACGTAGGTGGAAGAATACGAAGCAAGTTATCGCCGTCTTTCACTTTATATAGATCTACATCTTCGTTGATGAAACCATCACGATTAGTTGCAGATTGGTTCATACGTTTCTTAACGTTATCAGCACCACGGCGCTTATACTTAAATTTGCGGTCTTTAGACATCTTTAAAATTCTCTTTAGTATCAATTGGGCGGCGTCCACGTCGTTTCGGGCGTGTCACCTATCTATTTTCTGGCTGGTACAAGTAGGCACCTTACTCCGACTCTGCACCATTGCTACCCAAAGCCTCAGTCACTCTTCGACCACTACGATTAGCGCGCCTTCTGCGTGCACGTGCTCGTGGGCTATCATCTTCTGATGAAGATGAAGATGATGAGTTACTAGCATTACTTGCGGCAGCGCGTGACTTCGCGGGCTTAGTTGAAGAGTCTTTCGATTGGTCATCCACGTCGGCAAGTAGCTCAACCTCATTCTCGATACCTGATAGTTGGTTACGAGCTTTACGACCATCGGCCATAGCGCTTCGAACATAGCTATGCTCAAAGTTTTTAACGGATGCAGGGTTAGAGGCTGAACGAAAGCTTGTGTCTGTGAAGTAGTTCGCAGTATACAGGCTTACAAAGTCGCGGATGACAAAAGCACGATTACGGAAGGTATCTTTTAGAGCGTCCCACTTTGTTGAAAGTGCTACCAGCTCATTGTAAATAAAGAATGCTTCTTTGTGCTCTTTGGTAAGTGGTACCTCACGGTCTATACGCGCCTCAGAAACTTTGCCCTCTTCAATCATAAGCTGATTGCGGAGCTTCTTAGCGACTTGCGCATCTACACGTGAGAGGCGTTCTTTTGCTGAATCGCGCATTGAGCTAACTTCGGCTGCCATTTCTGAAACGTGTTGCTGTAGCATAGGCTGCTCCATCAACATTGCGTCAAGATTATGCTTATCGACTTTTAATGACTCCCTAAAGGCGTCAATGTCGTACTTGTCGAATATCTCAGAAAGTTTCACGTCATGTCCTCATACACGTCAGGCAAAATCTGGCCTACGTACTTAACAATGGGTGTATCATACAGTGTTCGGTTATGATACGAGTCTCGATTCGGTGCTCTATATGAGCAGCCACAGAAATGTAGCGCAGTCCGTGATTTGTAGCAAGTTATTTTTAAGTAAAAATCAACGAATTGCGCCTAAGTGCCTACTATTCAGCCGAATAGACGAAATCAGCAACAGCCTTGTACAACAAAGCTTCGCCATCGACACCTACCATTGGTACGCCGAACGCGTCGATTAAGGCGAGTAACTGACCCGACTTACCCTCACTTGAATAGGTCTTTGACCCTCTAAGCATTTTAGCTGCGTAGTTAATCGTTGCCAAACGGATTGATTCAGACGTGTTCCCATCTTGTACAAGAGGTACGATAAGCTCCATAGCCCCTTTAAACGTGGGAGACCTGCTAGTACAGAGATAGCGCATTGGCTTTATGAACTCTGGTTTTGCCACAGCACCATCCTCAAGAAGGTCTGTCAGGTCATCGCGACTCTCCACCGTCGAGGCTTTACCAACAAGGGTTAGCATGTTACGTGCTGAACCTTCGGCTTTTCTAGCAAGGCGAGTGAGCACCTTTTCGTCCAAATCAGCTTCCAAACGACTATTAGCTAGCTCACCTACGTCGATAAGGTCGTCGATAGACAGGTCTTTTAAATGGTAATCTGTCGCACGGGTCTTGATGGTCTTTGGTACTTTGCCTACTTCCGTTGTACAAAGGGCGATGTATAGATGCTCTGGCGGCTCTTCGGTATCTTTTAGCAGTGCATCCCACGCATTACCTGAAAGGCGGTGACACTCATCTATAATAACCATCTTTTTCTGGCCTTTAACGAGACCACGCTTCTTGACTTGTGCCATCAATGCGCGAACGTCTTCAACCTTTGAATTACTGGCGGCATCGACCTCAATAAGGTTGTTAGGTGTGACACCCAAAAGCTCACTACCAATAATACGGGCAAACGTAGTCTTACCAATGCCTGACCCGCCCGTGAATAAGAAAAGGTGCGGCAGACGGTTCTCTGCTTTTAATTTTTGTAACGACGTAGCGACAGCGTCTTGTCCGATGACTTCGGCTAGCTTTGACGGTCGAAGTTCTTTATGAAGATCGGTCATGTTAATCCTATTTAGTATCTTTAGTATCGTTTTAAGCAATATAACTGCCGCACAGTAACTTGCAGCAAAATATAGGGCGACTAGAATACGCGTATAGTAGAAAAATGCAAGGTGATATGCTTGTTGCGATAATTGCTAACTAAAGTTGCATTAAATAGCACAGTGTTAGCTAATTGTTAATCACGAGTACCCAAGGGTGCCATACTCTGCTCACGCATCAGTTTAGCGTCCCATCTAGCTCAACAACGTTGTACAATGATTTGCCTATTTAATGTGCAGCGTGCTCATGTACCCCGTCGACAAAATAACAACATTTTTGTTTGCGAGCTAGTCAGCCTAGGTTAAGGTAAAACCCTTACTGCACATAGGTTAAATGGCTAGTTAAGTAGGACTTAGCGTTCTACGCATTACAAAAAATAAATATTTTTTATAAATATTTTCATGGAAATATTTGCTTAAAATGTGAGCGAGTTGTTGTACAACGAATAACCTCTCTAGGGTGCGCCATGCGTGGGTTCGCAGACATATTAGCTGTTTCTAATATTACGCAACTTTGTTACAAACCTACGTGGTTTTATGGCCTAAAATCTGCGCTAATCCCCTGTGGCACTGTGTAATAGGGGTTGCACTTTATTAATGTATTAAGTAAAGTGCGCATATCGGTAGCGGAGACATAAAAATCCCAAAGAAGTAAATAATGTGTTAAGACTCACAAAAAGCTTCCTTGAAAAACTCTGAATCGGTATATAAGGGATATGACTATAATAAAGTTTTACTATACTTGACATTAGGATTACTTTCATGGGACAGCGCCTTATGGGTTCTGTCGGATTATTAAAGAGGTGCACGTGGTTACAAGCGATGCACATGAAAAAGAGAACAATACCATGGTTAACGCTTTAGTAGACAACGCGACATCGACGAGCATTGAGACTCGTACAAGTTCTGCAAATAGGTTTGCAAAGATCCTTGGCACATCAATCAAAGATTCTGCTGAAAATCAAACGGAAGTGGCTAGCAACAGTCAGCTTACTAACGTTGTAGAAGCAGCGGGACGACTCATTCAAGAAAAAAATAAAATAGATACACGTCTAGAGCAGATTGCACTTGCGATTACACCGAGCGTTAAAGCTCAGGGTGGTAAATTTGACGCAGGTACGACAACAGCTAATCTCGAAGAAGTAGACGTTAAGCGCCTACTACCAAAGGTAAAGATCTCTACCTTACTAATTCAATTGCTCGGTGAGGTTGAGACTAAGCTCGTAAATGAAGGTGGTTTATTCGACCTTATGCTTGGTCTAGACGATGACATGAAATCACAGCACTTAATACCGTTACTAGATGCAATCTTTGAGAAGGCTGAGTTAACTGAGAAGGCTGCACGTCTATACTCAGTAAAAGCCGAAGAACAAATGACATTTACAAAAAACGCGTAAGCAAGCGCTTACGCGTCGCTCGCGTGTTTACGCGTGACTATTAAGTGCTTTTGTAAGCGCATCTTTTGTTTGTAGCCCCACTAGGCGCTGCACTATTTCACCGTTTTTGACAATAAACAGTGCGGGAATACCTCTGACACCGTACTCCTTTGTAGAAGCTGGTGATTGGTCAACGTTAACTTTAACAATCTTAGCTTGACCGTCGTGCTCCTGTGCCACCTCATCAAGAATTGGCATAAGTTGCTGGCATGGGTTACACCAGTCGGCCATGAAGTCGATCAGCACTAAGCCCTCACTCGACTCAGTCTTTAGCGTTTCATCAGTACAAGCAATAACTTTGCTCATTTCAAAATCTCCTGTTTAATGTTCAGTTAATACTTTAAGAAGCAGCCGTGTCTTTCGCTGCGTCGATGCTGTCTTGAGTTACACACAACTCTTGTACAACGAATTTCTGTGGCTCGACATAACCCTGCGGCCAGCCAAACCACTTCAATGACCAACGGACAAAGGCGTCGACTTTACTCAACCTGAGTGAATACTGAGCCTCTTCAAGCTGCCCAGTAATTGGGTTCTTGATGACGAGCATCAATTCGTATGGGGCACCATTCTGCCCGTCATTACTAATACTTCCCATTCCCGTAAAATTTGGGATGGTGATCGGTGAAAAGTCTTTCATGCTATGCCCTATCTCATTTTGTGACGAACAAAATCAACAACCGTTTGGCCTTCAACACCTGTTCTAAAATCAACGCGGAACAAGTAAGACTCGTCCTTTTCGTTAATCTCTTTTATCGCCTTACGGATTGTGGACTTAGCATTGTAATCAGATTTTGACCCCATCTTAGCAAGAAGGTTGTCTAGGTTTATGCTCCATTTTGGAGCTTGGGTGCGTCGGCACAGCTTACGGCCAGATGTTCCCCAGAAGTTCTTTGAAAGAATTTCATAGAGGCGAGCAGCTGTGGGTCTGGCTAGGTTACAAAAAACATCCAGCGACACACGTCTAGAAAACTTATCATTATTGCAGATCAGGAAGTTGGGGTTAAAGGTAACCTTAATTGATTGTATCTTACCTGTGGCACCTTCAACGAACTCGACGCGGTCAAGAACCTCAATACGCTTTGACTCGACAACAGTTCGAACGACGTCACCGTCTTCACCAGCTGACACCGTCAATGAATTGTTGTGAAAGCTTAGTATTAGATTTTTCCAACGTAGCAGCGCCTCTTTCAGGTGCAAGACCTGCTTACCACATGTCGAAGTTCCGATGCTACGCAGGAACCCTCGAATGTTTGTAATCTCAACTGTTCGGATAAGACCTTCATGGTCGTCATCTAGAAGACTCTTAGCATCAGCTAGGTTGACATCAAATACAGGCAGGTGTGACGCGAGCATGTACAGCACTTTTTTATCAAAGAACGATGGCAGTCCAAAGAATGCTTTAAAGCCTTGCGCTTTAAGTTCGGTATTAACCATAGCTTGGATTTCAAAGCCATTACCGTCGTTGTAATAGCGGCATTGGTCTAGCTTGGTTTTTATTCCTGTTACGGGGTCTTCTAGCGAACGCGATGGTATAAACAACGGCTTATCCAAGAAGTTTATGTTTGTTTGGGCAACGCTTGGCTTAGCACTACGTTTCTTAGTTGGGGTGCTATAACTCTCACTAAATGGAGCATAGGCCACCAGCGGTGCAACAGCCGAGCTGTTTGTTTTTAAGCTCATATAATAGTCTCACATTAAAAGACCTCAAGGTCTTTAACACTCATTATTGGGTCTTCGCCCAATTTGTATCTCAAGTCTCATTAAGTGCTCAGCGATCAGGTCGATCACAAAGCTGGCCGATAATAGCCACTAACGCGCTAAAATTCCAGTAAAAAATGGATGGTCTTTGCAGAAAGCACAATAGTTATACAGGCTGCTAGTCAAGGATTGTACAACTCCTTGTGGATCTCACGAAATGAAGCCCACAAAGCTTGGTAGCAAAACGGTCAAAAGATAACGCTAATTTGGAGGGTGTTTCTCTGGCAAAAAGTGCGTGATCGAATATTAAGGGTGCGTGATCGAATATTAACGAACCCTCTAAAGTGCGTGATCGAATATTAAAAAGTGCGTGATCGAATATTAATGAAAAAGTGGAGAACGCAGACAGTGCAAGGGCTGTAGGTCGATTTCAAAAGGTGGAGAGTTTATTTAGAAAGTATATTTAGAAAGATAGATCTAGAAAGAACACATTACGATAACTAACGTAACCCATAACGTAATCATATTATGCAACCAGATGGGGGTAGGTTCACAAGTGAACCTACCACACTCCCACTCCACTACGTTACGTGTGAGTGAGCTAGAACATGGTATTGTTGGAAGTTGTACGATCACTTGATGACGGTCGCTACTATGGATCCTATAAATAAAGGTAACTTGTAGCTGTAGCGGTCTCACTTCTTGAACTTAAAGATAAAACTGCGGCCTAAAACCGCCTCTAGGCCACCTCAGCGCTTCTGTGCGCGGCGTTCGCGCTATTTTGATGCCAATGTACCGCTACGCGCTTTACGACACCTTACAGCGCTTCCTATAGAACCTAAAAACAAGGCAAAAAAAAAGAGCTAATGAAAGCTCTTTTTGGTTTTTTAGATGTCGCCTGTTTAATCCACGTCGGCCATCGCCTTTTGTGTTTCGCTCAAGGACTCGATATGGTCAATGTAACTGTCGTTCATTCGGACACTGTCGAGTACGAACTGACCTGCTTGGTATGCCTGTGTCATAAGAACTTGCCAACCCTTCTCGTCATTACGTGCTTTTACGACGTACGCTCGCATTAGGCCGAGTGCTCGCTCAGCTTCTGTTTGGTTGAGTGAGATAATATTATCGGCTATCGCTATCTTCGAGAAGTCCTCAGCTACGTGCTTTTCAGTGATTACCCCGACATCAGCACCATCACGGTTTGTCTGTGTTGCTGTTACCATGGCGAGGTTACGGTCTACCGCGATACCACGTAAATCTTTGTACAACTGGCCTAAGCTTTCACGCATCTTAGATACGTCGAGTTTCATAAGGTCAGCATAGTCAATCACGATCATGTCTGGTACGAAATTGCTGTGGCGCTCTAACTGGTCGAGGTATGACTCTAGCATAGGCACTGTCAGCTGACCTGTAGGGAACTGCTTGATTACCAGTTGCAGACGCTTTTGGTATTTAAGTTTGTGGATCAGCTCATGTCGGATGCCATCATTGCCCTCAAGCACAGGACGCTCAATATTCGAAGGCGCAATGCCAAGTAAGTTACCATCGTCGTCCTTTTCCATTTCAACGATAGGTACATCAGAGTTACGCTTCGAAATACTGAAAAGCATTTGCAAGTAACGTTGAGCCGTACGACCCTCGTGCATTTCAAGGGTTAGGTGGAGTACTTTTTTACGAGCTAGCAGTGCAAACTTGGTGTAGTTAAGTAGACACCACGTCTTACCCGTATTCGGTGGTGCCATTACGATTAGAAGTTCTTTTGGTACCGCACCAATGCCCGCTTTATCAAACTCAGGGATGCCCGTAGGGAAACAATCGGTCATTTCTTCAAGGAACGATAAAGTACGTTCAATGTCTTCACCGAAGAACATACCCAAATCCAAAGAAGCGTCGGGGAGTCTAAGTGCTTGGTTAACGCTCAGCTCGGCGCGCTCAATGTCACCGTTTTGAAGATGTTCTACTGCACTGGCTAGCTCACGCTTTAGGTGCGCCCCACGGATAAAGCCGCGAAGCTGGTTGATCACGAACTGACCGTTAATAGAATCGCGCTGTTCAAACAGGTCATACAAGATGTCTTCGTACATCTTTCGGATTGAAGCTTTATCGCCTTTAAGCTTATCCTCAAGAAGGTCAGCAATGTGCTCGCAAGGTGGTGCCTTATAGCGGTTAATGTATGCTTGAGCCTCGCGGCAGATCTCACGCATAACGCGGTTATCAAGGTAGTTAGGGTCAACCAGTGAATGGATGGTACTGCTATGCTCGTGGTCGAAAATCAGCATAGACAGGATATTTACCTGCATGTTATCAGATAGTTTTTTAGTGCTCATCAAAGTCTCAATTATATTTAAGCGCCATCAGCGCATTAGCTTACTCTATAAGCTAGTATCAACAATTCATTGTACAAGGGGCTGGCTGTAAACCTGCCCTCTATTAGTACGGTACCCATTGGCAGGATTATTTAAACCCTGCTAAGTGCGTAAGCGCCTGACCTAGCGTTGGTCGTGGGCGGATGCCATGTTGCCTTAAATAATCCCGAACTGCAAGCTCATCGTACTGCGGCGCACGGGGTTTCGGCACTTCTGGGTATTTAATGCCCTCTTCCAAGGCACTTAGCGGGAGTGGCAGTGCACATACTTTTAAGCCGAGGTCGATCACGTCTTTATGCTCTTCGTAGGTTTTGTCTAGCAAGTCGTCATCGCGCATGACTTCAAGAGCCTTTTTCTCACCGATACCCTTAACGCCCTTATAGTTATTGTGACTGCCTTTGATAGCATTGAAGATCACCCAGTCTTCGGGTGTAAGGTCAGGATAATCGGCCTCGAAACGCTTGTGCCCATATAGACCCGACTTTTTGACTAAGTACACGTTCTTGTGATTGAAGAGTTGGTAAAGGTCATCATCAGCTGACGCAATGACGATACGGTCATAGTCCTTAGCAAAGTGTTCAACAGCCAGTGCGAAAAGGTCATCAGCTTCCCATCCCTTAGCACGCCAAACGTCAATACCCGCTGCCTCTAAAAACGCATCACCTAAAATGCGCGTGTGCGCGAAGGCTTCATCGGGCAACTGTTGCTTTCGCTTCTTACGGTCTTCTTTGTACTCAGGGAAGACCTGAGTCTTACGGTAGTATGGGTTACCATCAGCGCACACAATCATGTGCTCAGGCTTATGCTCTCTAACCAAGGTGCCGAGTTGGTCGGTCAAACCAACAAGGCCACCCGTGTACATACCTTTGCACATAAGTTCAGCATTAACGCTCAAGCCTTTGTATAGCAAGCTTGAGTAATCCACCAGCATCAGGGTTTTCACCCAGTCGTCAGGTCGGTCGGCATTCGCACGCGCACGTGCTTTATCTAAAAGTCCCATTAGTATCTCAGTCTCATTTATTAATAATCGTTGTACAACAACTTACTTCTTTTTCTTTTTGCTGGTACGCGACTTCTCGTCGCTTACCATTTCGCCCATCATGCCAAGCAGCATGCTAGACTTCTGCTCTACGATTTCAGTCATCAAGTCTTTACCCTCTTTGATAAATTCTTGAATACGTTCATCGACAGAGTTGATCGTAATCAGGTCGTAGTAAAAGCACGGCTTCTTCTGGCCGCCACGGTGGGTACGCTTTTCTGCTTGCTGACGTTCAATCGGGGAAACAGGTGATTCAAAAAAGGCCATGTGATTCGCTGTCTGTAGGTTTAGACCAGTCGAACCTGACTTCGAGTTTACAACGGCTGCTGTAATAGACTTATTTTCACGGAAGTCATGTAAGAACGCCTTTTTATCTTTGGTTTGTGCGTTCAGCGCTAGGTATTTAATCTTGGACTTTTTGAGCGCAGCCTCAATCATATTACCTGTCGCGATGAACTCGTGGAAAATAACGATTTTCTCACCTTCTGGCAGTGACTCAATAAGGTCGGTAAGTGCATCGAGCTTAGGCTGGTCTTTAAAGATGATGTCTTCGTAGTTTTTCGTCTTTTTGCCATCGTCATCTAGCTCGTAAACACGCACAAACCCCGAGGCTAGCGTACGCATCTTCATAAAGACGTTCTCAGCATTCTTACGGTCGTCAAGCGCATCGCCAGCCATCGCCTTTTGCTGAATCTCGTCAAGCATTTCGCGCATATACTTCAAGGCATCTTTGCCCATGCCAACACGCACAGGAATGAAGTTTTGGCTAGGTAAGTCCATACACTCCGAGTCGCGGTAGCGTATGCTGCGGTGCTGGATCATGCGATTCAATAAGCGCTTTTTCTTCTTATTGAACTCCCAGTCCATAAAGCCTGCGCCGTTAACCTTCTGGTCAAAGAATGTTTCTTTAAAGATTTGAGGGTGATGGCTCAATGATTCGCCACGGTCAATCAAGAAGAACTGCGCCCACAAGTCCATAGGGTTACGGCCGAATGGCGTACCAGTCAGGCCATAGCGGAACTTTGCGGCCTGACAAAGGACATCACAGATTTCAAATGTTAGTGACTCAGGGTTTTTACATTTGTGTATCTCATCCATCGCGACCATGTCAAATAAGCTTGCTGTGTACTCAAGCGCCTCTTCGTCAATAGTGCGACGACGGTTTTCAGTCTTCGTAACAAGTGATTGCAAGCCTTGGTAGTTGATGATCCAGACGTCACCTTCGGCTTCAAGTAGTTCCTTGCGCTGCTTCGCACTGCCCTCAAGGCCGATGCCCACAAGTTCGGGCTGGTGTACTTGGATTTCATCAACCCATGATTGGATGTTTGTGAAGTTTGGTACCAATACCAGCGCACGCTTCGCTTGGCCAAGCTTTCGGCGGTACATGAACAAATCTAGAAGTAGCTTAGTGTTGTGCGTAACAATAAAGTCATTTGTGATGAATAGCCCGTCGTCACGGTCAACCTTGATACATACAGCTTGGCCGTAGCCGTGAGGCGTCACACTCGTGATAGTTTTGTATTTAGTATCTTTAGTAATGAGCTTGCCGTGTTCGTCCAATGCACTCCACTGGCCTAATGACCTTGAGAGGTACAGCGCATCGTTATCACAAGTAGTTTCATTAAGAAGCTCACGGCGAGAATGATATGCCCCCATTTCTGGTGATTTTCCTTTGAGGTCGATTGTCTTTGAAATGAGTGGGATTCGGTGCTCTTGGTTATTGATGTCACCCATGAACTCTTGAAGTTCAAGAGTCTGGGTAATAGTACCGTCCTCATCACAGAGTGACCATAAGTGCTCTTTGCAGCAAATACTCTTAGTACCGTCATCGAACGCAACTTCGAATAAGTCTTTATTACCCTGTGGGAACACCCCCTCGATAGTACAATGGTCACCCGATGGGTGGACGACAGTTTCACCGACCATTAGCGTCCCAATAGCTTTCCAACCTGTCGGCGTTAGTACTAACTGTGATGCTTCCAAGGCTTTACCAAGCCCCATGTCTAGGAAGTACATGAACGCTGGGTTTGAAACGCCAAGAGCAATACTTGCCCATTGATGCTTATAAGGTGTGGTGTGTACAGGAACGTCGGCGAACGTCTCTTCTAGCTCTTCAAGTGATGCCTTTTTAATCCAGCGCCAATCATCGCGGTCGGCACGGATAAAGCCATCAATCGCTTTAGGATTAATCATAAAATGCCCAGTATCTAAGTCTCAATTCTTGTTGGTAGCAACTTAGGCCACCTTGCATCGCGCCACTCTACACGAAACAGTCCAACTTGTGTAGTACTAACCGCCGAATTGCGCGCATATTTGACTACAGCCCAAGGACTTAGCGTGATGGCCAGTCAACATCTAAAGCCATTGCATGCACAATGGTGCGTGCACGGCCTGCTCACAGATTACGCTTGCAAAATCGTTGTACAAAACAGTTGCGGCGCAGCGGGTTAGCTGCTATCTTACACCCATAGATAAAGCGCTATGCGCTATAGACCGAAGACAACCTATTCACTTTTAGGCAGTACTATGTCACAGATTAAAGACCAGCTTCATGCTCAGCTAGATTGGGCATCGACTAAATGGGGTTACGTAGCCCTTGCCCTTGATGGCAACCGCGAACTTGTAATTAAGTCACTTGATGGCCGTCTTGAGAATTGGCTAGTGACAGGCTTCAACACAGATATGGAGTACAACCCATCGTCTGTGCGCCTCGTAACCTTCGACCCTAAATCAAACGTGGTGGTTCGAGAGTACGACCCGATGTTACTGAAATCATCGACGTTCGATAAAAGAACGCTAGAAGCTCTCGACCGTGCCGCTGATAACCAGTCAATGGATTATGCAGAAATAGATTTCTGCCCTAAATGTGGTTCGCATAAAACTATTCGCGTGAACGCAGGCCGCCCTATGAAGTCGTGCAGTGACTACTTTGTATGTTCTGGCCGCGAGCTAGCAACAGAGAAAGTGCACCCTCTTCGCGTTTTAGATGCCCCGAGTCAGCAATACTTTCTTCGAGAAGGTCAGATGCTCCCTGATACACTGCTTCAACCAGAGAAAGGCAACAAGCAAGCGGCGAGTGCAGATGGTACGCTAACTTTTGGCGATGTGTCAGAGACCGATGGCCAATCTGGCATAGGTCTTCCTTTAGTGAATGACGCCGACGTAATACCAACAAGCGAATACAAGCTTTTGAAATACCCGTTTAGTCATTTCAACCGCGTACAAAGTACACTACTTGCGAATAACATACATCGAAATGACGTAAACCTAGTACTTGGTACCGCGACGTCGTCAGGTAAGACTGTCAGTGCCGAGCTTTGTATGGCGCGAACACTGGCCAAGGGCGATAAGGTTGTTTATGTTTCGCCGCTAAGAGCACTTACCCAAGAAAAATACGAAGAGTGGTCAGAGACTTTCGGTGATGACTACGACATCGGTATCATGACGGGTGACCACCAGTTGACTGAGGCACGTGCCCGTGAGGTGAATAACTCTGACATTCTGTGTGTAACGTCTGAAATGCTTGACTCGCGTACACGTAAGTACGGCTCAGAGAAAAGCGCATGGATCGACGATATTAGACTGGTTGTTGTCGATGAATCACATATCATCGGCACGAGCCGTGGCCATGCTGTTGAAGCAGGCTTGATGCGCTTTACAAATCTTAACTCGAAAGCGCGCATTCTCTTCATGTCGGCGACAATGCCTAACGTTGAAGATTTTGCTAAGTGGCTAACAGTCTTAAACGGCAAGAAAACAGAGGTCATCAATTCACCGTGGAGACCGACACCGCTAACGTGGCACTTTCCGCAGTACATTGAGCAAGGTGATTACCGTCGTAACCAACAGGCCAAAATACAAGAGGCCGTGAACGCAGTAATGGCTCCCGAGCGCGAGCATGAGAAATGCTTGCTTTTCGTCCATGACAAAACGACGGGTAAAGAACTTGTTCGTCAACTGCGCGGTGAGGGGGTTGTTACTGAGTTCCATAATGCCGATGCACCGAAGGACACGCGTAAGCGTATTGAGAGTGAGTTTAAGGATCCGATGGGTAAAATCCGCGTGCTTGTGGCGACCAGTACACTTGCGTGGGGTGTAAACGTTCCAGCAAAGAATGCAATCATCGTAGGCACAACCCGAGGTATCAACCAAGTCGACTTGGCCGATATTCACCAGATGGCAGGTCGTGCAGGCCGTGCACTACCACCTGAGTATTACATCCAAACGCCAGACGCTGAGGTGTATACGCAGACAAGCTTTGACCGCTTATCAATCCGTCTGTTATCGACTGATGAGAAGTCTTTAGGTCAGGCACAAGTGATAGACATACGTACCGATGACTATACGGAAAGTACACCTACAGAATCGAAAACAGAAAAACCTGCGGCAACACGCCGTAAGCGTAGACAGCGTCGTGAAATCGACATAGACGTCGACGCACTTGTAAACGACTTACAGTCTCAGCGTAAGTCACGTCGCGGGCGTAATCGCCGCGCTACAGCAACGTCATAATAAAGGGAAGCTAAGATGCGCTATTCTAAAATAAAACTACTAACAACGAATCACATGAACATGTTTGCGGCGTTTGGTCGTACCTTTAAAAAAGGTGACTTTAAAGGCGCGATGAATGCCATCGTCGACGAACGTGCTGGGGCAGGATTACCACATGGTGCTCTAATGGATGATTATATCTTTAGTGAAGAGCACTACTGGCTCAATAAAACCAAGCGTAACGTTATCTACCCTGAAACTGAGGTAGATGTCGTGAATCTACTAAACGCTGACTACGACGTGGATGACGCCAAGGGCTTCAACTTTCCGATGTCTAACTTTGTTTTCACGCTTCCAGCTAACTTTGAGTATGATGGCGTACGTTTACCGAGCTTCATGGTAACTTACATGCGCACGGCAGACCATGTTAAGACGGTTACGAATGCCCTTCTGAGCGACTTTCATCGTCCCGAGGGCAATGTCATGGTTAAACCTGAAAACCTTGATAAGAATGCCTTAGCCATCATTATCCCAACGGATGACGGTGAGTTCAGCCGCGTCATGACACATCACACGACCATCCCGCTTCTGCTTCGTTCTAAGACAATTAAAGAGTATCAGACCCATGTCGGTAACATGAGCGATGCAACCTTGTCGGGAGATTTAAACGAGTATGAGAGCAAGCAGCAATTCCTAGCGCTAAAGCTTGTTTCAGCTTTTAGTGCTTACGTATCAGCGGGTGAAGAAGAGGCACTGACAGTTGGGATGCGTGACCCGAAGGCTAGAGAGTCTTGCCTGCCTAAAGGCGTTAAAACAGTGACGGCCTACACGTTCCGTACGGTATTTGGCCGTAACATAAAGGATAAGAAAAAGTGGGCAGATGAGCCAGAGACACAGCTATTTGTTAGCCGTAAGTCAAACACTTGGAACGTGAAGAAGTTACAGACTAAAACTGATTTCGGAGGGTTAGACTAATGGCTGCTTTGAAGACTCACCACAAAGTTATTAAGGCTGACAGCGTTGAAGACGCCAAAACGTGGTTAGCCGAAAACGACCAAGCTTATCTTGATAAGTACCATGGTCATTGCTTGCTTATTTGCGATAACCCTACTAGATGGCAAGAGCGCATCCAAGAAGCGAGAAACGTGGACTCTCAGTTAGTTGATGAATCAACACTGGGGTTTCACATTTTGGCCGAGGTTGACTCAGGTGTGATCACAACGCGAGCTGACGTTGAGACGTGGTTCAAACGCTCACTTGCGTTTGTTCAGGGTAAAGTTAATCAGGAAATCGTCGACAAGGTTTTGCGCGACTTGTTGGTCACTAAGATGCTCTTAGAGACAGGGGGTCGCCTACTTATCACAGATATTGGCCGCGTTTCGGCGGTATGGTACTACAAACCAGAGGATGTTTTTCACTGGTGGCGTGGTCTTCAAGATGTCGCAGATAATGACCTATGGGAAAATGATTACGTCATGACCCATGTTGTAGCAGGTGCGCCGAGCTATAACTTAGATTACATCCCTAAAGGACAAGCAAAGCAAGTCGAAGCCTATGAAGCAGAGTTGACGAAGAAGCTCCGTGGTGTACGTGCGACGGCGCTCGCTGCGGACATCTATGACCACATCAACGGCAAGGTCGTCCCAGCAACGCGACTCTCTGCGTTTAAATACGACAGCTCACGTATATTCCAAGCTGTACGCCAAATAGCTAAGGCATGCGACTGGGAACGCCCAGAGGGTTACTGGCATCTACTTGAAACACGCTATAAGAACGGTACCTCGCAGTCTGTTGCTGAGCTAACGGAAGTTGAAGGCTTAGGTGTGATGCTTGTTCGCAAGCTCGCCAACTTTGGTATTAAGTCAATGGCAGACCTTGTCTCGAAAGAGAACAAGCACAAAGTAGAGCGCATCCTAGGTCGCAAATACGATGCTGCCATGGCCTCAGCCAAGCAAATATTACGCAAGCGTTATGAAGACTAGAGCACTGCCTCGTAAAGCGTTGTACAAACTTTTTATAAAAAAGGTTTTACTTCCGCAAAAAATAATGTATTGTACAACCATGTTTAATAAATCGCTGCGCCGCAGACGATTACACCGATAAATGGATAACCGAAAAATGACCGACACACTTAACACAGTTTTATTAGCTGCGTTGGAAGTCCTACCGATGCTTACCGACGAGAATGAACCTTATTGCATCAAGAGCACCGACACGGCTGAGGTCGTAAGCGGTAAGATCTATGATGCGTTCATCTACGGATTAGACGATGACCAGTACAATGCACTTGTTGAGAGTGCTCGTAAGTCAGCCTCGCGTGCAAAGGCATTAGCCGAGCTAAAAGAATGGACGGATGAGGTTGCAGACAACCACGAAGCCGAGCTTGACCCTGATGCAATGGGTGCTCAGGCTGAGTTATTCGCAGATTTCCCAGCACTTGATGAAGCTGGTGACGATGACGATGTCCTGACGGTTGCCTACGCACTAGCTAACTGGCCAGACGGTGTGGCACTACCTAAAGAAATTACAGCGGAGCTGAAAGGTAACGCCGTGCTAAAAAATGTTGAAAGCACACTAGCGTCACATTTTGGCACTGAGAAGAAGCCAGCACGCTCGCGTCGTCAGCGCCGAAAAGTTGAGCCAGCATTAAGTAGTACTGACCAAACACTGGCAGCCCTTGCTGATATTTCTGACTTAGTCGGCGACCCCGATGGCGACGATGCAGTAAGCACCGACCTAAACGATGATGCCGAAGCGCAAGCAGCAAAGGCCGAAGCCGAGAAAAAAGCGAAAGAAGACGCTGATAAAAAAGCCAAAGAAGAAGCCGCTGCAAAAGAAGCCGCTAAGAAGAAAGCACAAGAAGAAGCTGAGGCCAAGGCTAAGGCCGAAGCGGAAGCGAAGCGTAAAGCCGAAGAGAAAGCACAAAAAGAAGCCGAGGCCAAGGCTAAGGCCGAAGCGGAAGCGAAGCGTAAAGCCGAAGAGAAGGCTCGAAAGCGTTCTGTCCGTACGACTAGTATCAGCGCTAACACATACGGCGTTGTAGGTACAATGCGCCGCTTGCTCCTGATTGATAAAGAAATCCGCTTTGATGAGATTTATTTAATCATGAAAGAGCTAGGTGTTGAGGCTAAGAAAGGCACGTGGTCGCCGAAGTTATCAGACCTTCGTGGCGCGTATGAGTTCTTCGAATCTATGGGTATGTTCAACCAAGAACAGCTAAACAAGTTTAAGTCTGTAGAAGACTTAGCCAAGGTCGACCCAGCAATGGATGAAGAGTACACGGCTAAGCTATCCGCTGCGGTAGCGAAGCACTTAAAGTCGAAGAAGTAACGAGTAAACTAGTAAATTAAAATGGTCTCATCTTGAGGCCATTTTTTTTTTTGCAACAAATCCATAAATCACTGCAACACAGACATTTCTAAATAATACCACTTCTGATAGAATGCCTCGCGGTAGACGTGCACAAGTGACGGGCTACCCAATAAACGAGACTAAGAAAGCTATAGCGTACAAGCGCTAGAAGCATATTTATTGATACTAAAGAGAAACAATATGACCTGTAGAACAGATGATCTGCAAGAGGCTTTGCAGCTGGTAAAACCTGCACTAAGCCTGAATAACATCCTTCCGATCATGCAAAGCTATTGCTTTACTGGCGACTGCGTTTTTGCATATAACGATTTCATTTCAATTGGCGTAGCCCTTGATACTTCTTTCTCAGCAGCAATAGCTGGTAACGCCCTTAACAAATGTGTGAGCACTATCCGAGCAGAGGAAGTGTCATTCGTGGAGAACGATGGCAACCTAGTTTTGAAGCATGGCCGCTCTAAGATGGCGTTTGTAACCCACCCTGCCGAAGAGTTCGTGTTAACTGTTGATAGCCTAACTGACGATGCTGTGTTTACCATGGAAGTCGATATGGCTTTCTCAGAAGCCCTCGCCTCAGCAATGCTGAGCATCGACACACAATACTTTTTTGATGTGTTTGGCTCGGTTGCACTTTCAATGCGCGAAGGTGAGCCACTAACGCTTTATAGTACAGATGACCAGACGCTGACACGTGCAGTCATCAATGGTGCGAAATGTCCACCGAAAGGCGACTACGAGAATGACCTTGTATTATTGCCCAACGATTTCTGTAAGCAGTTCTTAAAGTTGTACAAGCACTTCTTTGAAGACCACAACGGCAAGGTAAAACTGAGCTTCGGCGAGACCTACCTGCACTGTAACTTCGGCGAGGACTACGGCTGGTTAATGGTAGAACTACCTGACGCAGACATCATGCCTTATGAAGACGTGTTCGACGAGGCAATGCCTGAAACGAAAGAAGATGAATGGTTTGAGGTTGATGACGACCTACGCGCTATCTTCACGCGTGCCGCAGGTGTGCACAAGATCGCAGTTAACAAGCACCAGACTCAAGAGACACTGAGCATTAGCGAAGGCTCTAAAGAAAGTGAAGCAGTACTATCACAAGATACACAGCAGCAAGACTTGAGCGACCGCTGGGTGGGAGGCTTAGCCCCTGATGTTGAAATCATGGTGAACCCTAACTATGTGCTTCGCGCAGCTAAGATCCTAGAAGAAGGCCACTGGGCAAGCGGTAATGTTATCGTGTTCAGAAACGGCGACTACATCACTCACATTATTTCGGTGGAGTAAGTCGTGGCTGGTTCATTTTTTGGTCAAAGAAAGAAGAAGCGCATTGACAAGAAAGTACCTATGCGCACCCTAGGCAAGGGCGGCTGTCATGTATGCCCATTGAAAGACACGTGCGAGCAGATGACCTGCACGGGCGAGCTAGACAACGACATTGCCTTAATTGTTGACCGTCCATCAGTAACTGATGAACGCTCAGGTGAGTTCCTAACAGGCTCTAAGTGGCAACAACTCAAGAGCGCCTTCCCGTCAGGCTGGCTCAAGAAAAAGATCACAATCCATGCGCTTGTACAAGGGGCTACGCCAGATAACGACGAAGCTGCTAATGCAGGTATTGCCTGTCGTTCGCGCTTTGATGAGGACTTCCTTAAACAAAAGCCAACGTATGTACTTGGTTTAGGCTATGCGCCGCTAAAGCACTTTTTAGGTGAAGGCGACGTGCAAGCATGGCGCGGGCGTCAGGTTCTGTGCCATTACAAAGGCCATAGCTTCTGGTACTTCCCGCTTTACTCAGTCGATTATGTTGCAAGTACACGTCGTGACCGACAGAAAGAAATAAACGAGTATGAGCGTGCATTCTTGCAGGACATTAAGCGCTTTAGCCGTGGCATTCAGCGTGGTGACTTTGCTGAGAACCCACCTAAACCGATTATCTCGGGCTATGAGGACAATATTGAGATCATCATGGGTCAAACCGACTCAGAGGTTGACCGTGTCGAAGAGGTATTGGAAGAAATGGGCACATGGCCAGAGGTCGGCGTGGATATTGAGACCACTCGCCTACGTCCGTACTCAAAAGCAAGTAAGGTCGTGACTATCGCAATCGGAACGGATAAGCACACCATTGCCTTTCCTGTTTACCACCCTATGGGTTGGAACACGAACCAACGCGAGCGTATTGAGAAGGCACTGCGTCGTTTCTTCCGTCGCAAGAAGACAAGCAAAATCGCCCATAACTTACCGTTTGAGCAAGAATGGCTAAGCTACTTCTACGGCGATAATATCTTGAATACGCCTTGGGATGACACGATGGCCATGGGTTATGTTCTTGACGTGCGCCAAGGTGTTCTAAACCTAGATGCACTGTGTCAAATACACTTAGGCTTCCGCTTAAAAGAACTGACTAACGTCGATACGCGTAACGTTCTAAAAGCCGACCTGCGCACGCTCCTACTGTACAACGGTATGGACACCAAATACACATACATGTTGAAGCAAAAGCTGTGGCCAAAGATTGAAGGTGACAAAGACGCCGAATGGGTTCATGGCCACTTGATCCGAAGCTGCGCGACACTTGCCCGTACACAGCAGGTTGGTCTAAACATTAACAACGAGTGGCTAGCCGAGTTCCGTAAAGAATGCGTTACTAACATTGCGGAGTTAGAAGAAGACCTAGAAAACGTTTACGAGATCGAGAAGTACAATAAGAAGTACGGACGACGTAAGGGTAAGCTGCAACACTCATCACCAGCAGACCTTCTAGCCTTGTATAAAGATATGCTGCAACGCCCAGAGGTTATGGTTGAAGATAACTTCGGTAATCGTAAGCCATCAACCGATGACACCGTGATGGAAAAGCTTGAAAATGCAGGCTTAGAGAGCGCAGGTATTATTCGTAAACTACGTAAGCTTACGAAGATCATGTCGACTTACGTTGACGCGTGGACGTACTCTAACGAAGAGACTGACAAGAAGGGTAAGCGAAAGGGGCTAGTCCATGATGACGGTAAGCTTCACGCGAGCTTTAACCTTTATCGTACAGGTACTGGCCGTCTTTCTAGTTCGGATCCGAATGCACAAAACTTCCCTAAGCGTGGTGATGGTAAGAAGGTACGTGAGGGTATTAACTGTCCGAAGGGGCACCACATTGTGTCAGTGGATTATGGCCAAATAGAGGCACGTGTGTGGGGTATGATCAGTCACGACGTCAACTTCTGTAAGGCACTTTGGGATAACTACGACGTTCACATGGAATGGGCTAAGAAAATCTCTCAAGCCTACCCTAAAGTTATCGGCGGCGAAGATAAGCTAAATGACCCGAAAGCGTTAAAAACGTTCCGTGGTAACGTTAAAAACCAATGGGTATTCCCGCTGTTCTTCGGTTCAAGTATGTTTAGTTGTGCGCGTACACTGCAAATCCCTACAGACGTAATCCAACCGCTATACGACGAGTTCTGGGACACGTTCGCAGGGGTTAAGCGTTACCAAGAGCGTATGGTTGATTTCTATAAGCGCAATGGTTACGTACAAACAATGACAGGCCGTAAACGCCATGGTCCCCTCTCCTACAACCAGCTCGTTAACTCGCCAGTACAGGGCACAGCGTCAGACATCGTAGTAGATGCAATGAACCGCATGGTTAAAGAAGGTATTCAACCTGCGGTAAACATTCACGATGATATTACGTTCTACTGCCCAGAAGACGAAGTTATCGACACGGTGGAGTTTGTTGCCGAGCTAATGTGCTTGTCTGAATTTGACTTCATTAACGTGCCGTTACTAGTAGAAGCCGAAGCAGGTCCACACTGGGCAGCCCAAGAAGTTATTGGTGAATACTCATCAGCTGACTTTATACCAAATCTGAGAGCCAAGATTTCGGGCGGCATCTAAAATAAAGGGCTTTAGCGTAAATAAGCACTAACAAACAAAGCAAACCCCTAGGCACTTTCAAGTGTCTGGGGTTTTATTTTTAGACAAAAAAATCAGGTACATACATGAACAAATCATTTAGCTTTTATCATCGCAATACACATCATTGGGATGTGTACTCGAAGCAAGAACGCATCTTCCGTATTCGGGGTGAAGACGGCAACTTTGTAGTAATTGGCGAGCATAGCTGCGCATCGGTCACGCCAGACGGTGATTGGTTAAAGTTTAAGACTTTAACGGCTGCCACGACATGGATCACTGATTACCTTATGCACGAGCCGCATGTCGCGAATTAGGTCGTGTACAAGACCTCGAAAGCATTGTACAAAAACATAGGAAAATAAGTGAATTAAGGGTGGAAGCAGGGATCTGTTTTTGCTACTATGCTCCTGCAAACCGAGATAAGCAAAACCTTTAGGTCACAATGGCTTAAAGGGCACAAGGTTAGCTTTAACACTAAAAGTCTTATTATATATTAACAACCCGCTACACGTATGTGTGCGGGTTGTCGTTTATCTGGCACCCCACCACCTCACGCACCACCCCTTTTGGCTTTCTCTTTGCCCCGTAGCGTTGTACAATAAGTTCACTTACCTGTGACTTTCTAGGGCTTTACCTGCAATCACGGTAGTGAATTGAGATTGAGACAACCGTGCCTGTTTGCAGGTACAAGAGACGTAAATTTATTTACTTGTGGAGTAATGCTATGAGTCTATCAGCACTCTTAAACGTGCAAGAAACGCACGCCCCACGATCAGCGAAGCAGCGCTTTATGGAACGTGACCAACGTATGCGTACTAAGTCTAGAGCTGTTGTCGAGTCGTTGACGACACAACGCGCAGCACTTGCAGAAGCTGCCCAGCCTTCGGAAGTCGAACAGCCAGTTTTAACTAACCTGACAGCAGAAATGTTGTTGAACGATTAATAACAAGCACTGTAATGGTGCGTACGAGGATGAGAATATGAGCGCAATTGAGGTGCTTTCGAGACTTACCTTCGACGGCGTAACTTTTCTAGAACCAAGCGAAGGCGCGGAACTAGTTAAGGCAGGCGTAGTCGCTGGCAAAGTTTCAAACGTCACTCTGCCTGTTCAAGCCAGTATTCGGTTGGAATGCCAAGTAAAACTAAGCCTAGATTACAAAAAGGCTTGGATTTATAAGCGCGACTTCCGTGCAGAAATGGGTAAATTTGCCCTAAATGGTAAAACACTTGAAGAAGCCAAAACGCTACTTGGCCAAGTGGAAGAACTACACTATCGCGACCTGTTAGGCGCGGTGTAAAAAGCAGGGGAAAATAAATGTTTAAGTCTGTTAGAGATACTATTTCGCTGTTAGAATACCGCAGCGTAGTTAGTGAACAGTTTATGCAGGTTGCAACTACCATGGTAAAGAACTATGGTGAAGTACCTGCGTTTATCGAACCGCATGCACGCCGCCCTGAGCTGGCGATGTTTGACGGTGAAGTATACATCATGGGTGCAGCGCAAGATTTGCCATTCCACTGTGCCTACATGAAGCTAAATCCTTCAACTGAATACGCAGTGTCAGTCTATACTGACGAAGAAGCCGCTCGCGAGCGTGCCATCAGCGTATTTGGAGCCGACCCAGAAGAGGTGTTAGCCCTCGCTTCGATGACTCAGCCCGAGACGGTTGCAGAAGAGTTATTAGAAGATGGAGATTTAATGGAAGCTCGTTTCTCACGCGCCTCAAACAAACAATCACTTAAATCACGCGCCGATAATCCGCTAAACCGCTTCCGTACGGTTTCGAATATCAGCAATGTGATTAAGACGTCGATTGTGGGCTTTGATGCCAAGAAAGTGAACAAGGCACCACTTCTAATTGGTCACTCAGGTATTTCCAAATCTGCATCAGTTAAGTCTGTTATTAAAGAGCTAAACTCAAGCGCTAACGAAGCAGCAGGCGATTGGGGTTACCGTCTAGTCGACATCCGTGCAGCGTTCTTCGATAAGATGGACATGCTGGGTATGATCACACTGACCTCAGAGACTGACGGTTCAGACGGTTCATTGCTTTCTCAAATGAATGAGCGCTGGACGGACTCACCTAAACTTGAATTACTGACGTGTACGACGCCATTTGTTGAGTCATGCCGTTCAATGGTTCAACGTATCGACTCGGGTGAAGTAACCGTAAGCGAAAGCGACAAAGAATTTGAAGCGCGCCTACGCGAATATGCGAAGACGCCTGTCATGTTCTTCGATGAAATTAACCGTACGCCTAAAGAAGTGATGAACCAGTTAATGGTTATGATCAATGGCCACGCGTTAAATGACTACGATATTTCTATTGCGCCTAAGCTAGCCGCTGCGAACTTACCTGTTGAAATGGATAAGCTCGACGAGCTAGACCCAGAGCAATACGAAAAACTAATCTACCTAGTTCAAAACGTTGATGACGTTGCAAAAGTAGACCGCTTTATCCCGTATGTAGTGAGTTCTAGTGACCCAAGCATACAAAAAGGCGCTTTCGACTATCTCGTTGAATTAGAGGCCGTTCAAAAGCACCCTCAGCTACAAGAACTAGCCCGTTTTGGTTTCGACCAGCAATCACTGCACGACATCAGTGCGATGGATGGCGACGGCAAATTCCCTACGTTCCGTGGTTGGGAAGATACAATGACGTATCTAGCATGGTGTCTTGAGAATAACGAGCTACCGTACCGACAAGTAATTTCTGGCATCCTAGGTGCAACCACAGCAGGTGGCGTACTTCGCTGGTTAGAAAGCTCAGGCATTGAAGTTGACATCACGACGACGGATTCAGAAAGCTTCATTGACCACACTTATCGTGCGGGTCTACCGTTAATGCTTTTAGGCCGTATGGGTATCGCTAAAACAGCTGGTATCAATCAGGCCATTAAGAAAAACGATGACGAAGCCATCCGCATTGACCTTTCAAGTACTGACCGTGTAAACGTGGGTGGTTTCCCACGCCCTGCTCCATTCCTACGCGAAGCATTTGGCTTTGGCTTTAAAGAGAAAGGCGCTGCCTCGAAAGAAGATGCGCTGAACGCAAAAATGGCGGCGGTTACATCACCACTGTTTGAAGCATTTGAAGCCGAAGTGAAACAAAATGGCGATGTACCACATCAGACAACGAGCTACATCCCGAACAAACAGCTTCAAGACCAGCTTGACGCGATCCGCGAATCACAAGAAGAAGGCAAACGTCTTGTACTTGTTTTCGATGAGATCAACCGTTGTACACCAGTAGTACAGTCAGCCGTGTTTGAAGCGATCTCAGATTCTCGTCTCTTTGGTTGTGACTTATCTGGCATCAATTACTCAGTAATTGCAGCAGGTAACTACGATGACTCAGAAGGTTTTGACGCAGAGTCAGGCTCTATGGGTTCAACGTTTGATGCTGCACCAATTGATACGGCAACGCTACACCGTTTCGCGACTAAAATTACACGTGAAGTCTCATTGCGTGATACTGAGCAATTCATTGAGTACTTAGAGACCGAACTGCCAGCTGCGCATTACGTTGCTGAAAAGATGGGTGCTGAGACCCTAATGGAGCTGCTTAACACGCCTTATGACGAAATGGGCGGTGATGACTACGACGATGAAAACGAAGGCGGCCTAGCCAGCCCAGTATTCACAATGCGTACTCTTCAAGCGTTGCACAATATGATGGTAACAAACCACCCTTACGTTTATGCAAACATTGCATTAAGCGAAGCGGCCGTTGCCGCAGGTGGTGCAGACCCTGTATTAGCACAGGCACAGGCATTCATTGCAGTAAGTGAAAACCCTGACCTTATCTTGTTTAAAGAAGACCCGAACATGGGCTACCCTTTACGTGAGTTAAAGTCGACAGGTTTACACACGGCACTTGAACTACCGAACACCTCAACAGTGGCCGCAAAAGACATCTTCAATGCTATCCGTGATGTATGTATCAGCATCACGAACGGTGATATGGAGACGATTAGCCGCCTTAAAGACCAGTTCGGAAACCTGAACAGCTTTATGTTCCGCTGCCAAGCCGTGATCGAAGAAATTGAGAACACGCTAGACGATGCGAGCGTTCAGCTTACATACGCAGGTATCGTACCTGACTACGCCAAAGACGTTGTTGGCGAAGCACTAGAACAATTCTATGTTGAGAAATCGGTAGCGGCCGCACAGGTAGCAGGCTTTGAGCCACTTGAACTTTTCAACGAGTCGGCCAGTGATGAAGAGCTTGAAGGTCTAATTAACCGCCACATGGCAATGGTAGCCTCAGAGACGACACTCGACTTTAATGAGCTATTCATCCGTCTTCTTGAGGACACACTGGCGCAAAATCCAGACCTCAAACCATCGGCAGCTCATTTATTACGATTGAAGAACGTATACAACGGCCATCCATTAGCGGCAGCGCGCCCTATCACGGACGCTCGTATCTCAATGTTCTTAAACGACTACCGTAACAAAGTGTCAGGTGCAGAAAAAGCAGTAGAGACACTAAACAAGCTAGTTGTAGATATGCTCGAAGTGCCAAAGGTCATTACGGCAACAAGCCTTATCTTTAAGTCTTTCGCAAGTTCAATTGGCGAACGCCTAGATAATGCAGATGCAATCGAAACGGTAGTGCTACCTGCTATTTCATCGGGTACCGACGTCTACAAGAAAGCTGTCACTAATGAAAACGCTAAGTCCTTCTCATGGAATGGCGATTTCAAAACGGTTAAAGACGCAACGAACTACCTAGCCGATAAGGGTATCAGCCCACTACAGGCCGCAGCACTCCTTGGTGTTATGATGGAAGCGCGTGGCCGCTCAACAATCGACGCCGTTGGCCGCTTCTTTGAAGATAATAAACGCTTCGAGCTTATGTCTTTAGGCAGTGTCAACGCACACGATGGCCATATCTACCCTGACTACAACACGCTACATCGTTTTGATCAAGGTAAAGGCAACTACGCGGGCACAACCATTATCGGTAAGTCATCTAAAGCTTATGCACTTCACCTAAAAGATGTATTGCCACTTTCTCGCATTGATAACGCATCACGTAATACAGAAGCAGCAAAAGAGAATCCAGACTGGTTCCTAGACCTTGTGTACAAGGGCAACCGATATGGTGTTGCTATTACGTTACGCGTAGAAGATGTTATCGCGGCACCTCATCAGCAGCTGCTTGAGATACCTATTGTTGAAACACCTTCCGTTATTGGACTTGAGGGTGATCAGCTACGCCGTATCGCACTAGCTGTTGCTCAAGTCACGATGGACGGTACCCCTGCTCGCCCAACAGCCTTTATGGGTGATGAGGGAGCAGGTAACTTAGGTGCACTAGCGAACCTTTCAGAAGATGACCTTGTACACAGTGCAACCTTCGCACAAATCAATTACGAAGCAACGTTCGTTAAACAGGGCGGTACAAAAGAAGTCGATCAGCTGCAAGCTTTAGACTTGTTACGTTCTCCGTCAGCGCTTGCGTCGGACGACTCACACGATTTCACTGATACACAAATCGTTATGGCTGGTATTGCTAATACGCGCTCGATGGGCGTACTAGCCGATGAAGACAAGGTGTCAGCGAAAGTATCTCAAAATCTTCGAGATACGCTTACGTCAATGAACATTGATCCATCAGTTGTGATTGACAGTGATGTGAGCCTGTCAGTGTCTGAACGCCAGCAACAGCTCGTGAATAAAGACATGATTCAAGCGTTTTCTCGCTATTCACGCTTGCTTCGTGATGTCTGGAAATAAGGGGTACTAGACAATGTTAATTAATGGTTTTAGTGTAGCGGCGTCACTGATTGAAAAAGGTGAAGATCCGCTACTAACAAGAACAGACCTTGCCAATATCTTTGGCATGAAAAAGTCAGACTTAGTGGGTGCGCGTGAGCGCACTGGCTGTTATTCGTTAACACGCTACCACTTAAATCGTGCAGCAGAGTTGTTAGGCTTTTCGCCTAACGACCTTGTTTACCGTATCACGCCTTCCATGCTTAAAACGGATGGGTCAGGCAAGGTGTCTATGGATAGTCAGAGCGCAGGTGGTGTAGGTGCTAATAACGCAGCCGCTGCGGGTGGTATCTATAACGCCACCGTAACGTCTAACACGAATATGGATAACCTCGTTGGTGACTTATCAGGTCATGTGCTAGGTACAGGCTTTAATCCAGCCAATTTCAAGCTACGTTATGACGTCTTGATGGACACCGCTGAATCGCTAGATAGCTCAATCGTTGCGGCGCTCATGGCTACGCTAGATTCGGCTACGCTTGTACGCTACAACATGGCTAATATTGATAACATCAATTTAGACACACCTGTAAGCTCGATTCACGAAGATTACGCCAAAGGCATTGCTCACTTACTGCTTGGTTTATACTCAGCCATGTCAACGTCTATGGCGCTAAGCATGGTACGCGACCACGTAACGACGGGTAACTTTTTTAGCTACGACGAGGCACTGAACTTGTATAAGTGGTTACAAAAGAGCTTAGGCGCTATCATGGGCGTCACGAGCCTACCACGTAACGAAGTATCTCGTAAGAACGCTCGTTATGATAAGGTTGTCGCGAAAGCGATTAAAGGCCGTCAAACGTTAGCTAACTCAAACATCAACATGACGCCACGTGTATCAGGTGATACGGCTTCTGAGACTATCGAGTACGTTGACATGACGAAGATGGTTGAAACGATGGTTAACAAACTGGCCGAGCATCTAGACGAACAAGCTAGTCGTAAAGAAACGCTTGACGGTGACGCGTTAATCAAACGTGCTAACGCTATCTTGAAAGACATGCCGCAGCTTATTCGTAAGAGTTAAACTGCACGAGGGGGAGTCACTTAGGACTCCCCTAAATCGAGACTTGAGAGAAATGGAGGACAGCCTATATGGGACTGTCATTATTAGAGTTTGAATCAGCAGTAAAAGAGATCATTAACCAGAAAGTTACTGCCGATATTTCTGACTATACCTCTGTGTTGACACGCGCCGCAGGTAATATCCAAGACCAAGGTCAAACCTTTGGCTTCTTGGCACGAGTAAACTCAGAAACAAACAACGTAGAAGTGTACAATGGTGTTGCTCTAGCAAGCCGCCAAGGTGTGCGCTACTCAGACATGGATCGCATGGTAAAGAATATGGGCGGCGTCCCACTTCTTGATGCACCTCAGAGTGTGATCCAAAACACCCTAGCACAGCGTGATGATTTAAGTGCCCTCTTACAAGATGCACTAAAAGATAAAAGCTTCTCAGCCGCAGGTCACGCAACAACGATGCCTGTCGAAGAGGTTTTCACGAGTGGTCGCCAAGTTGTATCAGCTAAATCAAGCGCCTTAACGGTTAAAAACCGTATTTGGGACGACCACCAGCACATTATGGCTGACGTTCCCGAGCTAAGCTTAAAACCGTCAGATATTCAATTGATGGCGCGCTTTGTTGCGAGCATGTCGAACATGCCAACGTTCTCAAAGATGTATCAAGAGCTTGGTGCCGTAGAAGAAACTCGTGAAAAAGGCTCGACGCTTTACGTACAGAAAGTCACGACGACTAAGCGGATCCTACGCTATAACCCTGCCTTTATTGCAAAAGCTATTGTACAAGACATGGTTGCTGCAAAAGTCGGTCTAAGCGGTATGGAAAACTATGGTGGTGCGATGGCGTCACTCGGTTATATGATTGGCCACGAACTTCTGCACGTTATTTATGATCACTTCAATGCTGATGTAAACCAAGGCTTGAAGGACATGCAGTTACCACCTGTGGTAAACAAGACCAACAGTAAAGCACTTCAACGCGTGATGAGTAACACGGTACCGATTGAAGAGCTAATGAATAACCGCTTTATGTCGGCGATGTTCGATATGCCTGCGACCAATGGCGGTTATACAGTCCCTGAGTTCCGTACAATGGATGCCCGAGGCAATACTAGTACGGGTGCAACGTTTAACCGTATTACATGTGGCCGTTGGTATATTGGTGACCAAATTGTATTCGGCAAGGGCAATCTTGACGCAGCTAAAGTAAGCGACGTTCAGAACCGCCTTAAAGATAGCGGAAATTCGCCTGACTACCGCGAGGCACTACTTGACGAGCTTAGCTCAGCACAAGACAAAATGTCTTATGACGTTTGGTTCCCAGTTATCTTTGTTGTTAACCGAGCTGATGATGTTAATATCGGAAGGCTCGAAACCATGCCAGAGGAATATACCTTCTTCGCAGACGGTACACTACCACTCCCCTCTTTCTGGGATTTAGAATTAATGGTACGTCGTGCGTTTAGCGCAACACTAACTGACGACGAGCTAGTTAAGAAGAAGCCAACTTACGGCGATGCACGTAAGCCTGATGTGACTGTGACAGAGGTTGAAAAAGACAACGACGCAGGTGACGCAGGTGACCAAGCAGCCCCAGAAGATACACAAAAAGAGCCAGAAATTTACACGCCAGAAATGGAACGTGGCGATGTGGTTCTCGATAAAGTAACTGGCATCTACCAAGTCGTAATCGGTGTGCTGCCAAATGACGAGCAAGGTGCTCAGCAGTTACTAACGTACCCAGTAACACGCTTGAATGGCACGTTATCGGGTAAGATCATGAGCGCTGTTCAAGGTAATAAGGACAGTGGCGTTTTAAATGACGAAGAAATCGCTAAAGCAACCGCATTGGCGAATGTCGGTGGTTCACCAAATGCACCTGTACGCCTCAATGATAATGTCTTCGATGAGGTCTTACTTGCGACTACAGCTGATAACCTGATCAAAGAAGACGAGCTAGAAGTTAAGCGCGCGAAAGACCTTCGCCCTGTTTATCTTGATGTACGCGATGAGGTTCAAGTCGACCCTAATCAGCAGCAAGATAATGGGTCAGATGAAGACCCTGAGCCGCAACCAGATATTGAAGTCAACAATGAGCCTGATATGCCACCTCAAGATGATGGCTCAGCTGGCGGTGGTGCCTCTCAAGATGATGGTACCGACGACGAAGATGACGATAATGATGCGGCAGGTGGCGGTGATGCTAACGACGAAGACCCTGACGACGAAGACGACCAAGACGCTTCGGCCGACCAAAGTGGTGACGGCACAGCGGGTGATGGTACCGACGACGATTTAGACCCTAGTGACGACCAAGACGGGGACAGCACAACGGGTGACGATGTCGATAACGACCAAGATGGTAATGATGCGGCTGGTGATAATACCGATGGCGACCAAGACCAGTCAGGTACTGACTCGGATGCAACAAGCAACCAAGACGATGCAGCTGATAGCGATGGTGATTCACCTGATGCAGACTCAAACCAGAGTGGCGGTGGAAGTGACCAATCAGGGGACGATGCCGACGCAGACAGCGACGACCAGCAAAGCGGTGGCGGTGATGCCGACTCAGAAGAGCAAGACTCTGAATCTGACTGGGATGACTACTTAGACTCGCTGGCGAACGACATGAATAGCAGTACTATCGGCTCAAATGATGAGTCTGATGACGCCGTCGATAGACCTGACACAACTCAAGGTGGTCAACCAGAGGGTGACGACGCTGATGACGATAGCGATATGAGCGGTGACTCGACCTCGGGTGATGGTAACGACACTGACAACACCGACGCTAACTCAGACTCTGATGCAGATTCGGACGCAGACGGCAGCGATGCTGATGGCGACGATGAGCAGCCAGATACGTCTGATATGTTTGACCGCGATCCTGATACAGACGAAGAGCGTGCTAAGCGTAAAGAAGCTCAGCAGCGCTTAAAGGATAACCTCGATAAGATGAACGACATGCTTCGTGAAGCTGGCGAAACTATGGAGGACAACCGTAACGAGCGTGAGAAGAACGATGGTGAGCTTGACCTAGACAACGTACGAGACCAACTTCAAAACGCAGGTAAAGGCAGTGATGCCTACCAGTTTGGAGGCGGCCAACGTGCAGATCGACAAACTATGGGCTTGGTATCGCTTATTCGTAAGTGGGCGCGTAAGGTCAAAGGCTTTAAGATCGATACAGAAGTAGGTCACAACGCTTCTAAGCTTAGCCGTCGAATTAAGGGCGCTTGGGGCGCGGACGACGACATGCCTGTTCGACGTGGCTCGGGTGATAAGGCACTTGTGGTTATCATTGATGCCTCGGGTTCCTTAGCATCGTCAGCAAGACTTATTTCAAAAGCGATAGCTGCAACAGTGTTCGAGCTTGATAAGAAGATGGGTGTTAAGTACGTAGTTCCTATCAACTTTGACGGTCGGGAGTATGGTTCAGGTATCTATACGGTTAAAGAGCTTGATAAAGCCATGCCGAAGTATTTGAAATCTTCGGGGTCGTTTATTTCACCAGCGTATGAGTACCTAGTTCAACTGTTTGAAGGTACCGCCAAGTTTGATAAGACAAAGTATAAGGGTGACCCGACTCAGCTCGTAATTGGCGGCGTAATGGTTATCTCTGACTTTGACATCTTTGATGATAGATACCGAGGTGGTACGAGCATTGACGGTGATGGTTCGCCTAAGAGTATCGTACCTGCGCGCTTAGTGAAGGCCATGAACGTCAAGGGCGGCAAGCTACCTTGGCTGAACATGTGCTGGCTTACACAAGGCGCGCGTACCGTGGAATACTTGTACCAGTTCCATGACAATAATGCTAAGAAGTGGAAGTCGAAGATCAACTTTGAGGGCATGGTTGTTGAGAACGATGGCACGGCAGCCATGGTAAAGCTCAAAGACCCACGCTAACTATTTAGTTACAGAAACCAAGGGGCGCAGCGATGCACCCCTTTTTTTTATGCAAATCCAGAGACCTCTAAAATACTTTTCAAAATAATTCACCACTAAAAACAAAGGCTTAATTTAGTGCTCTAGGCTTTTTAAATACTTTTACGATACTTTGGCTTGAAAAGCCAAGAGAAAGTATCTACTATGCTCGCAGCTAATTAAACGTAATCGCCTGCATAGGGGTAAGTTATGACTAACGAGTTTGTATCAGTATTTAGTGCCCGAGGTATCGAACGCATCATTAAAGAAGGGGGTACCCAAGCATGGGTTCTCGACCCAAGGCGTGCAAAGCGTGCGGATTACGCTGTCGTAATTCAGAACAGAAGCTTTGCTAATGAAGGTAATGACTGGGGCGGCGTCTCAGCACCTCACAAGCACATGTTTGTTATTGGCAAAATAAAGGATGTCATTAAGCTGCCTAAGCGCCACGCAAACCATGCTCAGCGATATTCTATACAGTTTAGCGAGTACGCAGAGATCGACCTGAAATCATTCCTTACAGCGAACCGTAACCCTGTACGCTACACACAGACTGATGAGTTAAGCAATCACTTTGACCTTGATGCACTTGCTTGGAAAGCGATGCCTGCCCCAACTATGGAGCTAAAAGTCGACGATGAGGACTTAAACCAAGAAGAGCGTGAGACTGGGGACAGCACAGAAACTACTCAGCCTACGGCAGATGAAACCCCGCTAACGATCCCAGAAGCTAAGCGCCGTTTAGCGCTAACGCTAGGCGTAAGCCCTGACGATATACGCATTACAATTGAGTCATAGTAGGTTTGACAGTGCTTCGATTGGGCATATAATGCACCGTGAGACTATGAGAAATTGGCGAAAGCCATGTAATTGAACTGGGTGTGACCCAAAGGGCGTTATATGGACGATAAAGTTGTACAATTCGACGCGTTCAAGCGCCGTAATAAAGAGGTTGACGACAAACCGTCGGATGCCGATAAATACAAGTACCTAGAAGGCAAGGCTACTTGTTTGGCATGCCGCCATAGCTGGCAGTGTGTCTCAGAGGTAGGTGAGACCACCTTTACGTGTCCAGAGTGTGGCCTGCATAAAGGTATAATGAGTCTACTAACTGCGCCTGATAACTACTGGGAATGCGCAGCATGTAGTAATGAGTTCTTCATGGTTAGCTCTGACGGGTGCCTGTGCACATGCTGTGGTACGCTGCAAACTTTTTAACCAAGGAGACGATAATGCACGTAAAACCAAGTATTACAATAGACCGCCCCGATAGTGCTGCCCTAGCTGAAAATCCACAGCTAGCCACCGCGTGGGGCACCATTGACCAGTTACTTGACCAGCTTGACTTACAGGCGGATGAGTTTCATCGGATCCGCGTAGCAACGGATAATCAAGAAGTCGCGGGTCTTTGCGACCGAGCACTGCTAGATATACAGCGCCGAGTCCCTGTGCTTTTAGAGTTAGAAGAAACGAAGGCCGCATTGCACAACGCGAAGCTTGATAACGAAGCCCTTAAAAAGCAACTTAATAACCAATAATTGAAACGCTGAGGTACCAAATGAGTGATGAGACTCAAATAGAAAACTTTGAACAAGAAGAGCCATTAGTTGACGTAGAAAACGATGGTGAATTTCCAGAAGGCCACGACGATGATTACCTGCCGCCGACGGTAGAAGGCAACGATGGTAACCGACTACAGTTTGATCTGATTGTAGGCTCTACGCTTGACGGGTGGATAGGTACGCCAAATGGTAATCTACCATTCAGGCAAAGTGCAGACCTTAAAAACTTTAAGGCGCTGACAACGGATAACGTAGTCATCATGGGGCGTAAGACGCTAGATAGCATCGGACGATTATTACCTAACCGCTTGAATGTCATTATGACGAAAGACCCTATAAATCTTTCAGCATGGCTTGAAGAGGACGAAAAGCGCCTCAATGGTGCGCATCAGCCACTCATTGTGGCCAGCTTCGCAGAACTTGAGCGCCGTTTACCTGACTACATCGACGAGAGTAAAAAGCTATTTATCATCGGCGGTGACTCGATTTACAAACAAGCCTTAGTCGAGTTAGACGTACAGCGAATTTGGCATACGGTTGTACAAACGACAATTGCCGAAGCCTCAGCAGAAACAGGCTGGGCGCGCTTTGACGTACCGAGTGATTATGTAGAGTTGATGGAGCGTGGCACCTACCCTGCCGACGATAAGAACCAGTTCCCTTATGTTTTCCGTGCCCTAACAAAAAAGGCGTAGAAGCATCCCAACAGCTAAAAGTGCCTGCCCTAGTTTACTAGCGTGCAGGCACTTTCGTCTTTATTTAGTAGAAAATATCAAGTAACATGGAGGTCAATTGAGACTATACCGTTGTACAAGAGATACTTGGCAACGCGTAACCTTATAAGGCTTTCTATGAAAGATTTCCAAAACCACGAGCTAAAGCCTGAGATTGAGGCCGATTTAAAAAAGATCCTCGACAATGCTAAACAGCTCGACAGTAAGGTCTAAACCAGATGACTGCTAAGACTAAAAAGGTCACAATACCGCAGGCACTCAAGGCCGAACTTGCATCCCTAAGTAGCGCTGAGCTTGAAGCCGTCGGTAAGCTCGTGGCCAGTATGACAGGCGGTAAATTTGTCGTAAGTGATAAAGTTACTAAGGTCGACACAGGTGGTCAGCATAGTCAGGCAGAGTCGTTGTACACAGCTATGGCAGACTACATGTACACCGAGACTCGGCAGCGCGTTAAACCTTTCCAAATTCTACTGGCTTCGCAGGATAATACTGCAAAGCTGGCAGTGGCCAAAGCTAAAGAGTTTGACAAGTTCCTTGATGAGGCCACGGGGAAGCACGAGCTGACTATTGCTGAGCGCTTGAAATTCTACACAATTGCAGCGAACCTTATAGGGGCAGCTCTTAAAGACATGAAAGTCGTGTTTACGATGAGTACGATGCTAAACTGGCTTGATAAAGCCCCTGTACTCTTCGACCGAGAGTTCCCGTCATACATCAAATCAGGGCTTCTCCACATGGTCGTATTTGCGACGCTTCAAAAGCGTGTCAAAGGCAAGGCAGGTCACGTGAAAGAAGGCAAAACGCAAGAAGCTAAGCAAGTCAGCAAGCGTGCCCACAAGTATCGCCGAAACCGCGACGCAGCCAATGCGGCACGTCGACAACAGTACAAGTAACGATTATGGCCAGAGAAGTATCTGACATCGTCCATCACGAGTTTAGCGACGCGCAGTGGGAACTGAATACCCTAAGCCCGCAGGAAGGTGACGAGCTAAGCTTGTACCGTCCTGAGCCTGATAACGAAGACGGCGACGAGGCCACGATTAATTTAAGCAAAGAAGACGTAGCAGCACTTGCCCGCCACTACGGCTTATTGCCAGCGGTAACGATGTAATGAAAAAAGAACAGATTAACAACATTGTGATCAGCCATGCACCTTGGTTAGAGTCGGACATCCCTACACTTTTCGAAGGTGAAGAAGTGCTGTACTGTGACGCCCAAGACTTACCGAACTTAATGGTTGAAGTCGGTGCGTACCCATCAACCTCGAAAGCCAGACAGGCTGGCAGACAAGGTGCAATACCTGACGGCTATACAGAGTTTAAGGCTAGCAAAAAGCGAACTCTCTATATTTGGAACCCAACGGAATGATTGATATGAGTGAAGAAAAACCAGTCCTATACATTGACATGGACGATACGGCCTGCGCCTTCTCTGCGGCAAAGCAGCATGCGCTTGGCGAGTGCCCTGAGCAAGCCTATCCTCACGCGGCCTATGGCTTTTACGCCAACCTAGAACCAGTACGTGATGCTGTGGAAACAATCAAGGAGATCATAGCTCAAGGCAAGTTTGATGTATGGTTTCTGACTGCGCCATCAGTCGACAACCCACTTAGCTACACTGAAAAAATCGTGTGGGTTCTCAAGCACTTTGGCCGCGAAATGGCGAAGAAGACAATCATTTGTTATGACAAGTCAAAGCTGAAAGGCGCTGTCTTAATTGATGATAAGTGTGACTCACATGGCCAAGACAAGTTTGAGGGCATCCTGTTGCACTTTGCGACGGTTCAATGCCCAGATTGGCAGGCTGTACGCACGCTTCTCGAAAAGCACTACCCTACAGTGAGTAAGGTCTAAATAAGGGCTTGATTTATCGTGTACCACGACATACACTAGGCGAACTAGAACAAGAAAACGAGACAATCATGACCGATCATGTAGATAGCCAAACCAAAGCCAGACGTAAGTACGAGTCGACTGGCCGTGGCAAAACCATCATTAAAGTTAACCTAGCTGCAAGTGATGACCCTCAAGCGTGGGATGCCTTAAAAGAGCACCTTACAAATGAGTATGGTAGTGTTAAAGCGGGCATTATGGCGATGTACAACGGGCAGTCAGCTGCGGAGCCAAATCTGCTTGCGAACAAAGTGCTTAACTTTCTGCTAGTCCATGCCGAAATGAATGCAGACTTTGACCCAGCGTTCGACGATGAAGAGGACATGTTCGGGTCACCCGATGCGAGTAACCTCTATATGCTGGCTAAACAGCTCATAGAGACAGGCTCGCTTACATCAAACTCGATTGTTGATAGCTCATGGGAAAGTGGCGGTTACCGACCTTACAGCAGCAAAGAGGCGCGTACAAAGCATGACAACCTCGTTGTGCAGCTTAAAGAATGGTTGCATAAGTAATGAGTTCTTTATTTGATGGCCATGGCTTAAAAGCGTATGACATACTCTCCGCGTTAGACAACGCTCGCGTGGAGTGTGACGGCTTTGCTAACTTAGCAACCTGTGCCCTAACCTATGCAGGTATTGAGCACCAAGTTCTATTCGGGATGCTCGATACTGGTAACGGTTCCCTTCCACACTTCTGCCTAAAGGTTGACCACGCTATTTTTGATTACCGAGCGCGTATGTGGTGTGGCGATAGCGCCCCTCACGGTGTGGTGGGAGCCGAACATATCAGTTTGTACAATGATTTCAAGGTTCACGAAAAACGGTCGGTTGATAAGACCTTGTTTTTCATACTATACGAAGACACTATAGAGAACTTTTTTAGTGACTTAATTACTAAAAAGTCTGGTAAACAAAACGATGTATAAGTGTCCCGAATGCAAAAATCAGCTATTTAACACACCGTACTACAATACTCGCGACGGAAAGGTCTGTGAGGTCTGTATGGAAACAGGAGCCTATCATGCAAATAAAACATCCACTAACAGGTCGAAACGCGCCGATAGTACAGGTTCTCCGCGACATCGCAGCGCAGGAAGGTTGTGATGGCGACCCATACGATGAATGCGTAGCTGCGGCCGACTACATCACGCAGTTAGAGGAAAGGCTAAGGTTAGCCGATAGTGTCATAGATAAGATAGTCCCATCCACGATGAATCAACGACAGCTTCTTGCCAGCTACAAGAGGTATGGAAAGAAAAAGCCAGCATAGCGCTGGCTTTTTTGTGCCTAATTAAGTGATAGACGTGCTTATTCGACTAAAGCCCAGCGGCTGACCTCATCACAAACGATGAAGCCCTGACGGCTGTCATGATTAGCCCTAACCATGATTTTTACATCGTGCATGAAGGACTTGTATGTCTTGGCCAACTGTAAGGGGTTCTCACGGTAAAACGTGGCTGTCAGCTCACGAAACCTAAGCTCACTTGCCGTGCGGTCTGTCCCGTCACAAAGTGCCGTGTATTCTTGTGTAAAGCGCAAAGGGGTCTTGGTAATCTCAACAAGTATGAGCTTACCAACAGGTGGTTTGTGCTCAGGGAATGCCTTCCAATCAATTGTCACAGTTCTCGCGCCTTAACGGGGTCAAAGACTTTTTGGAACTCATTAACGCTTGTCTCTTTCAGTGATGCAATGGCGCTGTCGAGTGCCGTCTGGTAGGCTTCGTAATGCTCTTTTACACGGTGCATGAACTTGGTAAATGGGTAGTCCTTGCAGCGTTCATGGTGGAGGTTGTACTTGATTTCTGTGCGCTGCGACGTGATAAATCGACGTGAAGCACAGCCCTCTGTAATAGTACTCGGGCGCTCAAAGTCACTAAGGCGAACTCTTTCGCGTTTCTCGACCAGCTTTTTCAGCATAAAGGTATTAGGCTTCTTCGTTTCAGGCTTATCAATAAGACTACACCGTGAAAAGCTACCTAGCTCGTATGCAAGACGCTCTGCCATTTCGTCTAGCGCACCCTCACACGTACATCGGTGGCCAGTGGTTTTATAGCAATTAAGTGTTTGGATGTTTGCTTGTATGGCCTTGGCAGGATCGCCACAGTGTACGCAGTACGTTGATCCTAGAAAGCTAAAGGTTGTCGACTTTAACTCGGTATGCACTGTCGTGCTATAACGGGGGCTGCGGTCATGGCCAGCAAAACCGCCCATCATAAAAATATTCATATCTGACATGGTGATTGTCTCATTAGATTTCTGCGCACATTTCTGCGATTTCACTAGGATAAAGGTCTGCGGGGTCGTCTACGCCTTCAAATGGGATTTCCATAGAACGAAGGTTCGGTATAAGCGATAGCTCATCGAGTAGAACGCTAGCTGATTTGGACTCACCCGCATCGAGTAATACGATCACAAAGGCAAAGTTCTTGTGTACGAGGTATAAGTCCGCGATTTGCTCAGGGGTTGCAGTCTTTGAGAATAAGCACGTAGTACGGCAGTTATAGGGTCTTCCATAGAAATCCATCTTGAGCATGTCTAGTGGACCTTCCACGACGAACAGTGCACGCCCCGTTGTATTCAGTAAGCCATCAAAGTCGTAGATAGTTTCTTTAATGTTGACAGGTGACTTTTCCTTACCTAGCGAGTTATAACGAAGTTCTTCGTTAGGGTCGATGGAGCGGCCAGTGTAGGTGCCGAGCTTCTTATCACGATAGATAGGTAGGATAAGACGCTTGTTCCAGCTCCCAGACTGCGAGCAGTAACGTAAGTCGTAGGTCTCGATAACCTTATCTATATCACGGCTCAGGAAGCCACGCTTTTTCTTTAAATAGGTTCTATAAGGCTGAGAGAATCGGCTATCCGTAATAGGACGAAAGCTACTAGGCATAGGGATAGTCTTAGGTGGCTTAACCTCAAGAGGGTCGCCGCTCTCGTCCTCAATACCTCGCAACCAAGCTGCAAGTGAATCAAATTCTTCCTTATCAACGGAAGCTGAGGCATCGCCCACTAATTCGGCGGCCTCTTTGTAGCTAATACCCGTCAACTTAGCCATGAGATTTGCGAGTTTCTTACCACGGTGGTGACTTGAACGCCAGCAACCCCAGTTACCGCTTTTAAGCTCGATACCCATGTGCATCGACGGGTCAGGGTCACCCTCATCCTCACAAAATGGGCAAGAGACGACGGCATGCCCCTTTGCACAGTTTTTACCAGATGTACGGTACTCAATACCATGCAGTTGAAGGAATGCTAAAATATCAAATTTAAGTTTACGTGCCATTGTTACTTAGGCTCTCTTTGTTCAATTGGTTTAGGTATGACGGTTTTCCACGTCTTAGTGCATAAAGGGTCTATAGAGACGGATGCGTCATACCCTTTAGTCTCGGTGACAACAGCTAAATAGCCACTATCCCACATCATTAAATATTGCTTACAGTCGCTGCCATATTTCTTTTTAACAGGTGTCCAGCGTTCGCCATTATCGCGGCGCACAGCGTAAAATTTAGTGCTCATATCGGTGCTCTTCTATAGGCTTGTATCGGTTAGTAAATCACTGCCCCAGAGGGGATTGCGTATCAATTTTAGATGGGTATAATAACGGCGATTGCTTGACTAAGCAATGAAAAAATCAATTGAGACTAACAATTCGTTGTACAACGAATTTACTAGAAGAAAAAATTATGACTGATAAGATTTCGCCATTAGCGAAAACATTACTTGCTGACAGTCCAGAAGTGGCTGACTGGCTAAACGTTTTCATAGGCAATCCAACTGACACGGTTGCGTCTACGCCTAAAGATGACCTACTTAAAATCATCACCACCCTAGATGACTTCTATTACAATACTTCTGAGCCAATCCTTGCCGATGGCACATACGACTTACTACGCGAGCTATCAGTTAGCCAAGGTATCGCACTAGACCACCATACGGGCGCTGTGGCAACAGGTGAGACAGTTAAACTGCCATACTACAGCGGTAGTGCCGATAAAATCAAAGCACGTACAAAGGAGCTTGAACGCTTCACAAATAAATTTATTCCTAAAGGCGGTGAAGTGACCTTCACCCTAGGTGATAAACTTGATGGTTTGAGCGGTACTTACTGGCGTGACGAAAATGGCCACCACCTAGCAAGCCGTGGTGACGGTGCCGAGGGTACCAACTGGGATCACTTGATGCCGTTCATGCAGCTACCACCATTGAACGTTGGCGATGTGGTTAAAGGCGAAGTCATCATATCAGAAGAAAGCTTTGCAGCTATTCCTGACTCACATTTCACTGATGGTAAACGCACGTCAGCTCGTCACGTAGCAACAGGTCTTGCGGGCAAGCTAGAAGCCGACGCTAATAAGAGCCTACTTAATTTTATTGCGTTTGGCTTCCCAAGCGAAGGTGGACTACCTTCTACGCAATTATATAAGCTTGAACAGCGTGGCTTCCACATGGCTTGGTATGCAACGGTTGCAGTAACCGATGAGACCAAAGAACACTTCATGGCCGACCTTGAAGAAATCTATGCCGACCGCCGCGAAAATAGCCCGTTCCAAATTGACGGCCTCATCGTTACAGCCGATGTTAAGCACGAGCTGATCACAAGTGGTAACCCTACACACATGGCAGCCTTCAAGATGCCATTGCCTGAACAGATGGCCGAGACTGAGGTTGAGTACATCGAGTGGAACCTATCACGTTACAATGTTTGGATCCCGCGCATCAAAATCAAACCTGTTGTTATCGGTGGTGCGACTTATAACTGGTGTCATGGTGAAAACGCCCGTGCAATCATCCGTGATGGTATCGGCATTGGTGCGAAAGTTGTATTACTTCGCTCAGGTGATGTTATCCCAGACATCTATGAGGTACTTGAGCGTGCTGAGCCACAGTTCCCTGATGATGCCTACGAGTGGGGCAAGACTGAGGTAGACCTAGTTCTTCCTGCGGGTAAGACCTCAGAAACAGCAGACATCAAGCAAATCTCTCACATCCTGACAGCAATGGGCATGGCAGGTATGAAGATTGGTACCGTTAAGAAAATCTACCAAGAAGGCTACACAACGCTTAAAGATTTCCTATCGCTAGACGTACGAGCGCTTGTAGACATCCAAGGTATTAAAGAACGTTCTGCGGAAAGCATTTATGGTCAAATCAAGAACGTGCAGGACAATGGCGTGCCATTGTACAAGCTTATGGCAGCCTCAGCAGTGTTCGGACGTGGTTTCGGTGAAACGAAGTCTAAGTCAGCGCTAACCTCTGTCCCAGAGCTATTAGACTTGCAGCCGATGGCCTATAATGCCACAATTGTACAACGAATTGCTAACGGTGAAGACTTTACACTAGAGTCAGCCGAAAACTTTGTACAATGCTGGTCAGAGTTCCTGTCATTCCTTGAAGACGTGAAGAGCGTGAAGGTGTTAACAGACATGACAGCTTCATCAGGTGTACTAGACAATGAAGTGATTGTATTCACTGAATTTAGAGACGCTGATTTGCAAGACATTATCGAATTAGAAGGCGGTAAGGTCGGCAGCAGTGTTACAAAGAAAACCACAATGGTTGTCACGCTAAATCCAGAAGGCTCGACGACTAAACTTAAAAAAGCGCGCGAAATGGGGCTACCCATAATGCTACCAAAGGACTTCGCTGAGAAGTACCAATTGCGCTGGGGTTAACATATACGTTAACTGCTTCAAGTTTAGAACGGGTCGTCTTAGGGTGACCCGTTTTTTGTTATGAGAGGCAGTATTATGTCAACGAATGACCAATTTACAAAAGCTGCTATACAGCTATCGACGTCATCAGTCGCAAATGGTAGTAAAACTGTGCAAGCGCTGATAGCAAAGCGCTATGGGGCTAACGCCTCACTCGGCGACGTCCTATCTCAAGTAACGGCCGAGATCAAAGGGTTAAAAGACGACCCAGAAAAGCTCAAAGAAGTGCTTGCAACACAATCATTGGTTCTCGACCAAGTGTTCCAGCTATGCGTAGAGCAAGGGCTACAGCAAAATAACCCAAAAGCATTTAGTACAATGATGACGGTCGCCTTGCGCGCTCAGAATGCGTCACGCCAAACAATGGAGTCAATGGCTGATATTGCTGAGAAAGCGAAACCTAAAGCGAAGCCTAAGCTATCTTCCGTACCGCATCAACAGCAAAAAACAGGCTAAGCACCAATGGCCTATTCTATCGTCTCTAAAAAACGACAAGCTGTGGTAACCAAGGCGAAACCTTGGCAATCAACTAGTGGAGCTGTTACTGAGGCAGGTCGTAGTACCTGCTCCCAGAATAGAACGGTGCATGGCCTACACAGCCGCGAGTTCTTAACCATTCGACGTGCATTAAGTGAAGCAGAAGCACTTTTGGCCGAGGGAGACTTAGTCTCACCTAGCCCGAAGGAAGAGAACCAACCCTACTTTGCAGAGGAACAAGAACCGTTCTTTGCCGAAGATATGCCAGCCTTTTACGCTAACCCTAATTCTAAGACTCAGCCGACGTTGTCAGCTGGGGCTGAATAGTATCGAGAGATTGATTTATGAGTGATGACAATTCACACCTAAAAGTCGTTATCAACAATGACCTTGAAGCGCCAGCCGATGAACAGGCACAGCTATACAAAACGGTTGACCTTCATGACCATAAGTTCAGTGGTCATGCGCTAACCGACGCGGTAGACATCATTGATCGAGGACGTGAAGAGGCATTGCCCGCCAATGACCTTAAAGACCTTGCTATTAAACTCTCAATTCTTGGTATGTCTGAGTCGCACATTAAGCGACTAGGCAGATTAGACCGTGCAATGAACATGATCGAGCAGCAGCTTGCAACGCCTGACCGTTTGGCGCAGATGACGACGAAAGAGCTAACTAACATGTATAAGTTGCTCGGTACATCGCTTGAGGTGTCTCAGAAGTACGTTAAAGAGTCTATGTGGTCTGTTAACGTTGGCGAGTTGCAAGAGCAAATCACAGACCTTGTGTCAGGTGGCAGCAATTCTGACGGTGATGAAGGCGACCACAGCACACGCGAAGTTGTTACTGACATCTTCCGCCGTGTATCAACGCTTGGTCAAACTATACCAACGAATAAAGACGTGGAAGTGCCAGAGGTTAACCCACAGCATCTTCCGAATGACCTGCTAGATGAAGAAGGACGTAAGGAAGCCGAAAAGGCTCGCGTTGAATCTAACAAGGCCGTTGTAGAGGAAGCCCGTGAAGAACACCGAAAGCAGCAGTCTGCATCAACTCCGAAACTAGAACAAAAGCAGGAGTCAGCCACGTTGGCACTTCCTGATGACGATACCACGAATGGGGTACCATGTGCGGGCTTAGATGAAGACCAATGGGAACTCGTCATGGCCGAGGAAATGGGAGAAAGTGGCTCGCTTGATCTGAGTGACTTTCTTGCACCAAAAAACCCAACAGATGACGACGTAGAACGCATAGACCCTGATGAAATTGAATTGATAGCGGATGCTCCGTTATCCGATGAAGAAAGTGCCTTGTGGGGCGACGATACGCTAGGTGGTAAGGACGACCCGCTAGCTGATTTTGATATGGAATTTGATGTTTAGAGACTGAGCTGACTGAGTTATTTATCTAACTAGAGGTATTCGTTATGGATCCGATGATAAAAGTAAGTAAGCGTGGTGAAGTGAAAAAGTCGTGCCCGAAGGGGTTTAAGCTTTTCCGTGGCACCTGCGTGAAGATGTCTGACATTGAAATGCAGCGCCGCCGAGAAGGTGCCCGAAAGGCCATGCAAAATCGCAAGCCACGTAAGCCAAGGCGTCCAGCTGGGATGCCAAAGCAAAAGTAATTGAGACTGGTGCTGCCTTTGGGCGGCACTTTTGCCGTAGGGCAATAATGAGAGTGAGACTACATGCTACATGCAAATAAGCTGGATCCTGTTGTAGACAGGCAGCGCGAACAACTGGCTCGGCAGCTAGTTGATGGCTTCGGGTATAAACAAGCCATGAACGCACTGGCTCAAATGTCGGGGTATGAATCCATGCCACCGACCATCCTTGAGTTTATCTTTAACCACGACTACTTGGGTGAGGTTCTAGGTGAGAACTTGTTCCCCGTTTGGCGTGCAGCGTTAGAAGAAATCTACGCAAACCCGTTCTATTCACCGTACCGTGAGATAATGATCACGGGGGCAATCGGTCTAGGTAAATCTACATTCTCATTAGCAGGCAATATGTACGATGCCTGTCGAATGCTTCATTTGAAGAACCCCCATAAGACGTTCGGTATACTAAAGACCGACCCGATTGTATTTGCCATGGTATCAGCGACGAAAGACCTTGCTGAAAAGAACTTACTGTCACAGTTTAAAGAGCTTGCGGAAGCATCGCCCTACTTCCTTGGCCAAATGGAAAAAGCGAAAGACAAAGGCATCATGTTCCCGAAGAAGATCACAGCAATTGCAGCGTCACGTAAGAATGACTTGCTAGGTAAGGCTGTGGCGGGCGCACTGCTATCGGAGCTTAACGACCAAAAAGCAATTAAAGGTCAAGCCGAAGACAACTATAACGGTGTGCTCTCACGTCAAGACTCACGTTTTGGTACTGCATACTCTAAAACAGGTTCATGGGCTGGGCGTATATGGTTGGATTCATCTCGTAAAGACTCTGACTCATTCCTAGACGTTCAGATTGACAAAGGCCGCAACCGTAGAGACGTGCGCGTATTCGATTACGCTCAGTGGGAAGTACACGCATTCCGTGGCCGTTACTCAGGTGAAACATTCAAGGTATTCATCGGCTCATCGACACGAGACCCGTTTATCTTAACAGAGCCTAAGCAAATCATTGGCCTTGATGAAACACTCATCATTGACGTACCTGTCGAGCTTAAACAGAACTTCGAGTCTGACATCTACAAGTCACTACAGGATTTGGCGGGTAAAGGCACATGGTCGGCACATAAGTTTATCCCATCAACCGAACGTATTGGGCAAGCCATGACGAAGGTAAACCCTGTTCGCCGTGAAGTGGTTCAGCTTGATTTCTACGAGACGCACGACCAGCTTATCAACTATCTTGACCAGTCGGCGCTTAAACTGACTGTACGCGAACCACGCTACATTCACATCGACGTCGGCTTAACTAAAGATAAGCTCGGCATAGCTAGCTGCTACGTTGCTGGTTATGTCACGCGTAAGCACACAAACGTACTGGATGGTACCGTGCAAGAAACACGGGAACCAGTGTACATGTTCGACTGGTTGATTTGTGTGGAAGCCAAAGCGGGGCAGGAGATTCCGTTTTATAAAATTAAGGAATTTTTGTTTTTATTACGCTCTCAATTCGGTTATCCTATCGCCAAGGTTTCTGCCGATGGTTACCAATCGCGAAACTTGAGACAAGATTTGGAGCTAGCAGGTTTTGAAGCGACGATAGAATCAGTAGATAGATTCCGCGACCCATACGATAGCTTTAAGATGGCACTACTGGCAGGACGCTTAAACCTACCGAAGCATACGCTACTTGAGACCGAGTTAAAGAATATCATGGATTTGGGCAATAAAATTGACCACCCCATGGAAAACCCTGATGGCTCACGAGGCTCAAAAGATTTAGCCGATGCTTGCTGTGGTGCTGCTTGGAATGCCTATCAAGCTCTTGCCAAAGATGGTGGCGTAACTAGCCGTGACATACTAGGCATGCTAGGTGATACGAGTGACGTGGACAATGAGTCTACCTACGCATCGTTCCTGCAAAACCGAGACGACCGATTTATGGATGACTTTGGCGGTTTCTTATCAGATTCTGGCCATAGCCCTTGGTAGTCAGCTAGCCCAAGTCTTAATAAGTTGTACAAGGCATTACCTTGTACAACACAATATTAAAATTAATTGAGACTTGAGATAATGATAGTATTAGACCTTCTATTGACGGGCGTAAGCTTCTTCGCGACGGGTATAGCTTTTTGGGTGTATATGGCTATATCACTCGTTATCCTATTTGCCTTGTATTCCGACGATGTTAAAGCCTTAACAAAAAGCTGGGGCGTACTCGTTGTAGTGCTGGCCTTCGGTATATTTGCCTATGGCAACCCTACCCTTAATGCGTGGTACGCTGAAAACCTTATGTTTAGAGGACTCTTAACACTGGGTGCCTACATTCTTGTCGGGTTCTTTGTTGCGCTCATAAATTGGGGCTTCATGATGTCGCGTTATAAAGCGAAAGCGCGAGAGTTCAAGGCCGACTTCGATAAACAAACAAAATTTAATGCGGCGACACATGATTACGTTGCCGAGCTGAATGAGTACATCTATTCAAAATTCTCAACTATGTACAAGTCAGAACTTAAAGGTGGTCGCCTACCACAAGTCTTCCAAGAGAGCCAACTTGTTGAGGGCAAGACTGTGAATGTTGTTAAGCCAAAAGTTATGCCTGCCTATATCATGAACTGGTGGGGTATGTGGCCATTCGCAATCTTCTACACGGCGTATGACCCGCTAGTCTCATTGTTTGAGGGCTTATACAACGCTTGTGCAGGTCTCTTCACTGGCCTACGTGACCGTATCGCTGGTGATGTAACCAAACTTTAAACACTACAAGGGCACGCACTGTGCCCTTTTCTGATCTACAGAGAGACTTAAATGAGCCTTTATATTTGCGACCGTTGTCACACGATTGAAAATACAGCGCTGGGGATGTTCAACCGTGCTAGCGCCCATAAGCGCTGGTTCGGCGACGCCATAGAAGAAGGCGAGAAGTTGTGTTCAGCTTGCACCCCTGCTCTTTTTGCAGACGGTAGTCCTAATCGTAAAGGTGGAACATGGCACAACGAGTTTCACCGAGAGCTGGCCACACCAGAATGGATCGAGGCACAAAGCGAAGGCTTTAAGATGACGACGGGTGCTTCACAGGTGCTACAGGGTCACTCTCCAAAGGTCAAAACCGATTACCCTAAAGCAAAGGCCAAAGATGAACTATAGACGCCGCTATCAGCACAGGCGCGCACGTAACCTTGCGCTATTCCTAACGGCATCGTGCACAATACTACTTCCAATCTTCGCCATTATCTTTCTTTGCGCAGCACTTAACTTCATCACGGGTCTTATTGCAAGCGCTGTTGATGCAGTGCCTACGCCTAAGTGGATAAAACGCGAGGTGGCTGCAATGAAGCGCTTAAAGCGCTTAGCTGACCTTGAAGAATCGAGAGAACGTGCAAAAGAACAGGCCGAAAGCCAAACCGACGAACAACATAATCAATCGAACGATGATAACAAAAATAAGGTACTACACTAATGAGTGGGATCCAGATACGCGGTAACTTAACCGCACAAATACTTATAGCCTTACTAGCCGCAGTGGTAGTGGGTGTTTTCCTTCAAGCAACAGGTCTAGCCGCAGAGGGTTCAGTATTCCGAACATACATTCTTGACGGCTTGTTCTATGTTGGGGGTCAGGGCTTCATTGGCCTGATGAAGATGATGGTTATACCTCTCGTTTTTCTAGGCATCATGCTCGCAGTCGCCGATAATGATGACGTAGGCCAAGCTGGCCGCATGGGAGTTAAAGCGATGGCCAGTTACGTCCTCACGACGGTCATTGCTATCACATTGGGTCTTGCACTTGCGCTGGCCTTTGGCGTTGGTGAGGGTGTTAACGCTGAGGTTACAGGTAAGACCGTCGAGGTTGTACAAGCACCGCCGATGGTTGAAACATTTTTGAACATGATACCTGCCAACCCGATACAATCCATGGTAGAGGGAAACATGATTGCTGTTATGGTATTTGCAGTTTTCATAGGTATTGCCGTATTAGGCCACGCGGCTGCGACAGGCAATCAAAACGTAAAGAACTTAGCTAAAGACGCCAACGATATTACACTGTCTGTTGTAAAAACTGTCATGGGATTAGCCCCGTATGGCCTATTCATGATGATGACAAAAACAATAGCTGATAAAGGCGTCGACGCGCTTGCACCATTAATGGGCTACTTCTTTGTCGTTGTCGCTGCACTCGCTATCCAAATGCTAGTTGTCTACCCTGCTTATATGGCTGTCTTTGCGCGCATCAATCCAATCAACTTTTTTAAGAAAATGCCGCAAGTCTGGCTCTTCGGTTTCTCGACTGCATCAAGCTCAGCTACGATCCCAGTGACGCAACGCGTTCTAGAAAAAGGTATGGGTGTCTGTAAGTCGGTAACCTCGTTTAACGTACCACTCGGTGCAACCTTAAACATGGACGGCACCAGTATTATGCAGGGTGTTGCCACGATTTTTGTAGCGCAAGCGTTTGGTATAACGCTAACGTTCGAGCAGCTTGGCATGGTAGTCCTAACCGCCACGCTTGCTAGCATGGGCACAGCAGCGGTTCGAGGCGCTGGTACCGTGACACTCGTAATGGTCTTCTCACAAGTAGGTTTACCTGTAGAAGGGATCCTTATGATCATGGCTGTGGACGCTATCTTAGACATGATCCGAACAGCCGTAAACTTAACGGGTGATAGCGCCGTGACGATGGTTGTGGCTCACTCAGAAGGTAAGCTAGACCGTGATGTCTATAACGACCCAAACGCAACAGCTAAGGCTTAAACAATGAAATGTATCGAACGCATCATTGCTGTACTAAAAGAATGCTACGAGGTATCGAACAGCCACGGCCAGCACTTCGAGCAAAAGGGAAACTTTAGGAGCTTAACGCATGTTATCGAGCAACTAGAAGGTTTCGACGACAGCGACGAGGCAGGTATTGTTTACCTCTATCACGCTTACCAACGTGGTGAAGTCAACGGAATACCTGTTATTAGCTTTGACCTGCAATCTCACGCGATTGAGGACATACAAGAGGCAACTGCTTACGCACGTAAAGTCCTAGAAGAACAAAGCAGCAAACCGTATATCAACTAAACGAGACATAGAGACATAAAAGAATGAGAAAACTTGCAACAATCTTAGCCATCGCAACAACGTTAGCATTAACTGGGTGCAGTGAACCACCGCCACATTACATGGGGCAAGAGAGCATCGGTACGTTTGTAAGCTCCGAAGGTATCACTGATGAGTATGGCAATGCACGAGCCAAAGTCATCACAACAGAAGGAACCTTTTACGTTAGTAAACTTATGTCGGCACGGAACAACGAACAGCTATGGCTAGAAGAATATAGCAACGGCATGCGCTATATGTGCTCGAAAAGTAATAACAAGTGCTACGCTTTAGTAGCTAGGTAGTGTCGGAGCTGCCTAGCAGCTCGCCAGAGTAAAGTCGTCCGCGCCTAGGTGCGGGCGCATCTAGTTTTCAGGTCGACCTTTAAAGAGGTGGTCTAGGATAGTAGCAAACCCAATGGTCAGCACCGTATAAGCGACAAACGGTGCGAACAGTAACCGCACACAAGGATGAACGTGCGAACCGTTCCCAGCAATGTAGTACCAAACAGCATACAAATCACCGCGCAGAGTACCCGTGATAATTGACACTTCTTTCTCAGACATGGTCATTTAGCCTGCTCAGGGCGAGAGACCAATACAGCCTTCTCATCGGCGTACCACCATGAGAAGTTACTTGTTGCAAAGGTACCATCTAAGTATTCGACCTCACCCGAAGTGCCGTTGTTCTCACGGATTCGATACTGCGTACCGAACATTTCAATTACAGAGCCAGCAGGCCAGTCAGAACCATAAGTATAACGGTTATCTTGAATTTCAGTTTGTGCGGTCATTAAGTTCTCCGTGGGAGGTTGCTAATCGGTTAAGTTGAAGCTATTAAACCACGAAAACCCCTGCGGCGCAATACATTGTACAATGATTTAATTTTCACCTACCTGCAAAAGCCTAGCAAACCCAGTATTCACGCGGCCTGACGAGCCTAAAAACTTTACGTTGCAGCTTGTTGTACAACGAATCTGTTGATAAACTCCCCCAGTGGCGTCGCACCATTGCGATGTTTAACCCACACTGATTGAGACGCTGAATTGAGACAGTCAGCCTAAACACTTGTTAGGAGACACTACAGTATGACTATGCTGTTATTAGGACTAAATACAGGGGGCGATCATGCCTGAGTTGTATTCATCCAAAAATGTGCCGACGTTTGACTCTATTAATGAGAGTAACGCATTCGCGAGCACAAACGACCAAGCTGGTGACCTCGTAAACCAGCACCTGAGCAAGTTCCGTGATGCCGTCCGTGACCAAATGGTCGATAAAGAAGCTGACCGTGCTTCACTCGGCGGTTCAGCTGCAATGGCCATGGTATCAGCCTTTACAAAAGCGGCCGATACTAAACGGGCTTATTCGCAGTCACTAAAGGATGTTCAGAAGTATTACCTAGTTGATGCACTGTTAAACCTTATCGCCGACGAGACACTTGTCGCCGATATTATGACGGGTGAGATCGTACATCTACAAAGCCCAGTCAAAGAGATTGACGAAGAGCTTAAAGTACTTCAACGCCGCTTGAACATTGACCAAATCTTCGAAGACATTACCCTCGACTTACTCAGTAACGGGGACTACACGTTATCAATGGAGTTAGACCCAGAAGAAGGTGTAGTGGCTATCAGCGATGATGTTAAGCAAGAGAACATTGTAGCGCTATACCGCCATGGTCTTCCTGAAAAGTATCTTGTCCGCGAGACTAACCGTATTCTTATTAAGCCAGCGAGTTCGCACCTTCACTTTGCCCTTGGCCGAAGTAAACTGCGTATTGACCTTGGTGAAGAGTTCGGCGTAAACGACAAAGACCTTGAAGCCCTAAAGAAGAAGCTGCCGAACTACATACGTGTTGGTCGTCCTTTGCTATATGGCGTACAGTCAAAACTGAAAGAATTACAGCTGTTAGAGTCGCTAGTACCTGCTAGTAAGCTACATCAGCTTAGCACAGGTTCTATCGTAGGCGTGACAGTGCCTGCGCAAACAGACCCTAAAGAAGCTTTTGCAATTTCACGTCGCTACGAGCAACTATTAAACAATAAAACTGCATTAGATAAGCGCTCAGGTGACTTGTCAGACGTAGGCTCGATCTTATCAACCGCTGGCCGTACTAAGTGTGTGCCTGTTATGGGTGATAAAGGCAACCTGCAAACAGTCGACGTAAAAGAAAACCGTACAGCTGACGACATGCTCAGCAACATCCGTGATAACCGCGCAACAATCTGTGCAACTATCGGGGTTCCACCAGAGTTACTATTCGGCAGCGAGTCAGCCGAATCTAAAGGCGAGTTCTTGAAGCGCCACGCGCGTTACCTTCGCAAGATCAAGTCTATTCAAGCTGCATTAGCATCAGGTGCTAAACAGCTGGCTATGGCTCACCTTCTAACGAAAGGCATTGAAGCACTACCGCAAGATATTCACGTCGTATTCCGTAATGAAGTAGTAAACATTGATGAGTTAGATAAGCTTGAATTTGCTGACCAAGTAAACGCGATGGTATCTGACCTTTGGATGTTCATGACTGAACTTAACGACAGTGAACAGTTCAATGGCCGTATTGACTTTGAAGCACTATCGGACTGGATGCGTCGCCAAATGGCTCTATTTGGTAGTAACCGTTCATTCATCCTTCCATTGTCAGAAGACCTTAACGAGGATGAGCCTGACCCGAGGTCAGACGGCAAGAAGAAACGCCCTACTTCGGAAAAGAAAGGTCGTGACGCTACAAACGCCGACGTCCCACAAGATGCGATCATGCAAGAAGCCTTTGGTCTACTAGCAGCTAAGCTCCAAGAAGCTGCGGCCGACGTGGGCGATGAAATCAATTACGACGAAGTTCGAACTAACAGCGAAGAAAAAGCGGGTGAATCTATCAAAGAAGACATTGCACCTAAAGATATGCAAGTTTTCGATGAGTCCGACACGATTGCTGCTAAAAACCAAGAAGCAACGGCACCAGTTGCCAATAGTACCGAAGAAAGCGAGGACACCCCACAATGACCACTATGATGCGTATTAACGAAGAAGCAGACCGCATTAGTTTCCTAAGTGAGCTAGGCTACTCCATTAGTACACCGATGGACTCAATTCCAGAAGAGGAAGTACATGAGTTTATTAAGCGCCGTTCAGGTCTTATCCGTGGTGCCAAAAGCGCCAAGGTAGCTAAGAACGCAAAGAAAGGCTGGCGTAAAAACCGTAAGTCGTACAAGAAAGGTTTATCTAAGTACCACAAGTCGACTAAAGGTAAGCGCATGCACCGTCAAATGGGACGCTTCCTAGCTTCTCGTATTACGTCGAGCGGTACCAAGTCATCTAAGATGCTACGCGAGACACTACTTAAAGCAGTGGCCAGCATGCGTACGCACCTGTACATCGAGAACGAAACGTACCAGCCGATGGCAGACCAACGTGACTTGGGTATCATGATGGATCACGTGGTACCTGCCCTGCTTGAGATCGAGCAACGTTGGTGGAACGAAAGCGACGGTGAAATGCTTGTTGAGACTAATGCCGTGTCACTCAGCGAAGATGAGCTAGAAATGCTTCTTTGCCTGACACATCCGAATGCGCTTAACTCAGCATTTTTTGAAGCAGGCTGTTCAGAAAATTACATTAATGTTGTACAAAGCACACTGCACCATTGTACAATGGATGAAAATGAGTTAAGTTTTGTACAAGAGTTTGAAACTCGACTAAGCAAGGCTTAGATTTTTAATTGAACTAATGAGGTAACGCATGTCACAACGAGATTTATTCGTTGATGCGTTTGAAATGCCTGTAGCAAAGTACGAGATTCATGAGGCGAAAGATATTTCTATCCCTGATGATTCTCCAAATGCTGGTGTGGTTGATGGTGAGAATATACTAGCCCGCGTGGTTGGTCCTTTCTTTTTAGTCGACGGGAAATCCCGTAACGGCCGCTTCTACACTCGCAAACTTTGGGAAAAGGCTATCGAGCGTACCAGTGAAGCAATGGCAAACGGCACTATGCTGGGTACCATTGGTCACTCCCAGAAGCTTGACGATGAAGCACTTCTTCAAGGTCTAGCAAGTCACCGCGTGGCTCGTCTGTGGATCGATGAAGATCAAGGTGTTGGCATGGGCGAAATCCTTGTCTTGAACACTCCATCTGGACGGGCATTAAACGCTTACCTTCGAGGCGGGGTACAGTTTCCTGTATCTAGCCGAGGCTACGGCGGTTTCCGCAATGAAAAACGTGACGGCGCACCAATCATCGACGAAGAGTCTTTTGAATTAGAGACCTTTGACTTTGTTCGCGTGCAGGGCGTGGCTATTGCTATTCCAAAATTAGTCGAAAGTTTAGATATGGAAGCCTCTAAGATCCACACATCACTGCTCGGTGAAGGTGCGGACTCTGAACAGGTAACCACTGACCCAAAAAACACTTCTGAGGAAAGAGAAATGAGCGCAACTGATACTGCTGCTACTATCTCAGCTCTTGCGCGTCAAAAAGCACAAGTTGAAAACGACTTAACTGCTTCTTACGCAGAGAATGAGGCACTAAGTGGCACTAACGAAACATTGACAGCTACTGTAGCTGAACTTACAGCTAAAGTAGAAAACTTCAATGCAGTTAATGAAGAACTTACTAAGTACAAGAAGCTTGGTTCTGTTGAAGCAATTTCAACTGTTTTCGAACAGTTCAACAGCATGAAAACAGCACACGGCGACTTAACTGAAAAAGCGGGTTCTTTAGAGTCTGTACAAGAGCAACTAGCTGCTTACCAAGCACTAGGTACTGTTGAAGCTATCGAAGGCGTTATGGACGTTGCAGAAAAGCTACTTGATGGCGGCGAGAACGCTATCGCAGAAGCATCGAACGTTTCAGAAGCTTACGCAGAGCTAGGTACTGTTGAAGAAATCAACGCTGCCCTTGACCTATTAGAAGCTTACCAAGCTGTAGCTACGCCTGTTGAATTAGAGCAAGCAACTGACCTATTAGAAGCTTACCTAGAACTAGGTACTGTTTCTCAAGTTGAAGCACTAATCGAGCGTACTGAGCACATGGCTGAGTCTCTACGTCAGCAAAAATTCGAAGCGGAAGTTGCAGTACTAGCTGCTGAAACTAATGCACCGAACGACATCGTAGCAGAAATGCTTGAGTCATTCGGCGAAGACCAAGCTCGCGCAATGTTAACTCGTCTATCGGGTGGCACTGTAGCTGAGTCTGCTGCAACTACAGCAACTACTGCAACTACTGAACACACAGTGGTTGAAGGTAAAGACTGCGATGACGACGAAGATGAAGACGACGTTGACGGTATCGACAACGACGACAGCGATGAAGACGATTCTGTAGACGAAGCTGCTGCTAAAGCAAAGGTTTCTGAGTCTGCACCAACTCGTTCACGTGCTGGTTCTTTAACTGAAACTCTTATGAAGCAATTCGGCCAAGTTACTACTGACTCGGTTGAGCTGTCAGAAGAAGACGTTAGTGCACGTCACAGCGGTAAGAAACTTACTGTTGGTGGCTTATTCGAGAGCTGCAACTAATACTCGAACATGATTAGCAGTCGCTATTGAGAGTGGCTGCAAAGTTTACAAATTTAAAAACACCACTGTAGTTGTACTACACAGAAATAATTGTACAACGGTGTGATTGAGACAAATGAGGATAACTACCATGTCTATCAATGAAAATGCAATCGGCGCACGCATCGACAGCGGCGCAAGTCAGTACGCTGAAAAATACGCACCATTCATGGAAGCGTTACAAAGCCAGTCACTACTTTCAAAAGTACGCTCTATCACTTCTAACGACGTTTACGCTCTTGGTAAGCAGTTAGAAAACTTTGAAATCTACAAAGAGCTTTGTGAAGAAGACGGTTCAATCGGCCAATTAGGCAAGATCCCTGACGTTGCATTCGACGTATTAACTGTTGCTTACGGTACTTCTCCGCTTTCTGCTATCGCTTCAATCCAACCGATTGACGAAGAGCAAGGCACTATCTACTACAAAAACGTTGTTGCTGCTTCAACTAAAGGCGGCGTTAACGCAGGTGACGTACTATCAGGTCCTATGGGTGGTGACAACTACGCAGCTGACGGTTACGCTTCTTCTGCTGTTGTTGGCGAAGCTCACGGTGACACTGTTGACGGTACAACTGAGTACTCTTTCGTACTAGTTAACACTCCACTACGCGCTGGTTCAGTTCGCATCGAACTTGCACAGCTTGGTCTAGTTGCTACTGATAACGGCGCTGGCCAGTTAATCGGTTTCGACATCCAAGGTACAGTTGACTACAACACTGGTGCTGTAACTATCACGTTGAAGAACAACCCAGCTGACGGTCACACGATCACAGCTTCTTACCAGTCTGATTACGAGTCTGCGGAAGACATTCCTAAGATCCTAATGAAGTTCACTTCTAAGACTGTTAACGCTCGTCTATGGGCACTGAAAGACACTATCGGTATGCAACAGTCATACGCGCTACGTCGTCGTTTCGGTATGGTTGCAGAAGACGAAGTTGCACAAGACTTAGTTGCTGCTATCAACTCTGAGCAAATGAACGCTGCTACTCGCATGCTTCTAGCTAAAGCTCAAGGTGAGACTACGTTCCAAAAAGCTGCGCCAAGCGGTATCTCTTACGCTGAGCACAAGCAAGGCTTCAAAGACGCTCTTGCACAAGCAGAAGCTGTAATCCTTGGTAACGCTGGTCGTGGTACTATCTCAGCTCTAGTAGCTGGTCGTAACGTTTGTGCCCTAATCGGTACTCTACAAGGCTTCAACAAGCTTTCTGACGGCGCGGCAATCGGTCCACACATCTTCGGTACTTTAGACGGTATCTTAGTAATCCGTGTTCCTAACCAACACGTGATGCACCCAGACGAAGCTGTTGCTCTTTACAAAGGTAAATCTAACTTTGAAAGTGCACTTGTATCAGCCCCATATATGCCTTTAGTTGTTACATCAGCCCTACCGCACGGTTCAAATCCTCTTATGAATCAAAAGGCTGCGGCTGTTTGGGGTGCAATCGACGTACTAGTTCCTAACTTCATCACTAAGATCAAGTTAGTTTAATCTAGTCCTAGATTTGACACTAAAAAGGCGACCTAAGTCGCCTTTTTTGTTGCCTAAAATTTTATTTATATGCTACTCGTAGCTTATTTGCCATACATGCCGTTGGTGGCATTCTGTACACCACTCGTCGCTAAGACCCCCATTAAGCCCTTGAGTATGGTGGCCTACACGCTAAAAATCTACCATCATACATGCCTTTAGTCGTAACAAAAGCACTACCGCACGGTATCATATTTTTATATACATTTAGTTGACATCACTAAAATGTGCACATAGACTGGCTCCATCAAATGCCAGAGACGAATGATATGTGTGACATAAAGCAGAAGTACCTACAGCTTTCAGAACAGATTGTAAAACTTATACCAGCCTACCGTAACCAGCGACCTAGCCAGCGCGCAAAGGCTCCGTGGACAGAGCTAATCAACGCGGGCTTGTCACATATCACTGACATACCTGTAGCCGACTTTTCATCACGCATGAACTCGTTGATTGCTTTTAAACCCAGTGTCGAGGACGACTTAGTAGCCGCAACGTCATTCCTACCCGATGATGCTCAGCTGGTAGAACGCTATTACCTTTTTTACAATGATCTGTCCGCAATACCGAACTGCAAGACCTGCGGTAAGCAGCTCAAGCCTAAGAAGCGCTTCCGCATGACGGACTCTAAAGCGACTAAGGCAGGCTACGGAACATACTGCGACATCAAGTGTGGGTCTTCTGACCCAGAAGTTATACAGCAGCGCCGAGATACAAATATTGAGCGACGCGGTGTCGACGTACCAGCCAAGTCAAAGGAGGTTCGTGATAAGATGCAAGCTACGCTTCAAAAAAACCATGGGGTCACTTCGCCAATCCACTCGGAAGCTATTCGGACTAAACATCGTGCCACAAATAAAGCAAAGTATGGGACAGCATCAACAAGTGCCTTCGCGAGCAAACAGACCTTAGAAAAGGTTAAGGTAACAAACCTTAGAAAGTATGGCTGTGAGAATCCTATGGGCGTGCAAGAATTTGCGCATAAGGCAGGCAATGGTAAGCGTAAACATGCCTACGCACAACTTCATAAAACTGACCGTGTAGGTGATATAAAACCACTTTTTGCAGAAGACGAGTACTTCGGTGTGATGGCTGACCGCGAATCTGGAATGCCACACCGCTACCCTTGGGAATGTCTTGCCTGTGGTACTGAATTTATGGGTGGGTTAGAGAATGATGGGTCTATCAGTGGGAGTAAACCACGATGCCCTAGCTGCTTCCCTAAAGAAGTTAGCCAAGGCGAGCGTGAGATATTAGATGTAGTCAAGATGGCCTGCCCAGACGGGACACATATCGAGCATGGGGATCGGGAGCTACTTAGCGGCCGAGAGCTTGACATCGTGATCCCTAGCTTAAAGCTAGCAATTGAGTACAACGGCATTTATTGGCACAGTGCCTACGCAGGCGGGAAAGATAAAGACTACCATCAGTCAAAGTTAGAAGCTACCAACCAGCAAGGCTATCGACTTATTTATGTGTGGGAAGACGAGCTTTATAACCGCCCTACAGCCATTAAACAGGCAATAATGGAAGCTTGTGGTCATGGCACTGTCATTGATGCTGATGAATGCGAGATTGTGACGGGAGCTGAGTTCGGTGACGACTTAGAGCTATATCACCGCGACGGCACTCTGACTGGTGTAGTTACTAGCTACGTCCTTAAATACCAAGGCCAAGCAGCTGCCGTTCTTCAAGTTGCGCAACGCCCTCGTAGACGGGGTGACGCCGTAGGTAAGGCTGCACTTAGGTACTCTGTAATTAACGGGTACCAAGTTCCCAAAGGGTTTAAGCGTCTACTCTCCGAAGCAGCCGCACGCGTAAGGGGCACTAAATTGTTCACGGTTGAGATAGATCCATCCTTCGATGATCCTACTCCATACGGTGAGGCTGGGTTTGAGTATCAAAAAGAAATTGACTGTCAGGGGTGGTTTCTAATGAAACCATGTAAGTATGGCAACCGTCTACCACGTAAAGAACTCGTAGCGCGAGCTTCATTAATAGATCCAGCATTCAATGCGAATACAACGCTACACGATTCACGCCTTAAAGAAGTGGGTGCCGACCGAGTATGGGGCGTTAAACGCCAAGTGTGGCAGCTAGAAGTTAAGAAATAATCAAAATCGGTTGCATTGCAGCCGATTACAAAGTATTGTACAACGAAGTACAGAGATATAGGATGGTTTTGTTATGAGTACGGAATCAAGAGCAGGTAAATTGTTGGCCAATGTAGACGAGCCAGTTTGCCTAGATTCAATTGAAGTCTACGACATGTCAGAAATGGCAAATTTGTCGCCAAAGCGTACTGGTATAGACGGCGTTGTTATTTATGCAGGTAGAGCCGACGACCGTGGCAAGCACAGCCCCTATCGCATAAAGGTCTCAGTAGGCAAAGCTTGGGGTGCCAGTGATAAAGCTTTCTCAATGGGTATAAAAGGCTCAACGAAGGGTAAGTGGTTCCGTGTTAAGGGTAGCTTTTACAAGGCCGAGTCTGATGTGCCTGCGAAATACCTAAAGGCTGCCCGACTGTTTATTGATCGTAACGAGCAGCTGCTTATTGACTGGGTTGATTATGATGGCTTAGAGGATGACTCTGAACGCTTTGTGCCCCGAGTTAAATCAGTAAAAGATTAATGATTACCGATTATGAGCGATGGATAAAACAGTCATAAAGCGCTCATATACAAACTACGTAAAAAAATTTACTAAAGTAGTTGCACCGCAGCAACTTATAAAGTATTGTACAACGAAACAAAGGGTGCATTAGCTCAGATTGGCTTGATCAACCATGTGGAAGGAGCGTCTACTACGGTAGGAGGTCGCTGGTTCAAATCCAGCATGTGCCCACCCCTTTTTCGATACAAAGACGTTAGATAAGTTCTTTGTACAACGACCTAAGCATTGTGGCTGCAAACCTCATCAGGTAAAGTGTGGCTTCTAATCGAACTAAGATGAGTATTTATATGAGCGGACGAGTGCTGTTGTTTATTGCCGTAGGTGTTGCAGCGTGTGCCTATGGATTACATTATGAGAAAGAGCTTTCAGAGCTGGGTTCAAGTAGCGAAGATTGGAAGCCCGTCTGCGTTCATGATCAGCTAGTGTACCGCGCTAATTACTCACGCAAAGGTATGGCCGTAAATGCCCTGACAGAAGATGGTAAACCAGTTTCTTGCCGTGTAGGCGAGTACATCATGTACAACGATTAAAGCTAAATAGGTAGTAACGATGAGTAACGAACCAATTCAACAAGAAGACCAGCTTATAGAGCTTCTGGGTAAGACAGACTTCACGCGTAAGAAGACACCGACCGCCAAAGTCACTGCGGTAACACCGCCCGTCTTAGACGACGAGGGGAACGAGATTAAGGCAGGTGCCGTCTCATTTACTAATGACGTTGGCTCGGGCTGTGTAATGACAATCAGCCAATTTAAGGATATGTATGTCTAGTATCGACTTAACGTTGCCCTTTAAGATCAAGTTGCCTGAGAAAGAATCGAAGGAGCTTGACCAGTTCTATGACTTTGTCTTTGGCGAGCTGGGCGGTACGTGGGCTGGCCGCGTAGGTCACTACCCGTGGGGTGAAGAGCATCAAATCTCACGCAACCAAGATGGTTATATCTACGTCTATGAGAACAATGGCATACCGCACCTGACGGCGGACTGTAGCCTTGGGTTTTGGAACAGCCCAGTACGAGAGGTACACCTCATTGATGTGCTGCCCTTGGAAGACAGTATCGTCTAGTCATAAAAGTCTGCATTGCAGGCTTTTTTATTGTGAGTTAGACTAAAGCTAGCTACTGAATTGTATAAATTAATAGAGACTAAAGATGACCGACCACGTAAACGGACAATTCTGCCAAACCGAATTGTTAGCCGCCTTAACCGATATTTCAAACATGTGCATTGGCACCCTTACAATGGGCTATAAATTAGACCCAGAGCACATAGGCGAGCTTATCCATAGTGCGACAGGATTAACTAACCCTGAGCTTAATAATCTTGTTAAGTTTCAACTAAAGAAAGATGAGAACCCTTCTATGGCACAAGAACCTAGACACACGGCCTGCCCTAAATGTCTCATAAAGAGTTATAGCCTTGGTGATATGGAAAATGCGTGGTGCGGCCGTTGTGGCGACTATCGTAAGAGCCAGTTACACATCGACTTCTTAAAAACGTTAGTCGATAAGCACGTCGAAGAGCGCGGCGCTGAAAACGTACGTGTTGAGATCCATGTCGTGAACCGCGAAAATAAAAACGTGCTCAGAGTCGCATCACTCTCATTCTTAGAGGTTGATACTGGTCAATGGGAACGTCAGGCTGGTTACTATGCTACAGGGCACTCTGAGGACTTCTCAGACACGTTTGGCCAAGACTACGACGTTAGCTACGTAAAAGGTATCAGCGGCACTCTCGTGTGCTTTTGGCAGAGTAAATACAGAACAATCGGTAAGAATTAGGAGCAGTATTATGCCTTGGCGCTACGTAAAACAACCAAACGGAAAACTTGCACTGTTTGATGAAGAAATTGACGACTTTCGCTATACAGACCTATCTGAATTTGAGGCCGAAGCGCTAGCCACTGGCTACGGCCTGTCAGAGCACGGTGCTAAGCAGAAGGTACAAGCAGGTGTTGAAGACTGGGAGCCTTGGAAGCATCAAATTAAAGGTGATGGCCAGTCACGCTGGCGCGAAGCAATAGAAACCATACGTTTTCGCTTCGGTGACGAAAAAGCCGAGATAATTATATCGGCCTGTAGTGCTGTAGATTAAGAAAGGGAGCCTAGCGCTCCCTTTTCGTTATGCCTGTTTGGCTAATGAAGTTATTGCGCCACTGACGTCAATGGCGGGTATCTTTAAGCTTTGGTAACGCTCGGTTAGCTTCGCTGCCCGCTTATCATTCAGCATCTTGTCAGGCTTACAACCGTGTGGGCATTTCATTTTTTCAGTCGTACCGAATAATCGGCACATAAATGGTCGGTCATCATAAATAGCGCAACCATTCGGCGTCGAGTGCACGCAATCCATGGTACCTAGTTTAGTTGCCGTCAAGCCAGCACTGATACCAGCGTTCTCAGCTTCCACATTAGTGACGGGCACACAGCCGCAGCAATCGTTACAACCCTCTTTGCAATTAAATTCAGGGATGGCCTCATATAGCTCGGCCAGCTTACGGTGGTCTTTCTTTGACATCAGTAGTACAACGCTCTCTTATCGGTTAGATTCACGCCCCTCATGGGGTGTCTTTATTTTGCTCTTTTTGACTAAGGCACTGGTCACACTCACAAGGCTGGATCTCACGCATTTGTTCATGAATATCAGCTAAGTTTGAACCTGTGACAAGGTGCTTGCCTTCGTCATCGTGGTACCAGCCCGTAGCTAGATACACCCAGTAAATTGATCCTACTTCGAACTCGTGCCCTGTCTCAGGGTTAATCTCTTTCGAGCTGTTATCAGGTTCATAGCTAAGGTCATCAACCTTTGGGTTATTCTTTAACGCCAAAAAAGTCTTTGGGGTCATAGTTATTCCATGTCTATCGGTCAAAACGTTGTACAACATGTTAGAGGGACTGTCATTACAATGCAAGAACTATTTTACGTAAACCGTTGCGGCGCAGCTGTGTAGCTTGTACAATCTGGTATGTAACGAGACACTGATAACCTATACAAGGTAATTTCAATGATACTAGATGCAACCTACTCGATTGGGCAACTTTTAACTATGGGTGGTCGATAACATGAGTCTGATAAGAAAGCTTTTTAACTGGCGCGATAACCCAGAAAACATATTCCTACTAGTGTTCCCGCTAGGCATTATAGGTTTTATGAGCTTGGGGACTGTGGCCGTCTTGCAGTGGTACCAAAACAATAACCCATGGTACACCGTAACCTTACTTCTTGGCTTCATTCTGTTCGTTGTAGCAGGTTACCCAGTTCTAAAGCTTATAAAGGCTGCTCACGACCAGAAGGCGCGAATCAATGCTGGCTCTTAAACAACCCTACGGTATATGGGCTGACGAATACGTGAAAGTTAAGATTACGCGACAGGAGGCCATGCCCTCATACGAGGTTACTGAGGACTTACTCGATCTGTTTGGGACTTATCGACCCGCTATACCTAAGATATATAGCTGCCTAAAGTACAGTGGTCAGTACGAATGTAACCTACAGCAAAACTGGTTCAAATCAATCCCGAACATAGTACGCTGGTGCTTTAGCGCCGTTGGGATGACCCTAACTATTGAAGTCGTAAAAAGCGACGAGTTAGAAGGAGCTGACCTAGTCGAGCAGTTTAATGCACCAATCGACCCAAAGGCGATGCGCAGCTTTCTTAATGCTACGTACAATCGTCGGGGTGATGATACGGCCTTTACACTTTGGCTTAAAAAGCAGTTTAGGACTGCTATGGCGGAAGGCCGTCACGCCTTGTAGCACTGCAAACTAAGCGGGTATACTGGCTCGCACAATTGATACTAAGATAAAGTGAACAACCATGTCAGAAATAAGTGCACGACGTGCCATATACCACATAAAGGCCACGTTTGGTTTTAATAAAAATCAAATAGCCAAGATCACGCGCTGTACGCGTATGCTTCTCACTCTTCAAGAAGGTAACAACGTAGTAACCGATGAACTTCGAACTCTATACGAGCAAAGTGTCGCAGCCAAGGCGCGCTACGGAACTGACCTCGCAAAACATCATTCGAATACACTAGTACGGCGTAAAACGATTGCTCAACACTTTGTGAGCAAGACACCCGACATCGAAGCTGTGCTGGCCGAAGCACATGAGAAATCAAAGAATATAAGAACGCGGAAAGTAAAGACCGACCCATTTAGAATGTACTTACGCACTGCCAGCGTAAGAGGCCGTAATCTATGAAACGACATGAAATTGTGCTGAGGGAGAACGGTAGCTATCTAAGGGGTTACTATGATAAACAATGCAACGTTGCGCGCGTACAAAACCTGATTGTTAATTCAAGTCATCGCAGGAAAGGTGTAGGTACGAGGCTATATGAGCAGTTTCTAGGTATTGTCAAAGAGCAGCAGATACCATTAGTTGTGCTAGAGGTGTTTAAGTTTAACAAGGTTGGTAAGAAGTTTTGGGCTGGCAAAGGCTTTAATATAGTCGGTGAGACTATCGACGAATACTACGAGTGCGAGGTGAAGCTATTATGACAACCCGAGTGAATCCAACAATAGTTAAGTTCATGTCGGGCAACGTGCTCGACTTCGAGTTGTTGTACCAAGGAAGAATTAAGAATGATTGGGATCCGTCTGAGCACTACGCGAACTATTACTACGCGGTCATAGTGCCCCTGTTAAAACAGGTAAGAGACCGACATGACCTGCGTTACTTTAGTGACACGTGCTTCAAGAGTAAATACTTCATTCATGCACCGAACCGCATCGCACGCATTTTAGCAGAGAAGCAAGTCGAAGGCAGGCTATTTGGCAAAGAAAAAGAATTGCTAAGATGGCAAAGCGACCTGCAAGAAACGATTAGTTATTTCTTAGCACCTAAACCGTCGTTTGCTGACTACCTTGTTTGGGAGGTTGAGCACTTCATATACCCCGCAAAAATTATGGAAGTTCGAGACATTGAAGTCTAATAAAAAGGCGTCAGAAGACGCCTTTTCTCAAGCCTAGCTATTAAGCTGTAACCTGTCTGCATCTTTCTGGCTGTTACGCAGGTCTACGTCGATTGAAGGTGATGCGACGAAGCGTTCAGTGGTCTTCCCCGCCATATTCTCAAGGATCAGCTCTTCGTAGTTTTCTTTACTTGGGTGGTCATGACTTCTTAAACGCATAACGGCGTTTTCATTAGTACCAGACAGGCCACGAGCCACCAGCGTAATGTTATCGTTAAGGTCGTGAGATATTTCGAAGCTACGGCATGCGTAGACTTTTCGTTCAGAGACGCCATCAGGTAAAGATCGGCGCGTTTTCAATGTGAAATTAACTTGGTTCATAAGGTACTACCTTCTATCTAACTAAATATCTATGTGTCTATTAAAGCTACGGGTACTAGCCGCAACAAAAGCATCATATCACGGTGACTTTTAACGCACCAATGAAACATTGTACAATTGTAACCTAACGAGACTTTTTGAGACCATGATATGACTATTATTCGAGACCTGCTTGAAAGTACAGCAGACCTACCGCTATGTGAACTCTCACGTAAGATTGATGTAAGTAAGCTTGGTAAGGCCGACCTTGAACGTATGGAGCGCATACTAGACCGACTAAGACAGATCGAAAAACGCCGCATAGAAAAGTTCCAAGATAAAAATCCACATTTTGTATTGATGGGAGCCAATCAAGGGTTCCTTAGCGCCGACGAAATCGACATGCAGCGAAAGCTTGCGGCAAAGGTAGATAGCATCAAGCAGAAAGCCCGATTTGGTGACCGAGGGATGACAGCAACCCAAGACCTTGCAGAGTACAATAAGCTTGTTGCTAAGCTAGCAAGACTTCTAAAAGTGCCGCGCAGCTCACTCCGCGAACTAACGATTAATGACCTTCGTTCGAAACTAAAAGCAGCTGAGTTGGAAGAGGCACAGAAATACACGTCAGCGGCCACGTCGATAAACTCAGCGAATACGCCAAAGGTTTACACACTTGTGGCCAATAAGTACGGCTGGCAACGTGGTACGCGCAATCTAGACTTAGGCGGCGGGCGCTTTGATACACTGACACAGGCACTAAAGTCGAACCACGGTGTAACGAACCTAATCTTAGACCCATACAACCGCAGCGACGACCACAATAAAAAAGTAAGGCAGAGCCTTGCACAGCAACGTGTTAATACAATCACTATTAGCAACGTGCTGAACGTTATTAAGGAGTTGGGTAACCGTAAGTACCTGCTCGACTATGCGAAGAAGAACTTGGCCAAAGACGGCAAGGTGTTCATCACTGTTCATGAGGGCGATAAAACGTCGGTTGGTAAGGTTACAGGTGATGACCAGTATCAGCTAAACCGCCCTACTGATGGCTACATGAAAGAGATACAGGCCGTGTTCCCGAAGGTAGAGCGCTTTGGCCAGCTTATTGTCGCCGAGTTGGGGTAAGCCATGATACCTGTTAACCAGACCATCGTAGATAAGGGAAAGGGAACCTGTATGCAGGCTGTGCTTGCGAGCCTGTTTGAGACTGACCTTGATTCGACAATAAATCCAATAGACTTCCAAGAGACGGGCTGGCATATCCCCTTTATGGATTGGGTTGAGTCGAACACTAAGTACCAGTACGGGGGCGTCATCAACGCTCATGATGAAAAGGAACTAACCTACGAGGCGCTACAGAGCCTTTTTGCAGTAAAGGGGCACTTCTACGCTGTGGTTCCTAGCAAGAACTTTGAGGGCGTCACTCATGCGGTTATTATCGATCGCAGTGGTGTCATTGTGCACGACCCTGACCCAAGTAAGAAATGGCTGGGCATAAACCCTGTCGAGACGGGCGAGCTTGAGTACATCTACCTGTTTGAGCCGACGGATGGCTTTGTTTACGACCGCTAATATGAAAGCAGCCTACGGGCTGCTTTTTTGTGATGGGAACCCAATGGTGCAGACCCAAATCATTGTACAATAAAATTAACTAAAACCCTTGCGTCGCAGCGTTTTAGGTGTATAGTTAAGCCTAATTGGAACCCCGAGCTAGATGGTATGGATAATAAAATAAGCTACAGTGCATTAGACGACAGCTTGAAGAAGGCCGCCGAACTAATTCAGCGTTACTTTAACGACGAGACGTTAACAGCATTATCTTTCGAAGAGAAGAAGATGACATTAACGGTAGCTTGTCGTGTCCATGCGGCCGACAGCGACCACCTTGGACGACAGCACCTAGATGCTTTATCGCTGCTTAAAAGTGCGAATATCGAATACCTACTAAACTCAATGGAACCGCAAACAATAATTAAATCAGAGGCCGATAATGAGCATTAAGCCAATCTATAACGAAGAGCTGCTTGCCATGTACTTGCGTGAGACAGGCACAAATACTTTCCCAGACTTTAAGGTAATCGACGTTCGTCAAGAATCAGATGAGGACGCACGAAGCCCAATGGATTTCGAAGTTATTGAGCGCTGTTTGGGCAGCCGCGAAACTGACTCACACTACGTGACAATCCTTGACGTGATTGCATGGTCTGTTTCACGCGCAGTCACAAAGAACGATGTGGCTAGCCTAAAGAACACAATCATCATTGAGTGTGATAGCCCAGAAACCTGCAAAGACGTTGCTAAGCTGATGACCGATGTTGTTGGTTTAAATGTCGCAGCTGAGGCTACTGACGATGGTACAGTGACGCACGATAACTATGGGCTTGGCCTAACGAGCACACCTGTGGGCGTAAACCATACAAAAGTTAAGGGCGGTAACTAAGTGCGCGTGTTGCATCATACCTTACCCGAGGTCTCTGCCCTACTTGGCCAGCTTCAAAAGTGCCAGTTCAAGTTTGTTATTGCGGGAGGTTACCCACGTGACCTCGCGCATGGTTGTACGCCGAAAGACATGGACTTATGCGTTTATGGCTTGGATGCAGACAACATTGAGTTAACTGAGCACCTTATTGCGCATGCACAGGCACGCTTTGACTTCGTTTTAGAGCACGAGGTTAAGCATGACTTGCGTATCTACAGGGCGTTTAGATTTCGCATTAAGAATACCGACCTGCACTTTGATTTGATTATCTATAAGGCCGAGTTCAAAGACCGTGCGACGTTGTTGGGCACAATGGATTACAACCTAAATGCTTATGTGCTCGACCTCAAGACGGGCATGCCCGTATTTGTTGGCCAGAACGAAGGCACTTTAACAGAACAGCGTGTAGGCGGCTGTGCCGACCCTAAACGCAAAATTTACATTGCTGATAAAGCAAAAGCCCTAGGCTGGGAAGTCCCTGCCGCTGTGGCACAACCGCAAGGAGTTTGAGACATGATCGTACCTACCGTGGCGGCTAACCCTGTCATTCTAATGCTTAAAAACGCGATGACAAATAAGTACCACCCGACCTTCTATTGGGAGTGCCCGCCGCCATCAGGCCAGTTAGGGGATGGCCTTCGTTGGAAATCAAAAGGCCACCACACTACGGGGTTTGCCAGTCGTGAGAACGCTGTAGCGTCGGCTATGGCACTTGTCGAGGCTAACCACGCTAAGTTAGAGGTAGGCTCAGTCTATTATGAGCTTGGCCAAGAGAATGATATTGAGTGGTCAGGCGGCAACGTGCCCGCAGATGTAACCGTCTTCGACCTCACAGAACTAACCAAGTATGAACCAGAGGCGGACTGATGGCAGACGCTAAAGAACAAGTTGACCAACTAACGGCCGCAATTAAGAAGACACTTTTATCATTGCGTGCCATCGGCAACTCGATTGACGTTGAGTGCGAGGCTGACCAGCAACTGTTAGAAAAAATTAGTCAGTGCCATGACGAGCTAAAAATTGAGACGCGTAGCACGCTTGGCATAGACACCTAAACATACAAACAATGGAGTAACTGTGATGAAGAAAGAAACTGATACTATTTGCCGCAAGAAAACGGGCGCAGGAAATGAAGAGTGCCGAGGCGTGCTGAGCATTAAGCCGCAATCACGCTTGGAAGATAGCTTAGGCCACCGCTCGTACATGTGTGATAAGTGCGGTGACCAGTTTAAGTTCACTGGCCAGCCCGAGGTTTAGCAGACAGAGGTTAATAGTCGGTTATTCGGTACACTTTAAATTAGGCTCATATTCGTTGTACAATGAAGTTCGTTAATTGAACTAATTGAGACACTGATATGAGCAAATCCCGCGCAGAGTTAATTCTCGAAAAGGCTGGCATCCGCCAGCAAACAATCCTTGACCTACTTCTAGACGCTAAGGCCAATGTGGTGAAGAAGTCTAACCCTAGCTCAAGTGAAGAGCTTACCAAGGCAATCATCGCCTTTGTGTACAAGAAGGCGAAAGAGCTAGAAGGCACCGTGTCTGCATTTTATAACGCATTAGGCGTGCTGCTAACTAAGAACGCACGTAAAGGCATCTACTTGAAGGTAGACCAGCAACCTGATCTAGACACAGTGCAGGCAGCCTAATGAGTCGCGCACAGAATATCCTAGATACTTACAACGCGCTGTACGAGGCGGGTGTCGACCTAGAAGCCATTAAGAAACTAGGCCGCGAGCTGCAACCGTATGATGACAGTAAGTTTGAGAAGTTCCTACAGTGGATTGCTTATTTCCCGAAGGGTGGTCGCGCACCGTCGGGAGGAAAAAAGCTGTTTGATAACATCAAGTTTTTGCATCGTCAGGTTGACTCGTACAGAGAGTACGGGCTTAAATCCGATAACATAGCCAATATGCTCGGGTGGTGGGCAGAAGAAGGCGAAATGGATCGTATCGCCGATGTGTTCTTTGCGAAGAAGACTAAGGCACGCGTTGAAGAAATCAAGCACAAGAACATCACCTTTAAAAACCGATCAGGTATGGGTGAAGCAACGTTCAAGAAGACGGTTAAGCAAGTCGCTAACTTCTTAGACGAGCTTAAAGGCTTCCATGCAAAAACGCTTGAGAAACCGCTTGAGATACACTTTAAGTCTGCGAAAGACATTCGTTCAAAGGCACAGTATAAGTCACTTGATGACGTAATTTGGATTAAGTCGGGTTCGAGAGCTGATACAGAACTCTACGGCCATCTTCTTTACATTGTGCTGCATGAGCTAGGTCATCGCTATGAGCACCAGTTTGGCTTACCTCGTGACTTCTACGAGCGCCAGTTCTATACGACAAAGTATTCACATACTGATGGTATGGGCGGTTCGGAATGTTTTGCGGAAATCTTTGCGCTGAGCCATTGGCCAGATAAGTACGACGAGTACGAAGCGAAGATCACACGCTTTACTGATATGATGAAGGCGCACCGTTAATACGGTTTTGTTGTCATGAAAAAGGGAGCATCGCGCTCCCTTTTTGTTATTCAGCGAGTTCCACGTCACTCTCCCGAATGGCCTTAACGATGGCCACACACGTCGGGCACGTAAGCTTTGCGTCAGCACCAAGATGCTCCAAGGACGTATCGACCTGATTCGGGTGGTCGAGGTCACAGAGCGTCAGCATATCCACGCGGTTCACAAAGTGCGTGTATCTATTGTGCGCATGCTTCACTAACATGGTGTTTGGCCTCTAGCTGCTTTATGACATCAGTACGGTCAGTCTCGATCACACCTTTCCCGTACTTAACAAACATTGTATGGTCGTGGTCACCATCCGTTATGCTAACATCAGCGCCTTTAGGAATATCTATCATTGAGCAGTAACCCATGGCACAGAAGTCAGCCGTTGCTTTGTATTCACCGTTCTTCATAGTGTCCCCTTAACAACCATCGTCTTCGTCAGTGTAAGCCCAGCTCGCAAGGATTTTAAGAGCGCGCTTATCGCCCTCTTTAATGAGCAGCTGAACACCCTTTGCATAGATATGATCGGAGCCTTTGGGGTTCGTTATGAGCTTGTCGTCGGCATTGATATAACCAACTGGGCTGCCTAGGTCATTGTCGATGCAACGCAAAGCCAGCTTGCTCCATGTGCCAACGTAGCGAAGGGGAAAGACTTGTGGCTCATCGCCTTTCGAACTAAACATGTTTTCGATGAAGGCTGCATTTTGTTCGTTAACCATCGCACGTACGGCCATTTCAGGGTAAGCACGGATAGGACGTATAATTGCAGTAGCGCCCATACCTAAGAAGCGTTCTCGGTCACACTCTTTGGTTGTCTCAGCTATGACTTGCCAAGGCTTAGCCTCACTGTGTACAAGCAAGCTAAGCGCGTTAAACGTAACTGAGTTCGACACGTTGTTTACTTCATCGGAGGCCAAGAAATAGAACATTGTGGCGTTCTTTATGACGTCTTTTTCATACAGCGCCTTATCATCACGGTTGTAGTTCAAAAGGACAGCGCCAAGGTCGGCCACCGATTCTGGTAGGCCATCAGGAAAGTTGGTTGAGACTATCACGACATCTTTATGCGCCAGTAGTTCAGTTGCGCGGATTTGTTCTAACAAGTTTTTAAGGAAGACCTCTGCGCCGCGACTTGGGGCACCCATCAGTACGATTGCTTCTTTCATTTTCCAGTTCCAGTTACCTATTCTTTTTTGTTTTGTTCGTTCCGTTGCGTATTCAACGATTAAGCTCACTGTGTGTGCGACGAGCCAGATGCCGACAGAGAACACGAGTACCATTGTGGTCACTTTACCCGCCGTCGTTTGCGGTATAAAACCACCGTAACCAACCGTCGTTACAGAGACCATCGTGAACCAGATTGATTCAAACACGCTCTTTTTCTCGATCAGCATAATAAGCATCGAGTGTATGGACATCATCACACTGAGCTGTAATACCGCATTTCTAAGGGAGTCTTTAATAGACTTTAGACCGACACGGCGCTTATAGCGTCGGCGTTTAAGTATCGCTAGCAGGTTCATACACTCCCCCGCTTAGCTGCCCTCTTCTTAGGGTTTGCTGGATTGCGTATCGTTTTACGGTCTGACCATGCGCCCCAACTATTACAGTTCGAGCAAACGTATGATTGCTGACCGTAGCCATGTCCTTTGCCTGTGATTTCAGCATCACACTTAGGGCAAATAGGTATGCGCGTTCGACGGTCTACAGGAGGATTATCTTTCTGCATCGTTGTATCTCAAGTATCAAAATTCGGCGACAATATAACCGCTGGGTGTCTTTAGGGCAAGTTAAATATCATTGTACAACGGATTATAAGTGGTTGCGCGGCAGGGTTTTATGCAGTACATTAGCCGCTCAAACGAAACACTGATACTAACCGATAAAGGAAGCTAACTGATGCACGTCATATTAGACCCTACATTAGAGCGCTTGGGTGACCAAGAGAAACTTCGACCACTAACAGAATACTTAGCCGAATACGATGCTAATTCACCTGTTGTGTACCACACCTTACGAGGCACCGTAGGTCATGATAACTATTTGGGCTATCTTGCCGAGGCATGGAATAACCACCTAGGCTTCGTCATAAAGCCAGACTACTTGTGGAACATGGTGGCCTCTGAGATTGCGATTGTTGTACGCGATAACCCTGAGCACTTCCGAGACCTGTTTAGTACGTCAGATGAAACAGTAGAAATTACGGTGGTCGGTTGTAAAGCGCATCACTTAATTTACGGCGTATCAGCTGAATTAAAGAAGCTAGTACCGACAGATACATCGGCTTTCATCCCTGAGTTTACAACGACCAGCGATGCAGCCACGTTCGCACACCTTGCTACGTTCCTTGATACGGTATCACCTTACTACAGCTACAGTATGTTGTTATGTGGATTTCCGTCGGTCATGTTCCGTGGTACACCTGATGACTGGTTCTTGTTCCGCAATAAGTTATCGGCACTATCAGACATCTTCAAAGACAAGAGCGCTGTGCTTGTTGAATACCTAGCGAAGGTCGCCGCCGTTGTAGCAAATCTACAAGACATTGCCGATAACCTGCATGCAGGCAAAGAAGCTGATACAGCCTACTTGAGTAACATCATGGCATTAAAGCGTTGTGGCTCGGGTCACCAAGTAGAGGTTGAGGGTTGGATCCGTGATTTTTATGTACACCAGCCCCGCCCAGCTTACGTCGGTAACTTTAGTCGTCACATTGCTGTCGTTAACTACAAAGACCTAAGCGTCAGTAAGAACTATCGCATATTCTCAGGCTTACTAAGCTCAGAGGTTAACGGTGACATCTTGTGGCCTACCTTTAGCTTTATTCAAACAGAAGCAGAGGACGATGCGTAATGTCAAAGTCTAATAAGAACGATACCTTTGTCGACCCACGTACTATCGAGTTTGCGAGTAGTGGCGACCGTCATAGCGCAATGTACGAACTAGCTGATCGTAATCCAATGAAAGGGCGCAAAGGGGGTGATTGTAACATTACCCAATGCCAGAAGAACGGCGCGTCTAGCTGGAACAGAGGCTCACTCGCGTGGTACTGTGAAAGCTGTGGTAATGAGCTGAATAAATACAACCCGCACTCAATGGATGACGGCCAGCCTATGGTCGACGTTGAGCCAGACTTCTACCATGCCTACGACCCTGACGGTAAGTGGATTAAAGGCGAGCCGTCACAGCTTACTAAGCGTATGACGGATGATTTTGCGGGCGAGTTCGAGCGTAAGCCGTTTGTTCACCAAGGCCGTAAGATTGGGCGTAACGAACCCTGCACATGCCGCTCAGGTAAGAAGTACAAAAAGTGCTGCGGTGCCTAGGTTGGTCTCACTGAGTTAAGTGTTGTACAATGGGTTCTTTACTTTTGTACAACACTCTAATTGGGACACTGTGACATGACTACTGAGAATTTATTAAGCCTTGAAGAAGGTACTAAGCAAAGCAGCCACTTAAAAGCAAAAGACCTTGCCCGCCGTGGTAAGTGGAAAGAAGCGTGGAAAGCTGCGCAAGAGCCAGATTCAATGGGTACCCTAAACCCTGACGTTACGGAAAAAACGTGGCGTGAGTGGATGGAAAACATTCTTAAAAATGAATCAATGCTGTCACGCGCTGACAAGATCCTACTACGCGTAGAAGAAAGCGAAGCGCTGCAAGATGACCCAATCAGTGAAGCAACTGCCCGCTCACAAATCGACACAGTTGTAGAAGACATTCTTTACAACCTTGAACGCCGTGAAAACGGTAAGAATATGGATCCTAAACTATTAACGACGAAAGTTATCAATGCCCTTAAATTTAAGCGCAACGATAAAAAGAAAGCGAGCGTTAAGAAGGTTTACCAAGACAAAATTGACCAGCTAGTTGCTGATATGGAAGACGGTAAGTACTTAGCGATTAAGTAACCGTACTCCAAACAATAGCAGCTCTAGCTAAGCACAGGGGCTGCTCATGGGTATAAAATCAACACAATACGTCACACGTCAGGATGCGATAACACGTATACTGGAAATTGATGCACTGTTAAGCCAGAAGCGCTACAGAGACCTTGATAACGCAACAGGCGAGCATGACTATAGCGTCGAGAACTTTGTTAACGAGACGGCACCATTAGGCATCACGCTGGGTGAGATCGAGAACTGGTCAGATACGATGATAGAGGACAAATTGGACGAGCCGTTTTATCGGTGGTCGATGTTCGATAACTACTATATTCGTGAAGACGACGACGCGTACTAAAAATAGAAAAGGGAAGTCACAGCGCTTCCCTTTTCTATTAGGTGATTAGTCAAACTTGCAAGGAATGCCAAGCTCTTCAATTAAGGCGGCAATACCCTCGTTACGGCCAACAAATGCGTCAAAACTTGCAGTGGCGTCACCATGGTCAGGGTCATGGCATGCAACATCGACAACAAAGGTCTCGTCTGCTTTGAGTACAACCGTTAAGCGATTGTCATGATTGTTCTTGAGCCATTCCCAGCGTGCAGTATCGCTTTCAAGCGCCTTAAAGGTCACAAGCGGGTAAAGCGCCACGTCAACAGGTGTAAAGCGCCCGTCTTCCATGTGGTCAATACGACGGTGCCAGATTGTATTTGATTCAAGGCACTGATAGCCGTAGAAAGGTAAGGCACAGTCTTCTAAAAGCTTGTTTTCGTTGGGTAGCTCAACAATGCTATAACGGCCGCCGTTGCGGTGTTCGAGCACTTGCCCAAGGGTATATTTAGGTGTCATCTATAGTCACTCATGTTGTATCGCACCATTGACATTAAGTCGGCGCATCGAAGTTCAATTGCGAGCGATGGTAACACACTACCATGCAGGGAAAAAGTCAAAGATTGGGTGTTGACATTGTACACGATTTTAGCGAGTCTGATTATGCCCCGAGTGACGTGCGGGTACCGAATGAAGAATGAGACAAGGTTTAGCAATGGATTTACAACTTATCTATAGTGGATTAGAAATAGCAGTTAAAATAGGCGCAGTGAGTTATACAACGGTTAGCTTGACATGGTGTGCCCTGCTCATGTTTGTGATAAACAGCATGGGACGACCTATGCGCTTACGTGATGAGTCAAGCACCACAGTAACATTAGGCGTGGCCTTCCATGCAGTCTGTTGGCCGTATTCAATGAAGACCGTTTACGACCGACACAAGCGTCGTCAAGAAAACCTAGCCCGCAGCAAAAGTTAGTGAATTTACTTAACATTTCAAAGAAGTCGGTCTAGTATGGAAACTCAACGATGGCTCGTTATTTAGCGAGCACTAACTGAGACAGAGAGACTAACCGATGCACAACGTTTTATTTATGGGTGGCATTGTTGATGGGCGGATCCAAGTCGTACCGCAATTGGCAGAGACACTAATTTTAGAAAGCAACACAGATGGCGCAGGCTATATCTATCACAAGAAAGGGGAGCTAGGTGCTTTCACGATCTACCAGAGCGCCGACGCTAAGAATAACTATGCAGACAGCCTGATCGATGCCTACGTAAGTTCACGTGCCAAGCCTATCGTACCTGTAAAGTCGCCTACCTGCATGCTTCACAACGAGGTCGTCAGCATTCTTAGCGAGCACGCGCAGCTAAAGCCACACCTAATCGTAGGGACGACAAACTTCACTCAATTAGGGATGGACTCTCTTGATAGAATCGAAGCACTTTTCCATCTAGAAGAGCATTTTAATATCGAAATCACTAAACAGGCAGCTGAGCAGGCCGAAACAGTCTACGACATCGTCAAAATAATCCGAGAGCTGAGGTAAACTATGGGGTACATGGAATCGAAGATGCAGGAGTATATGGAAGCGGGTGAAGCGTTGTATAACGCAATTGAGGAAGCAGCCTACCGTGCGTTAATGCGCCGTCTAGGCGTTGCCCACGTAACCATCACCCATGGCCTTTCCTCGTACGGCATCAACCAGCAAGACACGCAAGCTATCGTTGATGAGGTGTCCGCTGAGTTTGGTCTAAACCTTCACCCTGTGGTGTTAAAGGAAGAGTGCTTGGCCAGCTTTACAGAGCTGATGGACTTCTTCTCCAACGGCAAAGAATAGCGCATAAAAGATTGCACCGCAGTCTAATACAACGTATAGTATCGTTGTACAATAAACGAGACTGAGGTGCGTTATGAGCACAAGCCCGAACGAAATAACTATCGACAGTGTGGCCTACCCGCTAGTCAGTGGCGCAGGTAAACACTATGCAACAACTTTCCCGACGATTCACATTGACGGTATGCCCATCATATCGGTTGAGCATACATACGGCACCGCCGAGAAAGAAGCCATTGTCCGCGCGACAGCCGCCGTGCGCTCATACCTAAAGTCGGGTAAGCGCTACTCGATCATCCCCGACCTTACATTCGACGACCAAGTACAGGAGCTAGACCTTGGTACGCTTGACCTTAGCGAGTGCGCTGTTGAACTCTATGGCAGCCGCAGCACAAGTCATCTTGTCGTCAGCCGTGAGCGAGAGGGGAAACCTTATCTATGCTTCTGCATTTGGGATAGAACACTACAATGTCAGGTGCTTGATAATTTGACGCAAGATCAACTCAGACGCTATGGCGGAATACTTGAAGACTACCGCGCACGGTTTACCCTGCCAGTAGGTGACGTCTGATGAAAGAGGCCATCTTTGTACTACGTGATACCCGCAGCAATACGGGCACTAACGCCATGTTCTGGAAAAAAGGCGGCTGCTACACAAGTAACCTGCTTGAGGCCGAGCACTTTACGCACGAGCGTGCTCAACGTCAGCACAGCTGCCGTGAAACAGACGTCCCCTTACCTCTTGATGCGTTAATGGAATCGAGTCGCGAGCGTATAGATATGCAGTGCGCCCCTGAACAGAGCCTTGCGGGCGATAGGTTCCTAATTCGCACAGGTAACGACTACGATGGAAACGACCTGCAATTCTTGTCTAATGTCGGCCGTACCTACGATTTTAACTTAGCGCAGGTGTTTACACGTGACGAAGCTATCGAGCGTTGTACAACCAATGAGTACTATACGAGCTATCGCTATGATGACCTGCTCCCGTTAGTACGTCGTACTGTGTCAGTTCTGCCTGCTAGGCAAGACGAGCTATTTAAGGCTCATGGCTTCATTCTTAAAAAGCCCGACCCACTACCGCCGAAACAAAAATTCAATTGCATCGCGTGTGGTAAATTCATCAGAGAAAGCGATTACTACTCATCATGCTCGCACTGTGGCGCGCCAAACTACTAAGCCCAGCAAGTTCGCTAAAGTTCTTACATATCAATCACAAGGCGTGGGCAAACGCACGCCATTGTACAACCCTGTACGCTAATCATACTGATTAAAAATTAATTACGAAAATTACTGCAACAGAGACATTTTGCGCTTTACAACTACGCGTTTTTGCGTGTACAGTGTGCATCGCTTCCTCAATGAGAAGCATTGATCGATACATAGATATTAAAAACTAAGGAACATCATTATGTCTGAGAATAATGTGTTGTCCGTAAAAGAAGTTGCTGAGCTACTTGAAACAATCGGTAGTGACGTTGTCATCCATGGCAGTGTAATTTCATTCAACTTACCTCAATACGGTGACTTATCAGTTATTGCCACTGTTGGCGATAAGCAGATCACAGCTGAGATTGTGATTTGTCCAACGGCAAACGTAGCCGACGTGAATGCAGCTAACGATGCGTTCATGCGCTTACAGAAGCCACTCCCTTTAAGCTCAATCGCAATTGAAACCATCAATGGTGAAGACAACTACGTTGTATTCGGTGCGCTTTCGTCAACATCAAAGCTGTCGAACGTAGCACTAGAAGTCAACTTACTTGCTGTTAATGCGCTCAATGTAGCTGAGCTTATCCAAGACGAACTTTCCGCATAAGAGGTAGGATTGATATGTCATTACTTAAAAAACTTTTCACACTTGGCCGTAAAGCTAAACACGATTTAGAAGACGCGTTAGACCAAGAAACGATTATTGCGCAAACAGAGCAAGCACTACGCGATGACCGTGCAGCACTTGCTAAGACAGATGGCACTCGTATCGAGTTCGGTGCTAAACGTCGCGAAGCAGAGCGCAAAGTAGCTGAGTTCACTGAGTCAGCTGCAAAGTTCAAAGCACGCGCAATCCAAGCACGTGATTCAGGTAACGAAGAGCTTGCAATGAAAGCACTGGGCGAAATGCAAAAAGCACAGACGCAGCTTGAAGCACAGCAAAAAATCTTCGATTCTGTATCTGAGTCTATCGCTACGCTAGACCGCGACTACGACAATCTAACTGCGCAAATCGAAGCGCGTGGCATTGAGCTTGAAGAGCTTAAAGCACAAGACGCAATCCTTGATGTACGCGAGAGCCTAGCGTCAGCTTCTCACGCTGTACACAACAACACGTCTAATGCAGCTTCAAGTCTAAGTCGTGCTAAAGAGATCCAGCAGAAGCGCCAAGACAAGCTTGATGCGTCTAAAGAGCTAGACTCAGCACGTGACCTTGACGCGCAATTCGCAGAGCTTGACCGCACTGGTGGTAAGAGCCAAAAAGACTTACTAGCTGAGCTATCGTAATGTGGAAAAAGATCCTACTTTGGCTTGGGATCAAGAAGGACGCCGCCATGGCGTCCTTTGATGATAAACCACAGCCGCGAAATGAAGTCCCAGCGCCTCTCTTTGGCTTGGCATTGGGCAAGCAGGTTGACGTTAATACAACGGACATCCTGTGGCTTAAAGATGAGCTGAACATTGATAACTGCCCTGAGCACCTATCAATCCAAGCTGTATCAAAAGCTGAACTAGGCTTCGGTCGTGTAATGGAACGCTTCTACGCAAGTGCAGACGTTCTTATTCAAGTTATTTATACGGGCAATCCTCACGTTGATAACGTGGAAGAGCTTACATTGTTCTCATACGATGCGTCACATCCTTGTCACAGCGAAGCTGCGATTGAAGAAGCGACGTTAAAGATGCGTGCAACGACGTATGAATACGGCGGCCAAGTTTACAATCGTGTATTTGAAGATGACCACAACGGATTGGCTACCTTAGCCGAAGTTGACGAGGACATTGATAATTCCGAGGGTAAAAACTACAACGTGTACAACCACATGATGCTATTTAGCCGTGAGTTGTCTGATGGTACCCACGAGCTGCTATTAACAGCGCTTGAAGACCATGGCAGCAATGAAGTGCTATTCAGTATCGCATTGGGCAAACACGTTAATTCAACCGACCTGCGCGTGTCAAAACTGGCCGAGCAGCTTTAAATCACAACCATTAAAAACTAATTGAGACTAAGATAATGGAATTAATTCAAAAGAGCCTAGCGGGCTTACCACACTTCGCACTTTACTTCTCTGTGGCAATTGCCATGATCGTTGTATTCTCGTTCGTATACTCACGCGTAACGCCATACTGCGAGTGGACAGAGATCAAGAAAAACCATAACACAGCAGCATCAATCGCGTACGTAGGTGCTATCGCAGGTTTCACCATTCCACTTATGTCAGCTATGAACAACTCAGTTGCTTTAGCAGACTTCGTAGTTTGGGGTATCGTAGCCTGTCTTGTACAACTTGCAGTGTTCACAGCGATCCGCTTACCTCTGCCAGACCTAGTACAACGCATCAAGAACCAAGAAGTACAAGCGGGTATCTTCCTTGGTGGTATCTCAGTAATCATTGGTTTGATCAACGCATCAAGCATGAACGGGTAAGGGGGTAGAACGCTATGAAACGTTCTCTACAGCTAACACTTGCCCTAATGGGTACCTCAGCACTAGCTGGCTGCGGATCACAAGAAGAGGTTCTAACCTTCAAATCGTTAGAACAGTGTAAGGCGTCTGATAAAGTCGCTGATTCAACGTGTGAGGCCGCATATAAGAAGGCTGAACAAGAAGCGCTTAAAGAAGTGAAGTACACAAACAAAGCAGCCTGCGAAACCGACTTCGGTGTTGGCCAGTGCCAATCTGGCTCAGGTAGCAGCAGTAACAGCTTTGTGCCATTCATGGCAGGCTTCATGGTAGCAAACATGCTTGACAGCGACGGTCGTCGTTCGTCGTCATACACCTACCGTCCTCTTTACACAACGAAGAAAGACCGCTACACGTTCATCACGGGTGCAGGTTCTTCAATCGGTAAAGTTCACAACGTAGGCCGCCCAGTGACAATGAGCCGTTCGACAGTGCGCGCAAGTGCACCATCAACAGCGTCATCAAAGGCGGTTACATTATCACGCGGTGGCTTCTCAGCACGCGGTGGCTTCGGGGGCTAATTAGACATGATACGCAGAGATTCAACCGTACGACCACATTTAGACGAATTGGCTAAAAAGCTGGGCTTTAACTTCCATACAATTGATGGTGAAGTCTATTGGGATGAGAGCCGCTACTACCAGTTCACGTTAAAGCAGATCGAAGAACACCTCGAAGCTGCTACGAACGAGATCAATCAAATGTTCCTTAAACTGGTTGATGAAGTGGTACAGAGCGACGAGCTACTTGATAAGCTTGAAGTTCCACACAATCTACGTACGTGGGTTAAACGCAGCTGGAAAAAGCAAGACAAGACGCTATATGGTCGTATGGACTTTGCGTATGATGGCAAAAACCCGCCTAAGCTACTTGAAATGAATGGTCAGACACCAACCTCTATCTACGAAGCGGCCTACTTCCAGTGGGTCTGGCTTCAAGAGCAGGTGGACGCGGGCAAATTGCCTGCGTCAACTGACCAATTCAATAGCATCCAAGAGAAGTTGATTGACCGTTTCTATGCCATCTATGAAGACATGGAAGACAAAGAGACCGTCATGTACTTTGCAAGCTGTAAAGGCTCATCAGAAGATAAGGCCACCGTTGACTACTTACGTGATTGTGCCCACCAAGCGGGGCTACAGACAGCGTTTATCTACGTTGACGATATTGGCCTAGCCTTCGAGCCTGAGACATGCTTCACGGACTTAGAGCACAACATTATCCGTAACCTTTTCATGCTGTACCCATGGGAACACGCATTCGAAGATACTTACGGTAAATACCTGAGCCTCGTAGACATGCACTTCTTCGAGCCGCCATGGAAAGTGCTATTAAACAAAGGGATCCTACCGTTGTTGTGGGAGCGTTACCCGAACCACCCTAACCTTCTGCCAGCGTACTTCGTGGGCGAAGAGAAAGAGGATTTAGGTGACCACTTTGTGACTAAGCCTGTACACAGCCGTGAGGGCGCAAATATCACGATCTTGGACTCAGGCGAGGTTGTCGAAGCCGTTGAGGGTGACTACGGTAACCACACTATGGTTGCTCAAAAGTTCTACTCATTGCCTAAATTCGGTGACGACTACACCCTAATCGGTTCGTGGGTCATTGGCGATAAAGCCTGTGGCCTTACTATCCGTGAAGATGATACCGCTGTGACAAAAGATACGTCACGCTTTGTGCCACACGTGATCATAGGGTAGCTCGCGATGAAGAAGCTGTATAAGAACTGGTTTGTACACAATGTACTTGCGCATCCACTCATGTATTTTGTTGGACTTGTGAGTAAGCGCGCCGCGCGTATTGTGCACGACTCAACACTTCCACCAGCAGACAACGCGTAACATTCCCAATGAAGAACGGTGACGAGTACTACGAAGAATCCACAAAGGGCTTTAGCAATAAAGCCCACTACAAGCTGGCGACCCTGATGAAACATGGCTATGTGATGCAGCCATCGGCTCCATCAGCCGCCCGTGTTGTAAACGGCGCTGACGACTTGCTAGTACTCCCAAACGGCGACGTGTTTAAAAAGGTTATTTACTGAGGCACCCACATGGTACTTGAATTACTCCAATACGTAACAAGTGGTTTTGGCGTGTTTATCGGCTGCACCTTCTTTTCTGTCGCGGTGATTCTATCAATAGGCTGGGCAATTAATGCCCTGCTTATTGGTATTCGCGGCGTAAAAGCTGAAATGCCGTTAAACCTAAACTAGGACAACGAGATTACAATGTTTGGATTTTTAAAGAAAAACCCAAAAGTAGTGGTTGCAATTATTTTAGGGCTGATTGCCCTGTACTTCTTGCTCCCGATCATCAGTGGTATTTTTAAAGCGGTTGTATTGGTCATCGTAGTGGCCATTGCAGTCGCAATCTACAAAGTTAAGCGCAAGGTCGATACCATCAAAAAGACCTGACGCTCATCCGAGTACAGTCAGCCCTGCTACCAGTAATGGTGCGGGGCTTTTTCGGTAAATGAGACCGAGAAACGAGGCAGTACTATGAAATTAATGGTTAACCACGTCGATGATGATAACGTCGAAATCTTGTACAACAACAAACCTATCACTACGGCGTACCGTGAAGTAGACGGCACCTTCCACCTATCCTTTCAGGAATCCGTAGGCGGCTGGCCATCGTGGATCCTGTATGAAATGGCCTTTATTCTAGATGAGCTAAACAAGGCAACTGAGTTAGAAACCCGTCAAGCAAACTCTATGGGCGGGTTAAAAGCGTTCTACCGTAGTGGTGAGCTTCATATTGATAGTAACCACCTAAGCTACACGGGTCTGCACGGCGTGTACAAGTCGACGGCTAGCAACCCAGCAGGTGACGGCCAAGCACTACAGGTTAATGACCCAGAGAAAGAGTCAGAAATACGTGCGATTTGCCAGCGTATTGCAGATAACTTCTATTTACTTGAAGACCTGACGGAACAAGCGAACCATGAAGCTAACTGAGAAAGTCTTTCGACACATAAAGCGCAACTATAAGCCCATCGACCCAGAGTCATTCAGTCATAGTCAGTTTGCTTTCAATAATCAGTTATGCTTTGACAATGCGGTGCAGGCTTACAGAGCTGGCCGTGCGAACAAGGTATGGCTCGTTTGGGCAGGTACCCATAATGGGATGATCCACTTTATCAATAGCAATGATGGTGTCTTTTTCGATGAGACGTGGGTTGATACTGAGCGCCCTGCTCCCTACTACATCATACGTGAAGTAATGCCGTGGGAACTTGATAGCATCAAAGACCTGTTTGTGAGCGTACGCTATGACCTAGTGAATACTTGCGGTAACTGGTTGGATATGTGGCGCTACAAACGAAACCCTAATAGCACGATTTAAGGTATTTTATGGCAGCCGAAACGAACAAGCGTACGACACAGCTGGCCGACCACGAGGTAGCGGCGCTGGTGAATGAGCTTCGCGACGAAGTAAAACGAATTTGTCCCAATGCACCACAGATGCTGAGAGAAGTGATCAGCAAAGTGGTAACGAAACACGTGAAGAAGAAATAATGACTGATACTAAAGATAATTACGAAGTAGACATGGCGAGCTACATCATGGCCAAGGCACTAGCCCTAGCCGAGTGCACAGACAAAGAACTTGAAGCATTTCTTTTGCTGGGCTTTGGCGCAGAGCCACATGCAGAGGCTGCGAACCATGAGAGTCTGATGGCGCAGTTATGCAGTCACATGGAAGACCTGCTAGAGGAAGAGCTTGACTCATTCGATAGACTGGTTGCCGCTTACTTTGACCGTAAGTTAGAAGACGGCCGAGGCAAGGTAATTAAAACCTCGGTGAATGGCGAAGACGAACTAGCCGCATTCTTAAACAAGGGGAAAACAGACAATGACTAGACGATACATAGCTTACGGCAATTACACCCACGAAAAGGCGCTAAACGAGCTTAGTGACTTATTAACTAACCGTCTGCCAAACGATGCTATCGAAGAGGTGTGCCAGCGCTTACATCTTACGGCAACTGACGACCGCGAGGCTAACATACACAGCATTATCAACGAGCTTGACGATGCGATGCTTGATGCTGTGATTAGTGTGCTCGACCATGTCAACAACACGTACGTGATTGACCTAATGCTAGATGAGAAGCCTGTTAAGAAGTCCAAAGGACTTTTCAGCAAGAAGAAAGCGTAATGCAGAAGGTAATGAACTGGGAGCAGCTAGCGCAGCTCCCCGACTCGGCAACGCATACGATAGAGGTTGATCGATTCAGTGGCTGGGTCGTTAACAAAGTGACAGGTGAGAAGCAGCACTATCTTTCGACACATACGTTCTATGAAAATGAGCGAGCGCATCGTACACAGCTTCTGCGCTCATGCGGTTTCGATATAGAAATCTGTGCACCAGACCCAGAAAAGGTTGTACAACGCCCTAGTCCTACGCTATTATGATTACTCGAACAGATTTTTTATTTAGTGTTAGAGTAACTTAGCAAATGACTTTTAATCATCAGCATAAACAACCCAATAATCAACCGTAGTTGACAGGTGTCATCGAGACCTGTCACTGGCGGGTCTTGGTGTGTTTACGCGATAGAAGTTAGAGTTAATCTGATTTGCATAAAGCCCCAAGGTTTTCCGCCTCGGGGCTTTTGTCGTTTCAGGACTTTGCTAAGTAAAAAGTAAAGCGGGTTCGCTCGGCCTGAGATAATGTAAGTAACTGTTTTAATTGAAGTTTTTTATAAAAAAGTGTTGACGAAGAAAAATCAGTATGTAATTATTTAAAACATGGAAGGGGCGTAGCCAAGTGGTAAGGCACTGGATTTTGATTCCAGCATTCGCAAGTTCGAGTCTTGCCGCCCCTACCAATTTAAAATCGGTGTTTAGCGCAGTTTGGTAGCGCACTTCGTTTGGGGCGAAGGGGTCGTAGGTTCAAATCCTACAACACCGACCAATTTAGGATCCTTAGCTCAGTTGGTAGAGCAGTTCGCTGTTAACGATCAGGCCACTGGTTCAAGTCCAGTAGGATCCGCCACTTTCTTTGGTATGGTGGCTCTAGCTCAGTTGGTAGAGCTACGCGTTGTGATCGCGTCGGTCACGGGTTCGAGTCCCGTGAGCCACCCCAAACTTATTTAGGATCCTTAGCTCAGTTGGTAGAGCAATGGACTGTTAATCCAGAGGTCACTGGTTCAAGCCCAGTAGGATCCGCCACTTTGTGGACTAGTAGCTCAGTGTGAGAGCCGCCCTCGGTTGAAGGGTCGGGACGCGAGGTTCAAATCCTCGCCTAGTCCAACCTCTTTTTATGTCGGCCGCTAGCTCAGTCAGGTTAGAGCAGTTGGCTTTTAACCAATTGGTCGAAGGTTCAAATCCTTCGCGGCCGACCACTTTCTCTTTATTCTCTCGACATTTAGCGATAGTATCGCTTATACTCCGTTGCGTAGTCGCCAGCAAAAAAGTTAATTGCGATAGAGGCGCTGGTTAAGGGTTCGAGTCCCAGAGGGGTACCGCATGGTTGCGGCCTGTCTAGTCGCACGACTGCGCAACAATACGAATGAATCAAGTACAAGGAGAATCTTATAAAACTTGAAGTAATCGACCTTCACTGGGCAAAAAGGCGCAAAGCTGACCCAATGAGGCGCGTTAAGCACGTAGAGCTTGAAGGCTTCACAAAAGAAGCTTATACGATGTGCAAAATGCACGTCACCTTCGAAGACGGCCTGTCATGTACTCTGCATGGCCAAGTAAGCCAAAACCCGATCCGAGGTTATTTCACAGTAAACGGGATCGACGCCAACGGAAATCAAGCAGCAGTCAAAATCATCGACTGACCGTTGTACAACCTTTATAAAATCTAATCTTTTTCCAAACTGCCCTACCACGCAGCACTTTTTGTTGTTACCATACTGCTCGTGATTTAAACGCATCACATTAATTTAACCAAATCGAGACATAGACATGAAAAGACTACTAGCATTAGTCGGTCTAGCTGCGGCCTTAGTACTGACAGGTTGTGGAAAGAGCGAAGAGCAACTACAACGCGAACATGAAATCAAACTAGCCAAAATCCAATCTGGCCAAGACCTTGCTGAAAAGGAAATGGCACACGAGCAAAAGCTTGCTTATTATAGCCAGCCTCGACCTGTTGCCCCTATCGCGGCAGGTAACTACGTGGACTACCGTGGTAACCTACAGTACGGTTACTGGGACACCTTCGGTAACTGGCGCTGGCATAACGAAGACAGTGTACAAGCTGCTCAAACACGTTCGTACCTTGATTATCAAGTGGCCACAGGTGTCATTGCTGCCTCAGCGCTTGCAGTAGCCCTGTCACGCGACGATTGGGATCGTAAGCACCGTGGTGGATGGAAAAAAGACGTTATTGTCGTAGAGCATGCTACAGGCCGCGACGGTCGTACCCTTTCACAATCAGAGTACGAGTCACGCGCAAAGGCTGCTAAAGCTGAACGCGATATGTGGAAAGCAAAGAAGAAGCAATACGAAGCCGAGGCGAAGCTGGCCAAAGCCCAAGGTAAAACAGGTTTAACAACCGATAAAAAAGGGAAGACGATCACACAATCAGAAGCTGATCGCCGTGCAGCCCAAAGCGCCAAAGACAAAGCAGCCCACGCTAAAAAGGTTTCTGAACAAAAAGAACTACAACGCCGTAAAGAGCAAAGTGCCCGTGATAAAGCTGCCCATGCCAAGAAAGTCGCTGAGCAGAAAGCCCAGAAAGAAAAAGAGGCCAAAGCACAGCAAAGTAAGGGGCTAACACTTAGCCGTGATAACGCACGCCGCACCGCGTACGGTAACGCGCCAAAAGATAAGTCATACTCAGGCCAGAAACAATCTTCTAAACACACTAGCTACAATAATCAAAACAAGCAGAAAGCTAATAACAACCGCAGCAGTGGCTACAACTCAAATAAGAGCAGCTACGGCAGCAGTAGCCGAAGCAGCAGTTATGGTAGCTCAAGTAAAACTAAAAGCAGCTATGGTAGCAGTAGCCGAAGCAGCAGCTACGGTAGCTCAAGTAAAACTAAAAGCAGCTCAAGTAGCCGTACTAAAAAGTACTAGGCGTCAGCGCCAAGACAGCAAAAAGCCCGCTCATGTTGCATGACAGCGGGCTTTTCTTTGTAACCTATGTAAGCTCCATACAGTACCCAAAGAACTGCGGTTGGTTGAAACAGGTTACTCGGTATCTCGTTCTATTGTGGTTACAATTCGGTGGTGGGTACCAGCAGGCTATGAGTGCCTGTAGACTTTTGTACAAGACAGCAAGACCTATCATCACTAACCAAAGTAGTGACGCAGATAGGATATTGTGCAGTACTTCTAGCCCCAACATGGCATCCTAAAACAAACATCGTTGTACAATAAATCTGTTTTACCGCATTAGGGCGAGTATGTCTAGTCCTGATTAGCAAAGTATGAACGGATGTCGTCAGCTTCCATTTCACTTCCAATGGCCATCCACTGCGTCAGCTGCATGACTGGACGCTGCCTTGTTGCGCCTTCATCGGTAGAGATTGTGTGCATCGTAGAACTGTTTTCGCAGTTCTTAGGGTCATCAAACGTGAAAAAGATGCGACACGCTAACGGGCGGTGTTCATGAACAGTGCAGCTTGCGGTCTTATCATCGTGAAAGGGGCAATACTCAATGAACGGGTCATCAGTTGCGACCTTACGTCGAGGCTCTTCGTTAATCTTACGACCCGTCTTACGACTGATGTACTCAGCTTCCATACGACTGATTGGCACTGCCACACGGCAGCAGTGAGAGCACCCCTTCTGGCACACAGAGTATTGAGCGGTCTTTGTGTTAAGCATATCAACGACACGGTATGATTGCTTCATGATCTTCATGAAGTTTCGCGGTATGTTCGTGCTGTACATATTTGCAATCTTATCCATAAGCTCCGCAACCTTTGGGTAGTCTTTCTCGTCACCACCGATAAAACCGCCGTATTCAGCGTCTAATCGCGCAGCTTCTTCAATTGTACGAACAGGTATTCTGTCCGCCTCGTTAACTTTATACATTACGTCTTCTTTTCGTGTAATCACCTGTGGTGCAGTGTATTAGGCTTTGTACAACGATGTCAAGCTGGTAATTACGGCGGTTACGCCTCTGCACCATTGCATAAAGCCGTGTACAGGGGTCGCAGTTCCGTGTAATATTCACCTTGAAATTGGCTGCGCGCCAAGTAATTGAGACAAAGATAAAAAAATTATAGGAGCTTCTAGTGAGCAGACGTTTACCTAAGTCTACGACAGACGAGACGGTTAAGGATTGTTGGCAGACACCCCACCAACTTTTCAATGCACTTAATAAGATTTTCAATTTCAGCTTAGATGCTGCCGCATCAGATGACCACCACCTGTGTGATAACTACTTCACAGCAGAAGACAGTGCACTAACGCAGTCATGGTCAGAGCGCCTAAAAGCAATCGGTGCCAGTTCTCGAAACGTCTGGTGTAACCCACCGTTCTCAAATATGGATGGCTTTATCAGTCAGGCCATCGCAGAAACGAAAGACGACGTCGGCACGGTACTCATCGCGAACTGGGATCACTCTAGCCACTGGTGCACCCAAGCAATAGAAGCCGCGAGCGAAATCTGGCTACTGACTGGGTACCATAACGAGAAAGGCCAATGGCGCTCAGGCCGTGTACGCTTCGTACATCCAACGACGGGTGAAGTAGCACGCGACCAACCAAAGGCACAGGCTCTATTCATCTTCCGTAATGGTAAAATCCCTAATTCAATCGCCAAAATTATCCCTGTGCCATTAAACACGGTATGGCTGGAAGACCCAGAAATTGAAGAGGCCGCATAGTCATGGCACGCTCCGAAATCACACACAAGATCGGTGAGCGTGTCCGTGCACAATACGAGCAAAAAATAGTGCCCGATGTACGTCAGGCACTACTGGACGAGGTCAGCTGCTACCCGAGTGGTGATGTGGCTGTCCTACTCTCTTCGGGCATTGACTCACATGCAGTGCTCTTTGCTTGTATTGAGGCAGGACTGCAACCAGCAGCCTATTCATTCGCGCTAGAAGGCCATCAATCCACTGATGTTAAAATCGCAGAGAACACCTGCGAGGTCTTAGGCGTACCTTTCACACGCGTTGACTTACCCACCAGCAAAGAGCACCTGTATCGTTATCTTAACTACGCAATCGGTAAGCTTGGCCTGACAGGTAAGGCCGATATTGAATGCTGTTGGCCGATGACGCATGCCTTCGGTGAGATAACGCAGTCAGTTGTCTTGACGGGTATCGGCGCTGATGACTACTTCGCTACCACCAAGAAAGGCTGCATGCACCTACGTGAACACCTTGACCGCTACCGTGCACACACATGGCGTCAGGAGAAGAGCCAGCGTCGTGTCTTCAAGAGTGAGACCATGGCACTTGGTAAGTTCTACCATAGCCCGTACGACAGCACACGGTTTTGGGCTGAGGTTCATGATGCGACAGACTGGGACACCGTTAACAAACCTGAAAAGGCATTGTTGCGTGAGGCGTTCCCCGAGTTGTTCAGTCAATGTAACGTGAGACGTCACACTGACCTTCAACTGGGTGACAGCGGCATAGCACAGCACTTTGCTGACACACTTCTAAACTCAGAGCTAAATGCCAAAGGGTTTAAGTCAGTCGTCGGTATTTACAATGGCCTTGTATCGGGGGAATTAACACTTTGATAGAAGCGAGCACTGAGGTTAGACAAGACTTACAGGCGTTAAAATCAAAAGTCGCCGAGTACTTGGTCAATCTGATGAATGAGTCGGGTCAAACTGAGAAGGAACTGGCCAGCACTTTAAAAACAACGCAGCCAAGAATTAACTCATTGAGGAATGGTAACTATCATTTGTTCTCTATCGAAATGCTTCTAAAATTCACATCAGGCATGGGGGTCTGCATAGATATTGCGTTGCGACCGCCACAGCAGGTTGATATGAAGACGATAGATTGGAATAAGGCCAGTGATCTTGGCCTCATTGAGCGGATAAACCGAGAAGTCCTGCATCCTCTCGGACTCGCAATGACACGCTGCCCTGACACAGGTATCAGTGAGAATTTACTTGTTTCACCCGACGGTGAATGGGAGTACCCCGAAGACCGTCAAACGCTTGTAAAGCCTGACGAAGCCGTCAGAGCCGCGCTAGCTAAACTTTAAATTAAAGCCTCTTTATTAAGGGGCTTTTTGCTATGAGAAACCCAGTATGTATGAAGTTAATGTCTCCGACAAATTGATGGTTAAGCACACGGTACCTTACAGAATAATTTGGGGAATGCCGAGCCGCAAACAACTGCAAGACGCGGCTAACTATGACGGACTGACCGTCGTAATTTTCACACACGGCCATAAGCACACTTTGAAGACAAACCAGCTACTTCACCGCCAGTTAGACAGCCTGCAAATTAAAAAAGGTGCTCTACGCGATAGACGCTCGCTAAAACACTATATCCTTGTGTACTCCGCTCCGCCGTTCACAAATAAGTTGGCAGCAGAAGACTATTTCGAATCGGTATTTAATCCTGACGCTAAGCGCGCTTGGCGAGCACCCGCTGGCCGATACCGAGGTTCGCTAAACCTGATCGATGCTTTGTTGTAACGGAATAGACGGGCGTTGTACAATTTAATGACTTAAATTGGAACACAGAGACAAGTATGACCCGAGCAGAAGCAATACAGAAGCGCTTTGAAGTAATGTTAAATGAGCGTGTAAAATACACGGTGGCCACACCTAAAGTGGTTAAACGTGCAAGTGCTTATGGCAGCAGTAACGGCACCAAGATAGAGTGGATCCCAGACCCTAAACAGTACGGCGTCCATGACAGCAACTTCGACGCCAAACGCGCCATTGTATTACTGTTCCATCCTGAACTAAAGGACTCGGGTGACGCTCATATCAAGCGTGTATCAAAGGAGTTCTTCACGGGTTCTATGGCTAACTACAAAGTCGTTAAGGCATAACAATGAGTTTACAAGATTGGGGCAGCGCAACAGCGATGGTCGAGCGCATTGCTCGCCTAGAAGAACGACCAGAACTTAAAGTAATCTTGCGACGCTTTTCACACCGAGTGGAGTACTCGTATTTTGTACGTGAAGCAACAGGCGCAATTGAACCCGTCATCAAAGTGGGTGAGCACTGGTACTACGCCGAGAAGGAAGGTGATGAGCAGGTACCTGAGTCACGCGTAAAGGTTCAGGGTATCGTAAAGCCAGAACACTTTGACTCCATCGTGATCGATGAGACAGCATGGGAAACACTTACAGAAAGCTGGCAAGCCATGCTAAGTGACAGCCTTGCCTTGAAGACCTCACGTGCTGACCTCATCATCGTTGATGGCCTTAATGTTGGCGCAATGGTACTCGCACCAGCATGGGAAGGCCGCGACGGTAACGAGGCAGGCATGTTACCTATGACAGTTTACGAGGCGCAAGAGGTTTACGAACGATACCTCGACGAGATAAACCAAGAGGTGAACCGACATCAGGTTTATTTAGATGCTGTCGCGCACATAGATGCCCTTATAGCAGAACTCGACGCGAGGCTTCGTGAAGAAGCACTAAAGGCCGAGAGTGAAGGCACTGTGATACTAGGTGAAGCCTAAGTTTTCTAAGTATGAAAAAGTGTTGTACAATGGTTGCCCTACAGCACGTTGTACGTGCACTTTTTTAATGAGACTTTGGAGACGCGAGAATGCGACAGACCTCAAGACTTGGTAGCCTAATGGAAACATTCAGCGAACCAACTAATTACAGTAATGGCACTCACCAGCCTGCATCACACTCACGCGCAACGTCATTGATGGAATCAATGGGCGGTGTATCATTTGGTAAGGCACAGCCAACCTCATTAAACGAAGAAAAAAGCTCACAAGAGGACATCCGTGTCTATATCGGTCAAGATACCGTACTAGGTGAAGCTAAGCCGCAAGGTAAAGTTCAAAAGATGCTATTAGATGCCGCGAAAGCCGCAGCTGAAAAAGGCGACGTTGTCTCTGTAAACAGCATTACGCGCCGTCGTGAAAACATTGGTATCGACTATGGCCGTATCATGTCAGCCTACCAAGCACTAGAAAAGAAAGGCTTGATCACTGTTGAAGTCGAGCGCGGTGTGGACACCTACTTAAAGCTTGTTGAAGAGTCTATCGACGAAGCAAAGGTCGAGTTCAAAACAGATGAAGAGTTTGTGGCCTATATCGAAGATAACATCCCGAAGTCGCTAAAAGAAAAGGCAAACTTCTCGGTTGAGCTTAACAAAAAAGCATTGGGTGGCGGCCGTACTGTAACAGTACGCTACACGTCTAATGACATCGTGGAAAACCCGAATCTACGTGGCATTGAGTTCAATGCGTTATTCCGCATGATTTTCATGATCCACCAAACACCAGAAGCCCCGAATGCCCGTGAAGATATGCGCTTTGAAATCGTATCAGGTTTCAGCCGTCGCGCTAAAGAGCTGGTTAAAGCACCTCGCATGCTAAAACAAAAAGACTTCCAAGGCGCTGCCGATAAGCTTATCAAGTTTTTTAATGAAAACGAAGACGCCTTACTCGACTGGTCTAGCAATCTTTAAGCGACAGCGAAATTGATTTGATTTAAAAGGGTTGTACAATGTGCAGCCCTTTTTGTTGTACAACGAAAATCAAAAAGAATTGCGCTACAGTCCTTTGTGCGTTAAGATGCGCGCCATATTGATACTGAGTTACAAGACATCGAGACTATGAGCGCTATATTGAGTCGCGAACAGTACGTACAACGCCAGCGTTTTAAACGTACCGTTCACAAAGCAAAGGTACCGTGTGCCATCCTATTTTTCTTAGCTGCGTTAAGCACGAACTCTGAGGCCGCTACGTCGTGCAAGGAAGTCCACCAGCTTGATAGTGGTCAAATACATACACTCTTAGACTCGTTCCATCTTGGACTCGATAGAGGCTACGGCTATTCACTTGCCGCTATAGCTTGGAAAGAATCACTTGCAGGCAAGGTTAACGTAAATTACACAGACCCATCGTATGGGGTTTTTCATGTGAATCTAACGTATGCAGCACGCCGCGATAACGTAACCAGTGGCTTTAAAAAGAACATGCTTGCACAGCGCTTAATGGATGATATGCCCTTTGCTGCACGTCATGCTATGCAAGTGCTAGACGACGGTAAACGTATTGTTGGTACGGGCAAGTGGCGAGATATTTGGGCTTATTACAACGGCGGTCAGAACTGGGAGTCAGTACCACACTACTCGGCTGACATTGCACGCCGCATTGGGATCCTACAAAAGTGCTTACTACCAAAAGCCTTACTAAACCTTCGCGCTTCTCAAAAGACACTGCACTACAATGAATATCTGTCTAACCAAAGCGATTAATGTAATCACTGTCCCGTCAGTGACCCGCTCAGCCGATGACCGCCGTGTGCAGGTACTGACGCTGGGTGGTCGAATCCTTCAACATAAACGAACCTTTACAGCTGGCAGCCGCGAGTTGAACTCACTCATGGGCAACGTTAAGGCACAGCTTTTAAATGGCACTACTGAGACACTAGACCCGAGTTGGTGGTCGGATATTACCGACAATGAGACCAAGCGCTATCGGGCAATCAATAAAATCTAACTAATGGAGACAAAGACATGTCGAATGAAAACCACAATGGTGTGGGTTCACCAGATCCAACGCACGAAGAAGTACTAAGTAAAGAAGAAGTCCATCGCCGACTAAAAGAAATGCGCGCTAGCTTCGGTGCCCTAATTGAGAAGTATGGCTTTGCCGTGATGGGCGTTATCGAAGGTCACATCTACTCTATTGGCGTTGCGAACAAGGGTCTGCCTGACCTCGTTGTCACCCTACCTGTGCCACATAACGTGGGTGCAGAGTTCATCAAGGGTGTGCTTACGAGCTGGGAGCGCTCAGGTTACTCATTAAAGCCATTAACGTTAGACTTCGACCAAATGTCTGTTGATGTTCAACTACGTCCACTAGCACGTACTGAGCAGCTTCTTAGCACCATGGTCGTGCAAAATGAAGTGTTCTATCAGGAATACCCTGAGTACTATCAGGAACGCATCGAAATGCCTGACTATGTTCAGATCGTATTAGCAGACCATGAGGGACGTTTCCCTGATGAAAACGGCTACGAAAAAGAGACATTCCCACAAGTACTTCTAGAAAAGGCCAGTTAAGCACTGGCCTGCTCAGAACCAAGAAAATTATAAAATAAATAAGGAACTGGGAATGCTCACAACAAAAATTAAACCCACATCGAAGCTCGTACAAGCCGCACGAGAATACGCCGTAGACGCTCACCACGGTCAAAAGTATGGGGAGCATGACTATGTTTACCACTTAGACCTTGTAGCCTACCTAGCGAAGCCCTACGGCCATTTTGCACAAGCCCTAGGCTACCTTCATGACGTGGTTGAGGACACAGCTAAGACGCGTGAGGATATTGCGCACCTGTTCGGGGAAGACATCGCGCAAATGGTTGAGTGGATCTCCGATGAGGAAGGGGCAACACGTGCCGAGCGCAAGCTAAAGACACATGCCAAGCTAAAGGCGCTTGACGCGAGCTTACCGCGTGAGTTCATTACGCTTGTGGTTAAGCTGTGCGACCGTTTAGCGAATGTACGTAAATCACATCATGAAGATAATAGCAAGATGCTGACTAAATACCGTGGGGAGCACGCTGCTTTCAAAGATGCCGTGTACCGCGAGGGTCAGCCATCCGAGCTTTGGTTAGAACTCGATCGACTGTTAGAGGTATAGGATGCCGACATTTGCACCACGCTACAGAACTAAAGTTAAGGGCTGCGACGAACTGGGCTACAGATATACGCCGCAGTATACCTATAGATTCTTTCCATTCTGGTTTAGCTGGAAGACGTGTAATCAGGGCGGTGGCACTGATGATGTCACGTTTAGGACGCTTGAGGATGCTCAGAAACACATTCGCGACGACATTAAAAGCTCGGCTGACCTAAAGAGGGTCACAATCCGCTATATCCCTTTCATACAGTGAGGTACGCATGCTGAAAAGATTACCTTGGTACTTATGCGTGTTCGTTCTCATGGCCAGCACATGGTCAGTGGCCATGCACACATCACGATCAGTCGAGGGCTGGTTATGGCTCACATTCATCGTTTGCGCAGGTACATTCTATTTGGAGCTGTGTCAGGCATTCGATAATGACGGGGGTTCATGACGCATGGCTAATTTTGTTACAACCTTTGAGTACACATCGCGAACTATCGACGGTGTTAAGACCGTGACAGGTCATAAGGACTTTGCCGAGGTTAAGTCGGCTCTTGCTGTGAAAAGGCAGCTCACCAAGCTGGCCAAGCAGCACCAAGTAGAAGACTTTAAGATCATTAAGGTCGACGAGTACAAGTGTCTGTACTGCTTGGACAGGGGAATGCTCCGCCAAGACGGCACTGCTTGTTTTTGCTAAGCACTGACTAAAAAGGCTACCGTTGGTAGCCTTTTCTTTTAGTTCATCGCGATAGATTGGTCGAACTCATAATTATCTAGCTCGGGTTTAACGCGGAACAATTCAGCGGGTCTTGCGTGCTTCTTGCAAAACTCCCCTGTGCTTTCCAGTACTTGTGCGCGTTCAATTCGGCGGCGGAATGATGCTTTAGAGAGCGGCTGACCTAAAATCACTTCGTGAGCTGCTTGGAACTGTGCCAAGGTAAACTGCTTAGGCAATGCGTGGGCAACGACTAAGCGGAAACGGGCGTCGTTCGTCAGACGCGTGTAGGCATATTCAATAATCTCACGGTGGTCAAAGGCTAACTGCTCAGGCAGCTCAGTGAACTTAAACCACTGCGCATCAGAGACGTCAGCATTTAATGCTGTGCACTCTTGGTGGTCGATGAGTGCATAGAAGCCAGTGCTGACTGAGTAACCACGCGGGTCACGCTTTGCATTACCACGGGTAGACAGCTGCTTTAAGTATGGCGGCGCAATACCTGTCTTTTCAGTAAGCTTACGTATAGCGCAATCAGCTAGTTCGGCATCGGCCTCTAGATCAATAAAGCCACCTGCTAAGCCCCAGTGATTGATGAAAGGATGGTTAGCGCGCTTTACAAGAAGCACATGTAAGTCACCCTCGCGGATAGTAAACAGTACGCTGTCGACAGTTACTAGTGGGGAGTCGAAGTCCTTTGCATTATAGGACGCTAAATATTCTTGTTCAGTCATGATGGCTTCTTTACTTGTTGTAATTTTCATTATAGTGAGAGCTTATAGTTAATTGATTCTAAAGTCAATACAAGTACCAACCTGATACTTTAAAGTACCAGCCTGAAACTTTTTATTATAAAAGGGGTTGACGGCATCCGAATGTTGCATTAAAGTAAGTACCAAGCTGATACTTACAAGACGGAAAACGATACAATGAGAATTTTTATTAAACAAAGCGGATGCCAAGAAGAACGCGAATTACAAGTTGAGACAATCACTTTTAACGGTGGTGAAGAAAACATCCGCATCGTAGATGACGCGCTAAACGAACTAGACACAGAGACACAGTTCAGCGCACGAATCGAGACGCGATTAACTAACTCATCGGCTGTGATGAAACTATTACTAGCGGTTAATGCCCTTCGCAACATCTTTGGTGGGACATTAAACTTAGAGCTAAAAGCTCTATATTTCCCATACGCTCGCCAAGACCGTGTATGTAACGAAGGTGAAGCGCTTAGCGTACGCGTCATGGCCGACCTTATTAACTCAATGAACTTTACGAAAGTTGTGATTGCCGATGCGCACAGCGATGTAACCACTGCCCTACTGAATAACGTGGTGAATCTTTCACAGGTTAACGTAATCAACCGTTGTACAACGCTAACAGCTAAGTTGAAATCAAACGACTACACATTGGTTGCTCCCGATGCAGGTGCTGCGAAGAAAACGCACACGTTAGCAAAGTACATGGGCTGCACAAGCGTTGTACAAGGCGAGAAACTTCGCGATATGGCAACAGGTGACATAATCCGAACTGAAATCAATGGCGATGTGGCTGGTAAAGACCTCATTATCGTAGATGACTTGTGTGACGGTGGCCGTACGTATCTTGAACTTGCAAAAGTTGCGAAAAACCGTGGTGCACAGTCGATTTCTTTGTACGTTACCCATGGCATTTTCTCTCAAGGTATGTCAGTATTCGCGGGCTTAATTGATACTATCTACACAACTGATTCATTCAAGACACGTGAACAGTTACAAGCACTCAATGGTGCAGACGTAAGCCTGACTGTGGTTGAGCTGTAAGCCTCACGTAGTCCACAGAACAAAAACCAGTGCTGGCTTATTAAGAAGTCAGTTAAAAAGACTTGAACAAAAGAGACAAAGACAATGAATTTAACTACATCAACAACCGTACAAACCAGCTCATTAGCTAAAGATGTGTATAAGGAATTTCATTTAAGAGCATACCACCCGCAGGTAACCAGCGTTTATGCGAACTATACATCGCGTAATGGTAAGCTAAGTAACGTACCTGACAATGCACATGTTGCTTTTGTGGGTCTTCAATACTTCGTTATGGACTACTTGATGGACGAGTGGAGCCTATTCTTTAAAGCTCCGAAAGAAGCCGCTGTCCGCGCACACAAACGCATACTTGATTCAATGCTGGGCTACAGCGTTAACGTTGAGTACCTACGTAATTTGCATGACCTTGGCTACCTACCACTTCGCATCAAAGCATTGGAAGAGGGTACGTTAGTGCCTTACCAAGTACCGCCTATCACCGTTGTTAACACTCACCCCGATTTTGCTTGGCTTACCAACATGATCGAGACGGTTATGAGCTGTGAGAACTGGGGTATTCAGACAAGCGCAACCACTGCAACGGCCTATTTTAAGGTGTTCCGCGAGTATGCTGAGAAGACGGGAGTGCCACTCGATTTTGTACCATTCCAAGGGCATGACTTTTCATTCCGTGGCATGTTTGGTCGCGCGGCAGCAGCGGCATCAGGTTTTGGACACTTAGCAAGTGGCCTAGTCGGTACCGACACGATCCCAGCAGTTCTATTTGCTGAGAAGTTCTACGGTGCGAATGTTGAGACCGAGTTAGTCGGTGCGTCGGTTGATGCAACTGAGCACTCAGTGACCTGTTCATGGCTGCTTGAGGGTGAGATTGAGTTCTTCCGCTACCTAATGTGTGAACAGTCGCCTACGGGCATCTTGTCAGTCGTTAGCGACACATGGGATTTCTGGAAGTTAGTAACTGAATACTTACCAGAGCTTAAAGAAGAAATTCTAGCTCGTGACGGCGCGGTCATTATCCGACCAGACTCAGGCTGTCCAGTTAAGATCCTAACGGGTTACCTATTACACCCTGAGATCTTCATGAGCACCGAGCTGACCTTTGCGATGGCACACATGCGTGCTGTTAAAGCTGGCTCAGAAGCATTTAGCTTCGACGGCAAGCTCTACACGGTAGAAGGTCTTGGCAATGCAGAACAGTCAACCGTACTTATGGAGTGCGAAGTAAAAGGTCTTATCGAGTGCCTGTGGGATATTTTCGGCGGAACTATCACCGATAAAGGTTACAAGATGTTGGATGAGCACATTGGTGCAATCTACGGTGATGCTATCACACTAGAACGTCAGCGTGCTATCTTACAGCGTCTGATGGATAAAGGTTTCTGCTCTAAGGTTGTACTAGGTATCGGTTCTTACAGCTACCAGTACGTTACACGTGATACACACGGCTCAGCTGTGAAAGCAACTAACGTTATCAAAGCAGGCGAATCAGTGGCTATCTTCAAAGACCCTAAAACGGATAAAAAGAAGAAGTCAGCTAAAGGGCTTATCCGTGTTGACGAGGTTAATGGCGAGCTAGTCATGACTGATAACTGCACCGAAGAACAAGAGCAAGGCGGACTGCTTCGCGTCGTGTTTGAAGACGGTAAGCTGTTACGTACAACGACACTTGCTGAGATCCGCGCTAAGATTGCAAGCCAGCTGTAATACCACAGCTTAAATAGGCACTGAGCCTAACTCGCTAAGGGGCACCAACTAAGGTGCCCTTTTTGTTGTCTAATCCTTTGTACAAGCTTCCCCGTTTTTTGCTAAACTACTCATTGAAATGTGAATGAGTTGTACAAGTGTGTCTGTGTTGCTACCTCGTAAGGGGTGTCTTTCCACGAAAGCAATAGGAGCATCACCTTGGAAAACAAAGCCAGCATTTCGATGCCTAAACTAGTGCCTGTGTTAATTGAGACGAAGGGCTTATCATGGCTTCAAGCAATTAAAGTTTGGTGGGGTTCAACGCGTGAGTGGGATTTAGCAGAAGACTGGCATTTTACATTGCCTAACGGCACGGTGATAGTTGTACCACAAGGCTATCGCTTCAACGGGGCTAGCGTACCGCGTATCTTTCGCTCGCTGATCAGCCCCAACGGTGTACTGCTAGTACAGAGCCTGCTACACGACTTCGGCTACGACTACGATTATCTGTGGGTTCGTCAGCCCGATGGAACCTACATTAAAGATGCCATACGGCCTTACGCATCGGGACGTCAGGAAGTATGGGACATGGTCTTTAAAGCTGTCGGCGACCACGTTAACGGTATGAAATGGTTAAATACTGTTGCTTACTGGGCGCTACGTTTAGGCGGTAAAGCTGCATGGAAAGCCTGTCGCGCTGCGCGAAAGAAAGACGTCTACCCAACGGGTTATACGGCGTCGTAGTACACGGGATCGTACAGGGACGTGGTGTTACTGGTACCCGA